ATGCGCGATTGCGCATTACGAAGCAGCGGGATGAGCTCCTTGAGATCATCAGGCAATGGCGCATCGAGGCCGCCGATCGCCTTCTTCTTGTTTCTTACGCTCACCGAGCTACGCACAGCTGTGGCAATCGGTGCAGATGGCGTCACAGGGAAACGCATGACCAAGGAACTGATCACACGAATCGTGTTTGGCTCGACATTGTGCGACGACCCGCCGCCGTAGCGGTACGAGATTGTGACAACAGCATCGGTCGCAGTCACGCCAAGCGTCTTAGTGTCAAGCAGCTTTTGCGGGTTCAACGTTGTACGTGAGAAGGTCGTTTTGCCGTAAAGTGGTAACGCGAACAGCGAGGGGTCAGGTACTGCGTCATCTTCCAGTGTGTCAGCCGAGCCGCCGCCGAATACAAGCGTAGTAGCGCGACTGTCTAGAGACACTCGAGTGGTGTAGCGGTACGGCGCCGGCATCAGTTGCATCACAGACGAGACGCGATCTGAGTCGTAACCGACGTTCGCATGTGCCTTATAAACGACGTCCTCAGCGAGGTTACCCACGCCGTAATAAACGTTCCCGAGCGAGTCGGTCACGGCGGCGAGTGACGTCACATTGATATTCCCGAGCGTCACGCGTCGGAAGGGCACGAAACCGCTGAAGGTAAACGACTCCGATGTCGAGAAGCCAGACACCGCGAGAGCCTCACCTCGCAAGGTGAACGTAAGCGGGACCCCGTTAGAGTTTGTCTCACCCACCTGGTACTCGGTCGTAAGGTTACCGTCAGAATCTACCTTTGTGTAATCGATGTCCTGCACGAGTTCGAACTTGATACCGTTCTCGGCGGTACACACACTGCCAGCCTCGATGACAGGAAGCGCCGCAGGTAGTGGACGCAACACGCCGTTGACGCTGGTTGCAGGTGTCTCGATGAAGATTGAGAGATACACAACGGCCGGCGAGGCGCCGATGATGTCCACACCCGCACGTCGGAGCTGTCGCTCGATGTTCTCGGTTTCGACCGCCGTCTCCGGGTCGAGCTCACTGAACTGGTGATCAAGATAGAACGAGAGCGAGTCGCCGATGTAGGCCGGCATGTCCATGAGCAATCCGCCCATGCTCGCCTCGGAGAGATCAACGATCTTGTCGCCGTAATATGAGCGCGCGTACTCCACTAGGTCCTGTCGGAAACCGTCGAACTCCTTGTTCAGGTATCGACGCTGCCGAACTGATTTGATGGCTTCTCGTTTTGTATCTGACATTCAGCTTTCCCTCAGGTGAGACCCACGACCACTTCAAGCGATTGTTTTGGAGAATTAATCGAGGGAACATCATAAGTGAGGAGATAACGTCGAAGCGCCACACGAGTCACGTTCGAGCGAATCTCGGCATCCTCAGCCGAATCTAGCGGAACCATCTCCTGCAAGACCACGTAAGGCATCCACTTCTCGACGGCTGCCCTGATGCGGAATGCAATCTCTTGGTCGTAATCTTCGCGTGCGAGCCGTTCGGCTGCTAGCTCGAAGAGATTAGCCCCGAAGTCGTACTGCCCCAGTCGCTCACCCCAGTTCGTGAGAATGAGGTTCCGAAGGTTGTCTCTGATCTGATCAAACAAGTCTGTGTGCATCTCAAACAATGCTGCGTTCCCGTATCGGATCGGGGTCTTGATGCCGATAGGAATGACCGAGCGCGCAGTCTCAACCTCAGAACGCACGACGATCGTGCTCTTCCCAACTGACTTGAACGAGATAGCCGACGCTGTCACGACTCTAACTAGACTTTCACGCGAGACCCAGCGCCGAGCCGATCGTCTTCACGACGAGACCTGTGCCGATGATCTGACTCACGACCATACAAAGTAACGCGATGACCATGTTTTGGATCATCACAATGAATGTAGCGACGAGAAGCTTGGGTAGAATGGCGAGCAGACCAACCTTCGCTAAGATGTCAAGGATCAGAGGAAACACGATCTTGAGCACAAGATTAAAAAGATCCGGCGGGGATGGGACGAGCAACCCTGGGATGTCAACCGATAGTTCTCCGATCAAGTCAGGCAGTAACGTGATCGGTAACGTCAGTAAAAGCTCAAATAACGCGGGGAAAATAACGAAGTCAAAGGCCGGGATGGGGATGCTAGGGAGGCTAGGGATAGATGGAAACGCCGGCAAAAGGGCCACGATATCCGCTGCTATCGAGATATCAATATTGAACTTTGCTTTGAGAGCCGGAGGTGTTGGGAGTAAGGCAAGTATTTTTGGCAAGTCGGGGAGTGTGACTGAGATGCTGGGAGGCAAGAAGCCGGTGTAATCAAGGATCGGCGGCGCGGCCGCGGCCCCGGGAACGTTCATCATCTTCATGAGCGGCGCATAGAGATTGTCGACAATGATCTTCTGGTAATCACCTTCCGGGTCACGTAGCGTGTCAAAGGTGAGAGGTGCGAACGGCGACGGGTCGAACCAGAAGAGATCACCGAGTAGATTGGTTGGGTTAGTGAGCAGCCTATCTGGGTCGAACAGTTTGATCCCTGACGGAGGCGGGAATGGAATGTCGAGCAGGCTTGAGATTTTGGCTCCTTTTCCGTCGGCATTCCCGCTCGTGAGCAGTGTGACAACCTGTAATGTGAACGAATCACGAGCAGCGACAGTCAGTTTCTCGTCCGACGTGAGAACGCCGACACCAACAGGTCCAAGACATTTTTCGGTGTGCGGCATTACACAGAAACTTTCATGTACGATCTACGCCTGTAAAAATCTGTCGGCAACGAAGTGATATGACCACGCTCTAAAATTCTAGAGATCACGGTTCGTAGCGTTCGATAATATTTTTCAAATCCGTCATTGACCATTCGAATGATGCCGACATGCAACCCATCAAGCGTTTTTTCACTGATCGTTCGAACGTGATGTTTCCAATGTTCTTTCATATTCGTCTGTGTGTAATCGATGTACATCAAATTAGTAACGGCGGATTTGTGACAATAAATCGCGAATAACATTCAATTATTCAACGAGGACTTTTCGAGCGTACTCCCCATTTTCGCCACCCTTGCCATGTTGTGAACCAATAGTTGACGTGATCGGCAGAGCCTTGACTGTGCCACCGGCCGGCGTTGCCGCGGGATTCGTCAAAATGGCCTTCGTCGCGTTCTTTCCGAGCTTGATGTAACCCTTCTTAGAGGGGATGAAGATGACGTCACCGTCCTTGATGAGCACTCCTGCACATTCGGACTCGGGCGCGTCAGCCTCTGGCTGCACGAGCATCTTGACGGTCTTCCGCGCGATCAGACGAATGTGGTCGGTTTTGACGACGGTAGCTGGTCCAGGGCTCTCTTTACTGGCGAAGTTGATCGCGAAGTTACCATCAGCATCGGTGCTCATAGAAACGTATACGCGAGACAGGTCGAGCGCGAAATCTGGGTCACCCTCCTCTTTGTTTTCGTCGGCCTTCCGTTTCGAGACTTCCTTGCGACCGAGTGAATTGTCGATCTCCTTAGGGGCCGTTTTCTTCGATCGACCGCGCCCCGCGACGATGTCGATGGTTCCGGCGAGACCCTTCTTGTCTTTGACCGGCTTGCCCTTCACACGTTTTCCCTTGGGAGTGGACTCGAACTCAGCTGACCGACCTGTGCGATCCGTGCCGAGCATGATGAGTGTGTTGTTGGAGCCCTGAAAAGCTGTGTCGCCCGGCCGCTTACGATAGCGTGGTACCGACTCGTACTCAGCCGCCTTCGAGGAGTCGGTCTCCTTTAGCAACTTTTCGTAGGCCTTCGCGTCGGGGTCACTTGAGCTAGCGGAAGATGCAGCTGTGACAACTTCGCCGTTAGTCACGTACGTGGGGCCGTTGTCAAACCCGGGCGTTGGGTTCACGGCCTTTTCGTGCTTATCAGCTGAATCCTGCGCACGCTCTTGCACATGGTACTTGCGATCAGCATGAGTGTGATTGAGATCGTCGACGTGACGAGGCTCCGAGATCCTGCACATCCAGAACCCGTGATCCACTAACTTTCCTTGTTCAAAGAATGTCCAAACATGCTCACCAGCCTGGACCGGCAACTGAATGTGCGGAGGCAGCAGCGGGAACAAGTAATGGTGTCTTGCATGCCCTGAGGCCGTCTCGTTCACTACTCGCCCGATGAGCGTCATCGGCGGCATTTGTTTGAGAAACGCGGCCTCGGTGAGACCGTACTTGGCCTGGATGTCCTTGATACGATCGTCGTCAAGCTCCATTGGGTCGAAGATGACCTCTTCTACTAAGAAACGACTGAGGAACCTATCGCCACCTTGTGTCGCCCCCGCGAGCGCGACGGCAGCGATGGCTTCGCCCATACGGCCTTCAGCGGCTGCAGACGAAGCATTATTCCCGTCGTGACTCATTGACGCTTGCCGACTTTTTTGGGTTCTTCAGCAAACTTCGCGTAGAGAACATCGGTCGTCATGCTTTCTTCGCCGTCACCTTGTTTTTCAAGCGCAACCGCCACGAGCTCGGCGAGCTTGAGCAGTTGGTCGTTGGCCTTGCTCATGCGCTCGATGTATTTTGCAATGTTTGGGCCGTGCAGCGCGTGCTGTTGAGCGTCCGCGGCGACGAACCCCGATAAATGTGTATACATCTGCAGCGAGTAATCGCGATCCTGTAACGCGTTTGTGTAGATGTCTTGCCAGAGGACTTTACGCTTGTCCTTCATGGTCGTAATCGTGTCGAGAAGATCCTTGAAATCGGCGATCTTCTTGTTGATATCCTCGTTGATTGTAGTTCCCACGAGTCTAAGATAACACTCTTATCAGAGATCGAGAATACCAACGCGCTCGAGTCGATAGCGTCGCTTGATAGATTGCAGCGCCGTCGTCAATTGTTTTGAGGTCAACCCCGACAGCTCACGCAAGTAGAGAAGAATACCGCTCTTGTTAAGGATATCAGGCGCGTTGTGTCCGTTCACCAGCTCAAACAGTCTTGAGATCGAGTCAATACAGAGAGACTCATTCGGGTTCGTCGTCTCGTGACGAAGCTCACTCAACATGGCTACAATTTTCCTAGAGATGAGCCCATCAGGCCTGTTCTCGTCGTCGAACGCGCGTTGCGAGTCCTCCATGATCTGGTTCTCGAAAGGCGCGATCTGGTCTTCGTCATCAATAGAGACAAGCTTGCGTGCCTTCGTGTTCTTCTGCTTCGTGCGGATGATGAGCCAGTTCTTGGCCACCACATTGAAGTAAGAGAACGCGTTCGTACCCCTGGTTGAATCGAACTTGTGGATCGTCTCGAACAAGAAGTGAACGCAATCAAACTTGAGCTCTTCTGACGTCTCGTTCGCGGCTGTGAAGCGGTGTATGTTGACGAGGTTGCCAACTAGTGCGGTAAAGGCTGGCGATATCCTCGTAATATAGACGTTGTCTTTCGATTTCTTGTCATCACCCAGCCCTTGATACTCGACAATGGCCGCCTGAGTATCGGCGTTGAAGTACATGCGAGATGGATCTGTCTTACCAGGTTTTCGCTTGATCTTTCGACGCGGCTTGCTGTTCGTGTTGTTTATGTTATTTTTAAGAATCGTCACTGACTGGAGCTTTCTTTTCTTCTTCGTGGTTCCAGGCCGAGGTAAGACGAGCTGCCACAACCAAGAGGTTGGCGTGGATTCGTTTGAGCTCCTTGTGGATCTGGATGATCTGATTGTCGTTTGAAGCGAGTGACATCTGGAGGATATTGCCGACAATGCCGTACGATGTGTTCAATAGGTCCAAGAACTCCTCGACTGTGCTCGCCCCTGTGGTCAGCACGCGATCAATCTTGAGCGCACGCTGCGTGACAAGCACACTGTAAGTGAGACTCGCTACCAATAGAACCGACAAGATGATGACAGCGATGATCATCCGCTTACCTTGCGAAGCATGTTCTCGAACGTTGCTGACCAGGCTGCAGCGATCGCGTCTTGACTGTAATTCGCTCGGATCTTTACGCCTAGGTCGCGCGCCCACTCGCGCGGGATGCTGCTTGACGTGTGAAACTTGCGCACTCGACGCTTGAAGTCATCTTCGGAAACCTCAGCCCACTTTGCGCCGGCAGGGAAGATGTTGTCGACGCGTTCCTTTGGGATAGGTTGAAGTGTACAAGGGAGGTCAACGTAGCGGCCGAGACCAAGGAACTCAGTGTGCGCCGACCAGCCGGTGGCAATGACAGGTAGGTCGCAGGCCGCCGCCTCGAGCAACGGGAGGCCAAATCCTTCGCCTCGAGTCGCGCTGACAAGCGCCTTTACGTTCGAGTGTCGGTAGAGAGCAGCAACATCGTCGTCATTGAGATCGCCATGCACGAGCTGCAATTCAGGAAGTTTTCTCGAGGTCTTTGCGGCTACGCTCTTCACGATCAGTCGAACGATGTTCTCGGTGTGATAGGTGTCGAACACCGTTGACCGACCTTGATTCGTCTTCAGCAGAATGCCAACATCCTCGTCGCCCGCAAACTCCTCAAGCATCCAACGGATCGTGTTATGAAGGTTCTTACGGTCGACTCGGGCATTGTCCTGCCCTGTCATTTGGCCGAACAAAAGAAAGGTGAACGGGCGGAGTGGGTCGAGCGCTGTCGTGGTAACGTTGGCATTCAACAACGCATTTGGGAAACTTTCGCCAATCACATGCGCCGCGCCGTCGCGCGGCTTCCAGCCGGCTGCGAGCAAGCTCTTCATTGAATGTTGCGATGGGACGACGACATGATTCATTGCGTCGCACGATTTTGCCCACTCAGACACAGCGCGATCGGTCTCCACGGCCGCGGTCACGCCAACGTTCACCGTCGCCAGCTGAGGGTCCCACTCGTTGGGTAGTTGTAGCTGAAAGCTCACGTCGGGCTGTCGAGGCACCTTCTTGCAACGCATCATGAGCGCGTTCACGAGCGGGTCGCGGTCAATGTTCGTGATCCACGTCGTGATTCCCCATTGGAGGGGCTCACAGTAGAGCTCGATTGAGTCGGCGTTAACTAGTCGCATCAGCCACTCGCCGATCTGGCGAGCATGAGTACCGTAGCCGGAGAGTGTCAAGATGGGCGCTCGAAGCAGGACGAGCGGTTTCACTTGATCACCTTCTTTGTCCAGCGAGGCCTGCGTGAGCGCCAGTTAGTGATCACATCTTCTAGTCCTTCGTCCCACGTCTTGATGAGGTTCTCCAAGTTGAACTCCTGATGTGCGTAACGCATGGCCTTGAGACCGAGCTCCTTACGAGCGTCATTTCCGAGCTTGTACATGTCCCAGTAGGCTTCGGCGACTCTCTCTGGCTTGACGATGTCTTCGACGATATACGGCGTCGCCTGACTGCCGACTAACTTTTTACAATCGACGTCGAGCGGGATGCCGTTGAACGTGCCGTCACGGTGGTCGATGACCTGTCGCGTCATGCCACCGGTCTTGACAGCGATGATTGGCTTGCCGCACATCATCGCCTCGAGCGTGCCTAGACCGAACCCTTCGGCGTACGAGATGTTGACAACCGCGTCCGTGATACCATAGAGCATGCGCATGTCGTCGAGATTGAGTTGCTCGCGCGAGAAAACGACGTTGTCATTAAGCTTGAGAATATCGAGCACGTGGAGAAGATTCGGGCCTTCGACATCGTTTGGATCCGTGTGCATCAACAGCGTGGCCTTTTGGTGACCTTCTTCAGCCTTGAGCTTGTCTAGAAACATCTTGAACGCCCACATCACGTCGGCGGGTCGCTTTCGATGTGCGTTGCGATTGACCCATGAGACGAGGAAATGATCAACGCGACCAGGGATGAGCTGATTGCGCTTCATTTGTCGCTCGCCATCGCTGATCGGATAGAAAACTTCCTTGGGGAGGGCGTGCGGCGCCCACTTGACCTTTGCGTCGCCATAAATCGGCTGCAGGAACTCGTACGTCGGCCGATTGATGCAGAAGAACATGTCTACGGTGTCGTACACGTTCTTGTTGTAGAGCGGCGGGTACTCACACTGGTCCCACAAATGATTGTACACAATGGGGCACACCTGATGGACCTCGTCATGCACCTCAAACAGGTTCATAAAGAATCTTGGATCGTTGAATATGACAATTGCGTCAGGTTTCTCGGATGTAATAAGTTGACGGTATAGATTTTTATCTCCAAACCCATCGATAGGCTTCACGATGATGTCAAAGCCAGGTACCTCGACATTGTCGTATTTGTCATGCTTGATAGCGGCGCCAAGTTGACAGATCTTGTACTTGTTTGTCATTGCCAGACCGCATGCCAAATATCTTGATTGCGTTCCGACCCCAGAACATGCCAACAAATTGTCTGAAATAAGAACGATTTTTCGCTTACTCAAGGCGTTCAAGCTCCATCTTGATGGATTCTAGCTGCTCTACTGGGTTCTGTTTCCAATCGCGTTCCCAAACGATATGAACTCTATATCCAGCAGCCTCTAATTCTGATTGACGTTTGGCGTCCGAACGCCATTTGTCTTCGACTACCGTCGAATAATCCGAGCCGATCAGATCGTTAAAGTCATATATTTCGGGATTTCCATGCCACCAATCTCCATAATATTCAACAACTAGTTTTTGTTCTGGGAACAGACAATCCACGCGACATTTTCGATGACCAAGATTAATAGTTTGCTCCGGAGGTAGTAAAGTGTAACCAAATTTTGACATTGCTTCGTGAAGTTCTAATTGTCCCTTCGAAGGCCCATTGTGGTACGGACAACCGTAACGTTTGACAATAAGATTGTTGAACGTTTTGGAAAAAACTCGTTCACAACTCGTACACTTAAACTCTTCGTGTTGGTGAACGTTTCTGATCTTTCGCGGGTTGAGCCACGTTATCTCGTCACCGTGAATCTCTTTTATTCGTTTGAGATATTCGAAAGCGTCTACTGACACGTTGTTTAGAAAACATGTTCGACAGCCTCCGCTAGTGGTATGGAGATGAACGTAAGGCGTTGTTCTGAACGACAACACACATACCCTACAAGTCAACATCACAGGTCGATGACTAGATTCATACGTTATGATGACGTCGTCGAGCGCAAAACGTTCGACTCCAAATCGATTTCTTGATCTTTCCACAAAAGATTCAGCTCGTCGCAATCTCGTGGATACATGCGGGTTATTTTTAGACGTTTGCGCAATAGTCGCATCTTGAACAATCACTGCGTTCTTGGTTTGCCGCGTCCAATGTGCGTCTCCTTGTGGGACGGGGTTATGTGAATGGATGTAAGTTGCGTAACCGTATCGCCACCCATTCCACGATGTTTGAGTACCACATCCACAAGCACATGATGGTCGGCTGACGCTGAACAGCAAATCAAAAGCATCTTGCGAAGACAAATCATGCGTGATAAGCATGTGTCTCTCGACATTGCTTATTCTTTTTAAACGATCGTCGCAGAAAGAACACAAAGGACAACACAAATTTGGGATGTATTTTAGTCGTTTCATGCCAGTCTTCGACGGTCACGAAAATTTTCGTACGGGAGCGCGTCGAGCTCCCACCACGTGGAGACCGTGCCGTTTTCAGTGTTGAGAAAACTGTGAGCGCTTCCAGGCGTGTCATAAGTCTCATGCGTCTCGGAGCGCACCGACGGTTGAATCACGATGTACACGACGCGATGCGGGTTTTCCGGGTCGAATATCCTAGTCAGGTCAAACTCCCACACCTGTCCGATGCGGTCGATCACGGGCAGTACTTTGTGGCCTTGTATTCACACCACATGCAACTCTTTTGACTCTTGTTCTTGATGGCCATCCCACGCTTGATGCTGCCGACGAAGTTGTTGAGCACCGTAAGCGTGCGATGTGAAGTCGTTGGCCCGACTGAGACAGGAATGAAACTGCACAGCTTGCCAGGCTTCGCCGATTTCACCACGACGATGTACGCGCATCGGATGCGATCGAGCGGAATGTCCGTCTTCTTCGCCCAGAAGTTCTTATAGAGAGAGAGCTGATACGTGACTTTCGGGTCCATCAGTTTGTCTTTTCCCCAAGGACGTGAGGCCGTCTTCCAGTCGATGATCCAGAAGATCGTCCCCTGCTTCTTATCAGGCACCTCGATGATGAGATCGATGAAGCCTTTGAACGCGTGGTCAGGGTGATTCGCGGGCCCGAGCTCGATTTTTTCATAGAGGTCTTGCTCAGTTTTCACAAGCTTCCACTTCGGGAATTTCGTGTTGAGAAACTGCATCGCCTCGACAGACATGACGATCGCGCGCTCGACGTTCGCTTCAGGGTCGAACTTGTTTCGCTCTTCTAGATCCGTGACGAGCGTCAACTCTTGTTTGACGACACTCAAGATCTTCGTGCGATCCGGTTCGAGACCGTTGACGCGCGCTTCGACACAGCTGTGGAAAGCTTTGCCGATGATCGTCGCAACGCCTCTTTTGTCGAGATCGATCTTCTGGATATGTTTCAGCTTGTGACGCCAGGAGCATTGCATCCAATCAGACTTTTCTGAATACGAGACGTGTGGCTTGCCATTAGGAAGAAGTTTGTATTCGCTCACGGTCTGAAGCTAACGCTCTGAGGCGAAAAGAGCCGTAGGTATGATCTCGAAAGGCTCTCGCCTCGATGGAAGTTCGAATAGCTAAGATCATGAACAACCGTCAGAAGGTGAACGCTTTGGTTGAAGCTGTTGCGCGCCGTCTCGTGGAAGCCCAGCCGGCTCCTACAGCCAAGACAGGAAATTTCCGCTACAACAACGACGGCACCTCGACGAGCGAACGTCCGGACGGGACAACCCCCACGTCAGGCACAGCGAACACGCAGATGCCTCCGACACAACATCCGCCGACTGTGGCTGCGAGCGCGAGCGCGGCCGAGGCTGGCGCGACCGCAGACGGCGCCGGGAAGGGTTCGCACATCAACCAGAACCCGAACCGAATCGGGGCGGCGCCTTCTCAGAAGAACATCAAGGTCAACTCCATCAAGAAGGCGTTGGACACGCAAGGTTACTCGAAAAACCCTGCCGGCGCGAAACGCATGAACACTGCGCTCACCGGTTGGTACGATCAGCTCGATCCCGCGGACGCTTTGGTCGCGACCGCTGATGAACTCGCACTCCGCTTCGCCGGCGAAGGATGAGTTCACTCCGGGCTCTCATTCGAGCTGTCCTTCTCGAAGACGACGAGAAGCTCAAGAAGTGGGTTCTTGCTGACGGGAATCCGGTTGAGCGTGAGCTTGTGAAGATCGGCATCGTTCCTCTACGTCGAGGCGCAGAACAGATCTCAAAGCTCGGTGAAGGACAAAACAACGTTGTTCTTGACGTCGTTTATAATGGCAAACGCGCTGCCGCTCGCATCTCAGAAGAGATGGAGGAGCTTGACTCGCTTACGACCTTCGTAGCTCATGTGAAGGCGATGCCGACAAAGTACCACAAACACTTCCCAAATATCTACAAAACTTTTGAGATCAAAACTAGGTCTAGGTGGGATAATCAGTACTACTACGGTGCCGTTGTTGAGATGCTTGATCCTTTGCCGCCCGGTCTCGAGTTCGACCTCGACTTTCAGAGCATAAATGGGAACCTGCAGCGCGCGCGCGTCGCAGCATTGATGGCCGACAACTGGGTGCTTGAAGGCATCATTCAAGACTCTACAGAACAACGTGACGTGCAAGCGGAGCTTCTTCACTTGTATGAAGAGAACATTCGTTCTCAGCTGTTGTCGTGGGTGAACAAGCCGCTGAGTGATTTCGACGAGTGGCTGAACAACGTGATCGACAAGCACACCGTAGGCATGACGCAAAACGAGTCAAAGCCTTATTACATCTTCAACAAGGGATTGCTAACAGCATTGAAGGGCGCTGTCATCCCGACCGAACCAACTCAATCGCGACAACAATCCCGCATGCCGGACAATCACGTTTCTGCAAAGGTTAGGGAATTCTACGAATTCCTTCAAGCACTTGAAGAGTCCGGCATGAAGCACGGAGACCTTCACACCGGAAACTTCATGGTGCGTCGTAGCACAGGCGACTTTGTGATCGTTGATCCTGGCTATTTCGATTCAAGCAACGACGAATCAGGCTCTAGAAGCTTCTACCCATCTAGCGGATCGTAGCCTTCGAGACCTTACCATTCTCGATCTCGATACAGACACGATCCGTGCACTCGTCTTCCGGGTAAGAGAGGAACGGGTCGCCGTCGATGCTGATGAGTCGAAAGATCAGATTCTTGAGCTCGGCCACGTCCTGCGCGCGCTTCTTCGTCATACCAATAAAGTCGATGATCGGTGCGGTCATGCACTCGACTCTACGTCGAGAATAGGCAACATGGGACTTTCAGATTCTTTCAAGTTGTCGATGAGCCATTTGGCGAAGGTTTCGTTGTACAACGCCATCTGACGCTTGCTTTGGATGTGCGCAACGCACTTCTCGCCGGACCACCCGGTGTGCAAATACAGAGCCATCGCTGTGACCATACCAGACCGATTGAGACCCGCCATGCACGTGACGAGCACCTTTTTTCCCGTTTCGAGTAGTTGGGCAACACGTTGAGCTGCGAGCATCCACGTTGGCAGGTATCGCATCATGCGATTCACACACGCGTCATCCTTGCCAGGGGCGAGGATGACCTGTATGTTTGTGTAGAGTTCGTCATGTTGGTTCTCGTCCGCGCAGAGCACGAGGACTTCGAACCCACGTTTGGCGAGCTCGTCTCCGAATGGTGGTAAGGATCCCTGATACAATCTCTCGCAAATCTGGTTAACGTCGAGTGAAGGCATGGTTCCAAACTAGTCAGCGGCAGGCCAACGGAAGACCTGCACAAAGTTCTTGCAACTGCGTAACGTCCGGCTCAAGAACAACACATGTCAACGCATCATTCCAATCAGGCTCGCGAAACGATGAGACAGCCAAACCGTTCTCGGACTTATTGCTGATGCGCTCAGCATCCCAGAACAGCTTGTAGAGCGCGTCTTCGTCGGGCACCGTGAGGCACACGACGAAGTTCGATTCACGCTCCCAACTAGCGAACGTGCACGGGTAATCCTTGGCGAACGTCGCCATCCCGTGGACGAGCTGCACAGCCTGCGAGCCGTGTCGTAGGTCCGCTCGAGTGACTAGGTAAAGTTTTGCGGTCGAGTTCACGAATCCACCTCGGCAAAATGCTCTTCGCAGTACGTTGTTAGCCAAGCGTGCGCCATTTTACCCTCTTCTATCCAGCGAGGAACGTGAACGACCCATTGATCATACGCCCACCCTGAATTGGGATCGTGTATGAGTTGATAAGTCTCTAACCAAAGTATCGCCTCTTTGATGTTACTTAAATTCGCAAAGGCTGCATTGATCTTTGTAGCGGCATGTTTTTCAAGACCTTTAAGTGTGTTGATACCAAGTAAATTTTCTGTATAGCATTTCGCACAGCTACACGCGACACAGATACAATCGCCTACATGTGGATTTAGAAGATCTTGTACAAGAAGAGCGGCGCGCTCGTCTAACTGTTCGCATAACGACTTGCCGTTGTGTTTCACATCGTCCAACAAATAGTCAATGTCTAGCGTTCGCAAAGCTGCCGCAATGCGCTCTTCGGGAGTCTTGGATTGGTTGGGAAGCGATAGTTTTGCGTCTAGATCACAACAAGCAGACACAATACAATCTTCGAGATACTGGGACTTAAGACGTTCTTTCAACAATGTCAAGTCAGCAGTGTCTAGCTCGACACGAGTGGACAACGGGTTCTCTGCCCATACAATTTTCATTCGTTCACCTCAACTTTGTCTTTCTTGACACGCGGAGTCTTCTTTATCCAAACGACGAGAGCATTCACAGCGTCGTAGATCTCATGCGGGACGCAACGGAACTCTCCGTTCTCTACCGACTTCGGGTGCTCAGAAAACGCCCCAAGGGCCCACAAACAGGCCTCCACTCCCATACAGAGCGGGTTGTCGTTACAGCAACGCTCCATACGCTCGTAGGGCACACCTCGCACAAGCCCGTAGGCAAGATGTTCCGCTCGGCCCCACGTGTTCCACGGGCCGAACAACTTCGTCATTTTCGCAAACGCTTCGTACTTTTTCATCTTCAACATGGTCATATTCCTTTTCAAGTCACATCGTCACACGCGTTTTCACACGGACGGGACAGGGAGGATCACGAGGTGAATGGTTATAGTGATAGCTGGATGTTCATGATATCTTAGATAGTAGTCGGAAGTTGCGATCCCGGCGGGATTCGAACCCGCGATCTTCCAGTTCTATCGGCTGTTTGCTCTAGACCACTGAGCTACGGGATCAGGTCAACGAATCGGCTTACGGGTTTGCTTCGAGCCAGAGCTCGTCGCGACGTGTCTTGACATGAGTGTAGACGTCTCTATCGATCTTTCCTGCGTAGACGGTAAGCCAATCATCGATCTGACGATGATCACGTGAACGTAAAGCTTCGCACAAATCGTGTTGCATGAGATCTTCGTTGAGATGTTTGCGCGTGATCTCAACGCCAGTTCGTTTCACCATACTAACGAACATGGAAGTGCCTAGACCAATGGTAACGAGCCCTGCGCATATAACAATGAATTCGGCGATAATCATAGCTTCTTGGGTGTCATCTGAAGAATGACGTTTGGGTTGGGAGGAAGTATCAGTCTATTTCTTCATGAGTCGGATAGTACGACTCTAAATGTTGAGTGCTTACTCTTTCGGCGTAGCAAGTGTGTCATCGTCCCATTCCAACACTCGAAGTTGCGTTGGCAAAACAAAACCCTCGATGACCAACGCAACACCTTTTGTGGGAGTCGGCATCTCGCTAAACATCTTGAAAAGTGCTTCAGGATCGCGCAAAAGCCCTGCCTTCACCCAATTAAATAAAGCTGACAAGTAAATTACTGTCCCGTATTTGTCTTTTTTGTTACCGCGCGACCGATCATTTTCTCCCAATCTTTGCCCGATCTGACTTCCAGGTTCTTCTTCCAAGTCGCTTCGAGCATCGTTGGCTCCAACCCGAGTTCTTTTTCCTTGTGGATCAAGGCGTTAAGGTCCTTCGGGAAACAACTTAAAGAGAACCCAAACAGGGGCTTCCCGGCTTCGTCGGTTTCGAACGAAGGGACGCGCCAATGGCTTTTCCCTAGCCTGTCATCAAGTGTCGCGCATTCGACAACACGGTCATAATCGACGTCGCAACCGGACTTGCTGAGGGCTTCACACAGGAAGTACATCTCATTCGCGAACGAGACCTTCATTGAGAGGAAGCAATTCGTGATGTATTTGCACAGTTCGGCGTTCGTGCTGCTTGTCTTGATGATCGGGACCTGCGGGAAGGCGGACTGGAAAACTTGTTTCACGCGATTGATATGAGGACGCGGGCCTCCGAGTACGATGCGGTTTTGATTCCGCATGTCATCGAGCGCAGATGCTTCGCGCAGAAACTCCGGCGAGAACACGACGCGTAAAGGCGTCCCTTCGTATTTCTTGTTCCACCGCTCCGTCGAGCCGGGTGGCACGGTTGACTTAACGACAGCAATGCGATGCTGCCCGCTAGCGCCGGTTGTGCCTGTGATCGGCAAACTTGCAAGTTCATCGAGCACTCCCTCGACGATACTCAGATCAGCCGAGCCGTCCTCATACATTGGTGTAGGGAGACAGACGAAGTAGACGCCTGTGAAGGTCTTCGCCACAGTCTCGTACTGTTCGCAGTAGTCGACTAGACCACTTATACCAGGAAAAGTCGGTGGAATTTGTTTACCGCCGACAGCAACCTTTCCCGTCTTGTCGTAAATGTACACGTCGAAACCGCGTTCGCTAAAACAAGTTGTGAGAGAGCCGCCGACAAAACCATTTCCAATTACACCAATCGACTGCTTCAAGCTGATTTGATCCTTTCAACCAACGTGTCAAATGGTAGCGTGTCAAACTCAATGTCAGTAATCCTGACGAGTTTCAAGTTTTTACTCTTAAACCAAGAGTCTTGCACTCTATCGTTGTGCCATCGTTGAACGATTTCTTGATCATGTGAATTTGTTCCAAGTGCAATCTCATCAATTGGTCGATCAAGGCCGTGCCAATAAACACCGTCAAATTGAACGTACACGTCAAGATCTACGAGCCAGAAATCGATGGGACGTCTATGGCCTTTTGCTCTCTTTTGTCGTTTTACACCATCGCCAAAAACTTCAACAAGACGCTCGCAGAACAAATTCTCGGCTTTTGAAACCCCACAATCGCAATGCTCTTCTTCACGCCTCGTAATTTAGCTTATCGAGGGCTGGTTGAACTATTCTGCCCCAATCTTTCATGTTAGGGTGGGACTTAACAAGAAGTTCGTACACGTCTTCTTCGTGATCGGTCAACCAGGTCAACGCCTTCATCTGCGCTTCGCCGCCTTTTTGAACAGCTTTCACGAGCTCCGACAACAATTCTACAGGCGCGGGCTCGTTGAGCAGGTCATCGAGTGAATGCCGCGTCTTACTGATGTCGGCATGAGCGCGCTGGAAGCCGTTCTCGGCGGCGTCTCTTATCATGTCGACGACGTCGTCGCGTGTCCACTCATTCGAAGAAGCCGCTGCCTTGTTGATCACTCGATCTCCTTCTTTTAAGGCTGTCTCAATGTCGAACCCAACAGGGCCAAGATAGGCAGCCCTGAGGAAGTCGGGGGCATGCTTATCTCTATTAACATCAGCGTCTCGTTCGATCAGTGCGCGGTTATCCTTGTTTTGCTCAAAGTAGCGTTTGATGACTTGTTGTGCAGCCGGACTAACATTGTTATCGGCGAACACAGACTTCCAATGTTCCAGCGCGCCAGCTAGCAAAACAACAGAGACGACAGCATTGTCACCGTATAAGAGTTTAAGTCTGTAGTTCCCGTCGTACTCGTGTTTGACCTGTGCGTACCCCAACACCAGTGGTATCGGCGTTCCCTCATGTACAACGATCTTCGACGTGGAAAGCGCAATCAAGGATACTCTGCCGCTACTACTGCTCTTTAGGAGTGTGAACGCGATGTGACCAAGCTGTCGGTTCGCGAGTCCAATAACATTAGCCTCTTGAATGAGCTGCGACCGAACGTATTGGCGCAGTTCTTTGAGAGTGACCATTGCTCTAAGTAGAAACGCTCACTCGTACACTGTTCTTCTGTTATCGATTGTGCCGTCTAAACAGGCATCAACGAATCCGTCGAGTGTTTTGATGACATATTCCCCAACGGCCTCGTGAGTCATGAACGGTCGAAGCTTGGCTGCACGTCGTCCGATGTCGGCGCGAATGCCACTGTGAGCGAGAAGATGGTCGATGTTCTTCTCGAGTTCAACGTAGTTGTAGTCCGGCCTGTAGTCGATCGTCCTGAGAGAAGCGTAATGTTCCCACTCCTTGAGATGCCAACAACAGTTGTTCTGTGGTAGCGCGAGCACGCACTTTCCAAGCACAATAAACTCGTAGAATTTACGACTCGACACACCGATGCCCGGGAAGTCAAGACACAATTTCGTGCGATTAATGACGTCGTAATACTCGTTCGCCGGCATGAGCCCGTCGTACGTGATGATGTTGAGATCCTTGCGACGCTCCTTTATCTCGAGAAGCTTCGCATATCCGATGCGACGGTTGGTAGGCCAATGTTGGTTAGTGTTGCGGTTCTTGGGCCAGCAGTACGGGTAGTTGTGGTCATGCACCCGACCGCCAACGAAGAGCACGTCGATGTCCTGCTCGACACTCGGAAGCGAGTCAGCGATCTTGACGATATGGTCAGGATCGTTGGTCATCAACGCAAGTGGGTAAACATCCCGTTTGAATGGATAGAACATGCGCTGTTCGGAGATAGAAGCGAATTGGATCTTGAAAACCATGTAATCATCCACTTTGTAGTGGTTGATCAGGTTCTGGAAGCGCGTCCAGTTCAACTTACAGTCAGAAGGCGTGCCGCCAGACCCGTCATCACCATCAAAGAAGCAAAGAAACTTCTTCGCGTCGCGCTCGTACAGGAAACACGACCAATTCTTCCCGAGCGTCTGCGGCGTCATGTGCTCGTCACGCACGCCGACCGACGCGTTCTTCTTGTATAACTTCTCGAGAAAGTGGACGAGGTGGTCGCGATCGTCGACGCCGTATCTTGAGATGGTGCCTTTCATATGTGTTCTGCGATGAGATAGACTTGGTTGACGTGCTTACTGCGGAATTTCCCGTGTTCGATCAAAGTGAATGGGCCAAGACGACTCATCACTTGGTCAACATTTGGCTGTCGAACGTGCCCAAACGGCTCAACATCAGGCACACCTCCGCGAGTGAGAGCAACCTCAGGAAAGGTGATCAGCACCTTACATTCTTTTGCGGTTATATCCTTAAAACCAGACAAGAGTCTTTCTTCTTCGCTGTCACGCAAATGTTCGAGAAACTCTGTACACGTCACGAGGTCAAAGTTAGACTCAACATACAGAGCCGCAATCGAGTCATGCGTGGCATTGAAGTACTCAACCTCGATCCCGCTAAGCGCGAGTAACTTGTTGTAACATGGAAGCATGTCACATGAGTGATATTGTAACGGGATCTTGAATATGTCACGAAAAAGCAATAATCCATGATGTCCGTGAGCTGGTGCAATGTCTAGTAATTTCGTTCCCGTGAAACGAGTAAAGAAATTGTCTTTTGCCCAATCAGGACGCGGAAAACTAGTGCCTTCTCGACTCCATACGGTTCGCGCAAAACTGTTCATCGTGTGATCGCGAAGGAGTTTTCTATCTGTTTCATCAAGATCTGAAAGCTTTCGTTTGAACTCATCGATCTCAGCCTTCAGATGCGCTGAGTCGTTTGATGTCGTCTTTGATAAACGTTCCATGTCTTCGTTTGTGTACGCAAACGAATGATGCGGATAACCCCAACCGATGATGCCGTTCGTGAACTCCGAGCCACCAATCATTTCCAACAGAAGTTTTACTTGGTTATTCATTTTGATGTACGCAAACCGTGTGAATCATTCGTTAGTCCAAATTAATTCTTTAGAATGATGATGCTGATTCGCCTTGCGACGGCTAGTCACTACGCAATGGGAATCAACGAATGGTAACCAAGGAGGAATCTCATTAGTCACGGGGCATCTCGCTTCACATACAATGACTTGTCCTAACAGGTTGCGAACCGTAGTACCCAACTTTGTATAATCGAGTAAATCTTGTCGATATTTGTAATTGCTAAAATATGGCGGGTCAACGAACCAGGTTGCCGGTTCAAGATGGTTCTTCATCAAAGCAAGACCATCATCGACAACCGTCCAATGTTTGACTAAGTGGATCTCACTTGCGACACGACTTCGTGTGTTCTCTGTCCATTGTCCTGACAGGTTCCCCCATGACGAGATTGTCCAACACGAGCCGACATTGTTGGTTCGCTGCCACGTCTTGAGTAGCAATGCCTGTCCGTCGCTCAACCCAATCTCACGAATGTCAGTCCCTATCGGTAACCCAAGTGGGATAGCACGCACATCAGTCTCAGTTGCTTCCGTGACGATCCACTTCCATAACTGCGAAATATGCGGATCCGTTTCAGCGATGGTAACTTTTGTGGCAAAGTGACGTAGCGAGTAACCAGCTCCGCCTGCGAACGGTTCGATAACACTCTCATATTTCGGTGTAGGGTAATGCTTGGACGCCGTCCATTTTGAGCCAAACCACTTAAAAAGCGGACCAGTGATTTTGTCACTCATTGTAAAATATCCATGAACATCTGGCGATAAGCACTCATGCCTCCAGGCAGTTTCATGTCTTCTACATCAGGAATGGCGGGTGTGGCGAGCGTCACGTCATCGTTGATGGCGTAGGCAGGCAGAACTTGCTCAGCAATACCAACAGGGGTGGAGACCATAGGCAAGCCGACGAGGCCGGCTTCAAGCAATGATTGTGGACCGCCTTCTTCTCTTGCTGTCACGACGTAGAGATCGGCACATTGATAGAGCTCGTTGAGCGTCTCCTGCGGAGGTCGCTCGATGTAAGTGAAAGGCACGCCGGCGGACGTCAGACGTCGGACAACATATTGTCTACGCCACCCACCTAAGAGAATGTGAACGTTTGGGTCTTGACGAAAGAACTCGATAAACGCGTCCGCGAGTCTGTCGGCCCCTTTTTCAAGTTTGGGAGACATGAGATCATTCCCTTCAGTGTCACGTTGTGCCGACATCAGAATACGTGCGCTAGCAGGTAGCTTGTATTTCTCTCTTAACGTAACCTTCTCGCCAGTGGCGCGCCAACGGTGCTGATTAGCCCAATACGGAACGAGGTGAATTGGTTTCACGGTCAACTGTCGAACAAAATCGAGAGTGCGACTGTTGTAGACATGGTACGCATTCGTGATCTCGTCACGCTCAGCAAAATCACGACGCGCAGTCTCGTCGAACTTGTCCTTGACAATGTGGTGGACGGTCGTCAAAACCATCTTCTCACGAAGCTGTTGAATACTTACAGAACGCCATCGCCAGTCGCTGAGAAGCCACAGCAATGTTGCGTCGCGTGGTGTATGAGCAACAATGTCACGGCACATAAATTGGAAATCCTCGACCAACAGGTCACATATCCAGTTTTCTTCGGCTGGCAAAACCCACACCTTCATGTCAGGAAGTCTAGATTGTCTACATGAACTTTTCCGGGAAATATGCTTTACTGTGTCGTCTTATCCGCGATCATAACTGTCAGAGTTTCGTGGAAACTGGCACATACGAGGCGCGGATGAGTCTTGCCATCTCTGACATCCTTCCGAACGTGCGTACGATCGAGTTGAGCGAGACACTACATCGAGACAACGTTGAACGTATCGCGAAGGCGAAGAAGGAGAATACCATCATGCTCATTTGTGATCACAGCGTAAAGGGTCTGCCAACGGCTCTACACGACGCCGTACGACCACTTGTCTGGCTCGACGCTCACTGGTCAGCGGGGAAGACCGCGCGCGACGACAGTGGCAGTGACACGCCGGTTGTTGCGGAACTTCAGTCTCTAAGAGCACTGCTCACTGTCGATGGAGTTGTCGCGATCGACGACATCTGGTGTTTCGATGGACAGAATGGGTACCCGACGGTCGCTGCCTTGACAGAGCTCATCGTCACACAGTGGCCTGAGGCCGTGCCAACTCGTGAAGACGACGTCATTTGGTTTATCACCAAAGTGTGACGTCGTAACTCTCGAGACTATCAAGTAGCTTCTTACGTTAGAGTCTCACGTGATCTTGTCAGCGACGCGACCCTTGTTCCTCTTCATACGAAGCTCGTTGATTTCTACACTGTCCGGGTCTTCCGGACGCTTCTTGAATTGCGTAGACTTGTACTCATGCCGATCCCATTCTTCGGGTGACATAGGAACGTAAAAATACAACGCAAGTGATTTTCGTGTCATTCCCTCAGGGCATGCGAGCGGATCGGGATGACCATGGTTTGACTTCATATCTGTTCGGAAGATGACAACGCGGTTGAACACCGGCGACACCTTCTTCATACAACATGTCATGTCAGCGTTCCACAACTGAAGCTCTCCGCCGTAGCTGTCATCCCAGTTCTCGTTGACATAGACGATCATGTTGACCTTGCGAAAGGCTTTCATGGGACGGTGAATGTTGTAGTCTTCGTGCACATCGAGCTTACCGCCAGGCTTGATCTGGTGAAGTCCGCCGCCGTTCAACGTATGGTCAGGGACGAGATTCTCGAGACCTGTGAGACGTCCAAGCTGACCTACCACGTCAGACGAGTTCGCCTCGTCGAAGAACTCACGAAAGTCTACATCGAGCTGTGACAGGTCGTTGAACGCAAACTTGCGCTCAAGCGGGTTGTCGTACTGCCACCACTTTTTCTCCTCGACACTCGGGTACTTCGGGATAAGCCCACGAAGTGCTTCTGAATCGAGCAGGTTATCGATGACGACATACGGGAACGGCTGCGCCGAGTTGAAGATCTCGATAGTCGCGGCGGTGTCAATGCGTTTGGTGAAGAACTTCATTTTTTTGTTCATCAAGCGATGAACGTATTTTTTCGCGAATCCAAACGTCAGCTCTCTTCCGACGATTCGAACGCGCGCTGAGGGTGTAGCAGGAATACGATACACCGTGAACCTTTTCCGGCGGCCGGCAGCGTGATCGGGGACGATGACGAAGTAACAACCATAATAACCCACGCGTTTCTCTGTCGTGATCGTTGTGTGCTTCACGGTTTGTACTTCTCGTGCCAGGCGTTGAGAACGTGTCGGTAGACCAACATGTTCGGTCGGTAACGTGGGTTGCCGAAGATTGGCTTGTCACTGCCGTTGAGAACAAGGTGAAGCGCTGCAGCGACTGCCGCCGAACGACTCTTACCAGCGGTGCAATGGATCACAATTCGTTGAGCGTCGGGATGAGCAAGAACGAGATCAACAACCCTTTCGCCATCACTTGGTTGAGCGAGCGGACAGCTCTCTTGAGTCTGTCCTGCGGAGTGAGTGTCCAGATCCCAAAAGAAAAGGTTGAGCCGGCCAAGGGTATGCTCATTCACTTTGATGTTAGCCGGGTCTTCGCCCGGGCAATTGATAGAAATGAAGATGTGCGGCACATCGTGAGGCTCCATGGCCTCGATGAGCGGGCGACTGAAGACTTGGATATCGATCACGGGTTCACCATGTTGTTGATCCAGAGGTAGGTTTCAGACATGTGATCAACCAGTTTTATGGTGGGTTCCCACCCAAGCTTCTCTTTGATCAATTTGTTACAAGAAACACGCCCATTGACACCAACGGGTCCTGTGATGTGATTGAGCGTAAGTTTCTTTCCAGAGATGGTAATGATCATGTTCGCCAACTCGTCGATCGTGACCATCTCCGTCGATCCAATGTTCACAGGACCCTGGAAGTCCGAACGCATCAAACGAAGCGTTCCCTCAACACATTCACTGACGTGGAGAAAGCTTCGCGTTTGCTGTCCGGTCCCCCAGATGTCGATCGAAGTGCCGTCGTTGGCTAGCGCAACTTTACGACACAGAGCCGCCGGTGCCTTTTCACGACCACCTTGATACGTTCCCATTTTTCCGTAAATGTTGTGGTACCTGGCAATCCTGACGGTTAGTCCCTTGTTACGAGCAAACGCGTCATACAGTCGCTCGCTGAAGATCTTCTCGAGTCCGTAAGGCGAATCAGGCGAAGCAGGCCAAGCAGAACTTTCTTCGCAGTTCGGGTTGAGCGAGTCTTTCTGATTCTCCTCAGCGTAGACGCATGCACTTGAGCTCCAGAAGATCCTGGATTGCGGGCAATGCTTCGCGATCGCGTTCAGTGTGTTCACGTTGATCGCGACGCTGTTGCTCATGATCTCAGCGTCATGTTGCCCAGAAAATATATGGAGAGCTCCTCCCATGTCGGCCGCCAGAGCGTACCACTCGGTTATGCCTTGCTTTGCGAGGTTATCGGCGACGTACGGATCACGGAGGTCGCCTTGCGCGAAGGTCTCGCCAGGAAGCAAGTCACGGAACTCCGGCTTCTTGACATCAACAATAATGGTCTCGTATCCTTCAGAGATAAGATGCTCAGAAAGATGAGAACCGATAAACCCGCCGCCGCCCGTGATGATCGCTCGCTTAGTCATTGTTACCGCAGAAGATAAGCCGCCTCGGTGAGAACCCGATCTTTGGTCTTCTCATAACAGTGATGCATCACCCATGGATAACTCTCTAAGATCGGCACCTTGTTGACACACATGAAGTAGTTGACTGCCGTTTGCTCTGATGCATTCCACACCTTCGCCTTCGTGCCTGGCGAATCTGGAAAGTGTGACACATCTGAGATGTCAACAGCGATAAGCTTCTCGCAATACCCCACAATGTCAGTCGCCGCGGCGTGATACTCCGTGCTTAAGCCAAGCGTACCCATGTTGAAGATGGGGAAATCCTCGGTCCCGAGACCGACACGCGCTGCCTTGCGCTCGCCCCAATACTCTCGCCCTCCAGAGCACAGACGTTCACGCTTCCAGGCGATACCGCCTTTATGCTGCAATAGGTCAACGATCGGCTTGAGACAGGTGAGATCGTTGTCGAGCTTCAGCGAAGTGCCCTTGCCGTCATTGTTCATCTGCACGATCTTGACGAGCGGCCAGAATGAGTACCAGTGTGATTGCCACTCCTTGATCTCTTTTGAGAGATCGACGGTATCAACGAAGTCCAGCGACACGTTGTACCGATCAAGCTTGTCGAGAATGAGCGCGCAGTCATCAGTGAAGACGCGGTACAACATCTTGGGGTTGTGATGTAAGAAGGTCGCGATAGAGGCTGCTGTATACGAGAAGATGTAGTCCTTCGACTTGTAGACGTCTTTTGCCCAATGCCGGCCCGAGTCGGTCACAGTCTTGAGATCGTAATCAAAAACAAGAGAATAAACGCTCACTTTAGCCACCTCTTCACACGCGCCAATGCTACGTCGCCCCAGGCAATGATCACCACGAGAGCAGAGATGGCTCCGATGACGCTGCAGGTCGCTTGCAAGTAGATCACGACGTTGAGCTCCACACAAGTACTTGAAATTCACTCTTCTTCACGTCTTCTTGTTGAATGCGTGATTCGCCAGAAACACTGTCTTGAAGCTCAGCGAGTGAGTATTGATTGTCGGCGTTTCGTGGCTGCGAGTTGAAGGTTACGTACCCGCTCGACGCACGCTTCATCAGTCTGTTGACGTACTGATCTTGTACGTCACGCGTGAGCTCGGTCAGCGCATAGTTGCTGATGAACGTATCGACAGACAACACGTCGTACTCGAAGCAGCTCATGTAGTTGACGTTCGTGATGCCGTACGACTCTAGAAAACGCTTCGTGAGCGCTAACGCCTCAGGTAGATCGACGATCGTGTAGCTCTTCGGCGTGTGGAAAGCATGAATCATGCGACAAAGACCGCCGTATCCGCCTCCAACCTCCACGACGTCAGCGAAATCGAGCTGTACGCCATTCTGGCGCATGTCGAGCACGTTCCAGGTGTAACGCAGTGTAGTAGACGTCCAAGCTTGACCTTCAATGAGAAACAAACGTGGCCCACCAATCTTATCGTTCAGCTGGATCTTCTCGAGATTCTCCTTGAAAAACTCGGTGTTCTTTAGCTTCACATGATAGCCGAAGCCGACGCAGTCCGGCACTCCTTCCACAATCTCGCGAACACCCGGTTCGCGACGAAAGAAGTTGAAGACGACATCGTCTTCAGCAGCTCTCTTGAGTGAGTCGATGTATCGATTAATACAATCCACGGGTGCGAGCCAAGTCATATGTTGAGCTTCTGAATGATCGTCACGTGTCTCTCACCGCATCCAGGTCATGTTTTCTTTTTGTCACATATAACGCATCACCCCATTCACGGTTAGTCATTGTGATATGCTCGCGTTTAAAATTGAAATTTTCCAGATATTGATCTAGCTCAGAAAGCTGGACACATTCGCTGTATAATTCAGCTGTGTTTACTTCTATCATAAGATAATCAAAATTGCTAAGCAATTCACCTATCCCTTGAAGAACAAGCAATTCGGCTCCTTGAACGTCGATGTTGAGAAAGTTAAAATCTGACATTGTCAAGTTATTTTTGGACGCAAAAGAATCAAATCTAGTAGTTTTTAGACTAATTTGCTCGCGAACTTTCACATGTGGGTAATAAACCAAGTGTTTGTTAAGTTTGAGCATCGACGAAGAGCCTGTGTTACCTCTGCCATTATCAGTTACTTGAAATTCTACTTTAGAATCATCTTTATCGGCTAAAAGTAAACAATGGGCTTCATGTCCATGATACGAATCAATATTCTCACAGAGTGATTTGTATGTTTGCGGGTTTGCTTCAAACCATACAACACGTGTGATACCGTGATCGCGATATTCATCACGCTCACAGCCAACGTATGCACCAATGTGTATCACACCTTTTATAGGGAGAATTGAGTTATACTGTTTGTGAATATCGTTAAAATTTAATAGCATTTGACTCCGTCTTCTAAGCCGTACTCGTAAGTCTGTCGTATAACATCTGCCACCCATGCCTTTGCTTTCATCCACGCTACGTCGCCCCATGTAATGATCACGATGAGTGACGAGATGCCGCCGAGGATGTTACAGGCGAGCTGCACGTAGATCATTGTGTGTACGAGAAATCAACGCGGGATGCAAGATAGTTCTTGTACTCGTAATCCTCGGGGAAGGACGTGGTGTGATTCAATCCATCTTTCTCGATGGTGTAGAAATGTTCGAACCCGCATGTGCGAAGATAGTTGACAACGGTCTCGAGTGTGATGTTCGCGTCGATGTAGGTCCCGCCATACTCAAACTGGATGTACTTGGCTGACGTGAGTAGAGCGGGCGCGCCTAAGAGCACGTTGAGCTCGTAGCCTTCAACGTCGATCTTGATGAAGTCGACAACATGTTGAACAAGGTTGTCAAGTCGATCGTGACCAACTTGGATTGACGTTGCGTTGATCTCGCGCGGCACCGATTTGCGCCACAATATCGATTCAGACGTCGCGTAGTACGGGACCGTGCCATCAGAAGAGATGTCAGCTGCCACGCAATGGATCGTGACGTTTGATCGATCACGATACACAGTGTTCAGCGTGTTGTAGTGAGATGGGTTTGGCTCAACCAAGTCAAAGCGACACGCATCTTGTTCAGCTTTTGTTAAGTGATCGATCAACGTCGACGCGTTGCACGCTCCCACGTCGATTGCGATGCAAGCGTTATACTCACGATGAAGCCATAGCCATGTTGCCACTTCACCGTTTTGCAACGGATCACACTGTTTATGCGCCAAAAGCGGTCGTTCGTAGATTTCCATCAAGAATCCCTCAACGCGTCCAAATTTAGAACAATATTCTTGTAGAGTTTCACGATGTGATCGATGTGAAACAGCTCGCCTACGGCGAGCGCGCTCGCGCTTTCGGTTACAGAGAGAGAACTACCTCCAATGAGGTACTCCAAGCTTTCCATCATGCCGTCACGAGTGTCCTCAAAGCGTGTTGCTTTGCCGCCGAACTCGAGATAGCTCTCGTAGGGTGTACACACTGTTCGAATCCCGAATGACTGAAAGTTGGACAGCTTTGTATTCGGCTTGTGACGTCTCATCAGCTCAGCGAACCGCGGCTTGAGATGCCCATCAGCCTCAGCGAATACAACACCGACGTCAATGGACTTCATGACTTCGACGCATTCTTCACGCGTGTTCGGATGGATAGAAACGAACTCGACTCTCATGTCCGCACAAAGCTTCTCGATGTTATCTTTCGCCGAAAGCTGCTCAGGCAGACCGACGTAACCGACGCGCTCGACCCGCTTCACTGTATTGATGTGTTTGTCGTAGTTGACTGTGTGATGCGGGATCACGTAGATCGGCTTATCGTTCGCGTACGGTTCAAGATCATTCAACGTCACTGTGTTGTTAACAATGTAGAAGTCGCACTCGGCGTGAGCGTACGCGGAGAGGTTCTCAACTTTTGCGTCACGAAAGAAAGCGTCTCCGCACATAGAATCAGCAATGTCGTAACCGATTTTGTGACCCATTGACTTGAGCTGGCGCGCGACGTTCGCGTCATACGTGCGAACAAAGAGTGACACAGAGTTGATGGCTTGTGAGTAATCCATATTGTGGATGTCGAGTGCTCGAGCGTCGCTGCCTAACGCAGTTGCGACTTGACGACCACGAATTTCTCCGCTTGTGCGAGAAACCATACACACGAAGTTGATCATCGACGACGTATTCCTCGGATGCTCGTGTCGATATTGTACCGCGTCATGAGCTCCTTCATGATCTCCGGATACTCGTCCATGGCCCACTGCCCTTTACAAACCGCCGTACAGACATATGGAAATACTTTAGAATCATGATGGAATTTGCCGATTTGCGGCTCCCCATGCCAGACGAAAGCACCCTTGATCCCAAGCTCACGGCATCCGACGTTCCAATGTTCACCCTCGAGCCATTTCACCGATTTGACGTGGTTGTACAGCTTGATGAACTCAGATTTTTTCCAGAGGGTGGCTTGCTGCGAAAAAGCATCGTTCGTGTCCATGTGAACACCAAAGATGTTGTCGCGCACGTGAAGATCAAGCGGTGTTTGATACCCGCAACGGATGAGCCTCGTGTACGAGTAATCGGTTTCAACGAGGAAATCTCGATACTTCGCAACGAGCTCGTGATTGACGTCGTCGTACAAAAAGAAGTCGTCTTGGAGGTAGATGATGTACTCCTCCTTCACACTCTTCAACCCGTCGAGCCACTGCGTGTAGTACGGAGCGCTGTCGTCGTGCTCGATCAGTTCGTGCTCTTTGAAGTCGAACTTCTGGCTCGATCCCTTGTCAGAGAACACGTAGGACTTGATGCCACCTAGGTGCTTCGTCAGCTGACCGAAGTGGACGGGCCAGAGGTCGGCGTACTTGGAGGTCGTGTAGGTGACTACAGCGACGTTGGAGAGTGAATTATTCAACAGGTCCTCACATATCCTTCGTCTCGAAGTTTCGTCCATCTGCCCTCACCCGCGTAGAAAAGCGCAGGATGATTCGATTCAAGACACAAGACGAAATGTGAATTTCCGTCAACTTCGAGAACCAGATGTTCTATGCCAAGAAATTCCCATTCCCAGATCTGGTCAGATTCGATCGGGTCACTTTGAGAAAACAGAGTCGAGGATTCGTTGAGCACGGTGCTGAGCCGTATGATAGCGCAACGCGTGCTCTAGACCTCGTTTGCCAATCTCAGCAACGCGCTCTACATCTAGCTCCTGGATTGCTGCGCGCAGCTCCCACGAGGTCGTGAATGAGACCGCGTGGACGTCGTCGATAAACGGGTCAGACATCACAATGTTGTACCGCTGATACAAAACACAAGCTCCGGAACCTACAGCGTCCCAGAAACGGTCACAGATGTCGCCGCCACCCCAGCAATCGATGACGAAACGCGAGCGTGTTAGAGTGTCACGGTACTCACTTTCCGACATCCCTGTTTTCACGACAACGTTGAGCTCACCAGCCAGCGATTGTGCCACTTCAATGGCTTCTTTTCGCAGACCAGTCTTGGTGTGACTGAACGAGCAAAGCACATCAATGTCACGTGGAGCATTGGATCGCAGAATGTGCTTCTCGCGCAACGCAAACGGGAGCGGAATGACTCCGCGTGTCAGATCATCCGGGTAACACTCGCGCTTGAAGTAGAAGCCACACTCTTTTCGCATGTCTTCGTTGAGCCACGGCTCACCGCGTCGAAGTCGCGGATCGACAAGCGAACCAGCAACTTGTTCTGGCGTATCCCAACCGTCAGCACGCCATTCAGAACCACAGATGTAAGCCTTGCGCTCGCGAGACTGGTGGATCTGCGAAAGCAGGTAGTGACGCGGAGGCGCGTTGTTGCGCACCTTGCCAAAGCAGGCGATGACGAGATCACATCTGTTCGCGGCCTCGACGAACGTGTCGTCCGTCATGCGAGCATCGCAGAAGCCATTGCCTGGGTCTGACACGATGAGCTCGTGACCGAGTTGATGGAAGCCTTCTAGAACGGTCTCGACCAAGTAATCGCGTTTACCTTGCGGCGTGATGAAGGCGATCTTCATCACATCCTCATCAACACATCGAGGTACTTCGCACACATCGTTTCGGAGCTCAGATCGGCCGACTCCGCCGACGCTGCGTAGTTTCGGTAGTGGTTTCTGATCTTTGTCAACGCCGCTTTGAGCTCGGACACGTCGCTGATGCCCTCGCCGTAACGCTTGCAGAGCTCCACAACTCCTCCGCCGTCGTTGTGATAAACAATCGGAAGCCCCGATGCCGCTCCTTCGACGTGGTGTGAGCCACATGCTTCCCAACGCGCGGCCGTGACGTACACGTCATGCTTGCGCAGCTCATTGCCGAGCGCCTCCCCGTAGAGAGGTGCGATGATCTTGGTGTGACGTGCCATAGTCACGAAATCTTTTGGGTATCGTCCAACATATGTGAACTCGATGGGGGCGCCAACATCAATGAGTTTGTCGATGTGCCTGTATAGGTCTAAGCCCTTGGAAACGTTATCAGACCAATGGTGTGTGACAAGCTTAAGCGTGTTGCTCAACTCGCGTTGTTGTTTGGGATAAAAGAACTTCTTCTCACAACCGTTGGTGATGACGGTCGATTTGCTCGACGTCAGACCTTTCGTCACGAAGTAGTCAGCGACCCACTTAGAGATGAACACGGTGGCGTCAGCGACCATTCGATTGGCATTGATGATGATGTTATCGAGTACATCACCGCCACGAGTTTTTCCTGTGTCGTTGACTCGATGAAGAACCTGCGTGACCGGGAAGTTCCGCTTGTATGAGTCAATATTATGAACGTCGAACCCGCCTTCCTCCTGTCGTGGATCAAGCATGATGATGACATCGATGTCGTTCTCAAGACGATGCACGACCTCGTGTCCGCGCGCGGTCAGGTAGTCCGCAAACGTAGTCGCAAAGTGGGCGCCGCCGCCCCAAGGTGAACGTCGGATCGCGCGGTTGAACGCGATCTTCATCCGCTAATCATTCTCACGACGAGTGCGTTAAACAGCTCAACCTGCTGCTCGTGTGTGATATCGTCTAATTTACTCATGAACGCCGCAAATATGGAGTCAGTAATCCGCTTTCGGTGCGATGTCAACGCGTCGTACATTTGACTTTCCAAATTGAAGGCGGAGTTCTCGATGTCATTCATGCGAACCTCTGATAATAATGGTCGATCGTCTTCTTGAGAGCCACGTCGAACGGGGTGAAAGCGTTGGTCGGGATGTCACTTTCGATCCAGTACCGCCGATCGTGGCCGAGCCGATCTTCGACGTGCTTGATGCGCTCCGGGTTGGCCATGTAACCGCGTTCGTCGAGTACATCTACAACACGTCTGATTGTCTCGATATTTTCCAGCGAGAACCCGCTCGAGATATTCAGGATGCGGTTGCGTTCGCCGGTCACAATCGTGTCGCGGATCGCTTTGACGGTGTCGCCGGCGTACGTCCACTCGCGGACCTGGCGACCATCTCCGTAAAGAGGAAAGATTGCTTTCGCATCATACGAGATGAGCGTCTCAACAAGCTTGGGCAAGAATTTCTCAGCGTGCTGACGCGGCCCGAAGTTGTTCGATGGTCGGAAAATGAGATATGACTGCTTGAATGTGTTGTGATACGAGAGTAACATCATGTCGGCCGCGGCCTTCGTGACCGAGTACGGGTTGCGAGGTCGGAGAGGGTCCGTTGTCTCGAATCCGATGTCGGAGTCGACCGCGTCGCCGTAGACCTCGTCAGTCGACAGTTGACAGAAGAGCGTCTCGTATTCGCGCGCGAGATCCATTAAAACTGTCGCGCCAGCAAGATTGGTTTGGACGAACGGAGCGCTATCTCGAATTGAATTGTCAACATGAGTTTCCGCGGCAAAATTGACGACAACATCAAAGCGGTTCTCGCGGAAAACCGCACGCATTGTTGAGACGTCGCAGATGTCGGCATTCTCAAATGTGAACGGACGCGGCATATCGTCAAGGTTCTCGAGCTTGCCGGCATATGTGAGCTTGTCGACGATGAACACATCGTCGTCGCAGGAGAGGAAATGATGGACGGCGTGACTACCGATGAAGCCGGCTCCGCCGGTAATGAGAACTTTCACGACGTCTTCCCGTAGTTCTCTACACACCAATCGATGACCTCGGCTGCTGTGCGAGGATGGTACCCAGTCGACTTGAGCTTGTCAATGTTAAGCACGGTGTTCACACGTTTCACGTCGATGGAATCAAGATATTCCTGGTAATCGACAGGCTGCGGATTGAGTGTGGGGTTGAGTTTGGTTAGCTTGACCGCGATCTCGTAAGGCGAGATTGTACCTTCGTTTGCACAGTTGAAGATGCCGGTCGCGTCGCACGTGAGCAGGTGATCGATCATCTCGGCGAAGTTTTCGATACATGTGATGCTGTTCGCCGACTCAATGAAACGCGCTGGCTGAGGCACACTGAGAAACTTCGTGAGAAGGTTTGTCTTGTACGGGACCGCGCTGACAAGCTGTCGCGGACGCAAGATGAGAACTGGGATGTCAAGCTTCGCGCCGAGAATGAAGTTGTCAGCCTCAGCTTTTGAGTTCGCGTAGAAGCTCGCAGGTGTGGGCACGTCCTTCTCGGTGTAGGCCTTGCCAGTGCCCATGCCATCAAAAATGCAACCGCTCGAGATGTGGACAAGCTTGAATCCAAGCACATTACACGCTAGAGCTACGTTGAGCGCGCCGCCGGTGTTGACAGCCCAACATTGCTCTTTATTTTGATCGCACCACTCGAGATTGATCATGGCGGCCGTATTGATGACAACTGGTGCAATCTCGGGTAAGTGCCATACATTTCCCATACGATTAGGATTCGCATTGTGAATCGCGACATGATCACGTGCACTTGAATTTCCGCGATCACAAGCTTCGCGTAGAACTTTGGCTAGTTTAAGCGGCTCATCACAGATCTCGATATCTTTGTGACCGAGGACAACGTCTCCTGGTTTTTTGATCTGCTGCGCAACCTTACCGTTGCCGATGATAATTCTCATTGTTTACTCCAAATCATCTTACAAGCTCTTTCGTAAGAATCGTGAGTGCCAGCGTCGATCCAGCCGCCCGCGACGCGATGCACAACACCATTTTGATTCTTGACGACGTAGCGATTCACGTCGCTGATCTCGTACTCGCCACGGGCTGACGGTTTCAGCTTCTTGATAATGTCGAAGACCGAAAAGTTATAGAGATACAAGCCGAGAACAGCGTCATTGCTTGGCGGGTTGATCGGCTTCTCGACGACGTCGTCCACGAAGTTGTCTCTGTCGTACGACACGACGCCGAACCGTTGAGGGTCTGGTACTTCCTTGACAAACAAGCCATATGTGTGGTCAGAACTATCGAACGCAGCGATGTCGGCACTAACTGTGTCAAGATCCTCAAAGATGTTATCTCCTAGGATGACAGCGAACTTGTCATGACCCACGAAAGCCTCACACATGCCGAGCGCCGCGGCGATTCCGTTTGCTTCCTCTTGAACTCTGTAAGTCATCTGGCAACCGTATTCCTTACCAGAGCCAAGTGAGGCCACAATCGCGCCCATGTGTTCTGACCCCGTGATCAGCATCACATCAGTGATACCAGCCTTCAGCAACACATCGAGCACATGAACGATGATGGGACGACGACCCATCGGAAGCAACGACTTGTTGACTGCGCGTGTCAGAGGTGCAAGGCGAGAACCGGTGCCGCCGGCGAGGATAATGCCCTTCATTAGCGCGAAATATAGCGCTTATTTTGGGAACAGTTCCTGATTGCCATCAAGAGATTGAAGTCGGTCCAGCCTTGCTGTGCGTTGTATAGAAGCTTCATGTCTCCGCTGGAGCTGACGTGATCAGCAAAGTTGTCGACAATGACCTTAAGAGCTTCTTGTTGATCAGTCAGGTCGAGCGTCGATGAGTGCCAGTTACACAACAGCTTCCCATTCTTTTCGTAAGCTTCGATCGAACGCGTCTTGCCAGCAAGGTTGAGATGACAATCCACCTTGATCTCACGTGAATTTGCGTCTTCCGTGGCGACACGCACCTCGAAGTCGTTGTCGTCGTTCGAAATGGTGGCGCGGTCTGTGTAGATCCGAAGCGATCGCGGCTTGCGATACGGACACCGATTGTACAGAGAGCTAAAGTTGTAGACGACCATCGCGCCGTTGGCGAAACGGACCTGGCCATTGTCCCAGTTCTCAGTGTGACCACGTTGTTCAACTCCATTGCCATCCTTGAAAGGGGCGAGAGGAGAGGAGTGCGACATGCCGCAGATGTCGATGGCGGGAACATCGAAGCCGATGTAGCGACGCAGCTGCGCGAAGCCATGATACTCGAACGTGCGATTGTCGTTCACAACTGTGTGCGGCACGCCGAACATCAGCGGATGAGCGGCGAGCATCTTCATTTTGATCTGCTCGCTTGGCAGGTAAGGGGTCTGCTCGGCGATGGCGAGAGAGACATTGGAACGTGTAGCTTCCTCCACAACTTGTTTGGTCCACACTGGCGTTTCGGCCAAAATTGGCTTGCGGTAGCCGATGCACTGCATCGTCACCTCGGTGAGCACCGAGGAGTTGACAGCAATGATGAGAGCATCGCAAGCGTTCGACAGTTTGTCGAGCTCGGAGTAGCGTGTGTAGCCAAACGCGTCGGTTAGCTTCTGACCCTTCGCGGCATCACGGTTCCAGAAGCCGACAACGTCGATGTTAGAGTTCGACTTCAGCACCGGCGCATACATGTCATGAACACGTCGACCTGCGCCGACGATCCCGACACGAAGCTTGCCTTCATTCACCATTTTTCTTCTCCTTGATGTATTTGATGTGGCTCAACACGTCTTTCCAAGCGTCAACTCGGCCATCGTACTTGAGCTCAGCCTCCAGATCGTTGACGTACGGGTTGCCACCGTAGCCGTCACTGAGACGCTTCTTCACGTACTCATTTATGTTCTCGAGCAATGTGTCAGACTTGCTCTCACGACCACGCAGGTACTGATCGTGTAGCCTTCGGTGATGATCTTTTGAGGCGAACCTCTTCTCATACTCGTGTTCCAACGCGAACGAGTACATCACACGGATCGAACCCTTCGGGTTCACGTCTGGAACAACGCCATGTAGCATCGACGACTCAAAGAGAAGTGCGCTCTCATTTGATGACTCGATGATCTCGTTTTCGTATTTTCCAACAAGCATCGCGTCGAAACGTGCGTCGTTCACCATGCAACGATGTGAGCCTCGAATGAACTTCAAGCGTGGCTCAGTGTCTTCGAACTTCGGGTAGAAGTTGAGCTTCACTGCAGCTGGGAAAGCGCCAACGATAGGGTCTGATGCGTATTGATAAGCGTCACGGTGCCAATCCTGGTAGGACGGCCCGGGAAGGGTTTTGACGACCTGGATGTGATAGAGGCACAGGCGACGACCTGTGAGCTCCTCGAGCCTCTCGGGCACGCGGTTCCCCCACAAGAAGTACAAAAAGTGTGGGCTGTACTCGAACGCCGACGGTCGTAAGTGAAAGGAGTTTTGACCCTTCTGTTCCCACGTGAAGTCAGCACGCGTTTGACCATCCCATAGTTCACGTAGATCTTCAAGCAGACGAGGGTTGTACCCTGTGGTGCCAACCGGGATCGATTCCAGTCCGTTGGCGAAGAACCTCTCGGCTGGGAGGAGGGTAGACTGATTAAAGTCGACGAGCTTCATTTCAATGCAGACCGTAACACGTCTGCATATGCTTCCGAGCACTTCATAATGTCTACGGTAGCAGGATCGACACTAAACATCATCTCGGAGAGATTAGGGACGTTTAGTGGAACTCTTGGTGGGTTGTCGTAATCGACGAGCTCGTAATCGTATGAGTCTTTGTCGGCGATGACGATGCCGTTGTTTGGAAGCACAAGCTCTTTCGTACCGCCCTCGCTGGAGCAGATAATGGGGCATCCTTGCCCGATGGCCTCAACCACAACGTTCGGGCAATGGTCGAGCCACGCCAAATGGATCATCCAGTCGGCCATTGAGTAGACCTCGGCACACAAGTCGTGACGGATGCTGCCCGTGTAAAAGATACCCTTATCAGCAACCTGGTAGTCCGGATTGTTTCCCAGAACTATGAGACACGAGTTGGGGTATTGTGTGGATCGGATGTGACGGAACATCTCAACGTTGTCGCATAGACGTTTCTGCGGATGCCAATTCGCCGAACAGACGAATACTTTGTCGAAGCGATTTCGGATCTCGATCAACACCTCACTCCGTAGTGTGACTTGTTTGATCTCCACGCCGTTCGAGATGACTGATCCCTTCCGCTCACCAAACCACTTAGAGCTCATCGTGCGGTCGAACTCGCTCTGCCAAACGACGCTAGCGGCAGCATCGTAAGCAGCATGGATGCCACGATTCATTCCGCCGTGCATCTGCTCGGGAGCAAACCAAATTCCGTCAAGTCGTTGAATAAACGGTTTTCGCATATTCAGCTGTGTCGTCGGCTCTATGAATACTAAGGCGACGTCGTAGTCGTCTGAGTCCGCTACCGAGATATCCAGATGAGCAAGCTGCATAGCTAGCCGCTTCGCAAAACAGTTAGGGCCGGTGTGCTCGGCTTCGAAGTTGACGCCGTCGAAAAAAACCTTCATGCATCATCAATTTAGTCGCTCTCACCAGGTGTTGGTGAGAACTGCTTTTGTTAGGCGATATACAAGCGTCGCGTCAGTCGAGACGATCGGCAACATCAGCAACGTGAAGCAAAACGGATGGGTGTTCGCGAAGATCCAGACATCACTCACAGTTTGAGCTTCAGTTTGCGCGTCAACGGCATCGACCAACCTGCCTCGAGTGCTTTCTTTTCCCACGCCTGCAAACCTTTTGGTTTTACAGGAAAGGTTCCACCCCAACCGCAATGGTAGCAGTTTGCCTCTGGGCAAGGCTTAGCAAAGGATGTTCCATGATCTTGACCGGTATCGTCAGAGCAATCACAGATGAAACCAGAACAATCATCACTATTAAAATTAAGACACATGCCTTTGCCGTGCTCGTTCGCATCGGCATCGCACTTCGGGCATGCCCAATCGAACTTCATGCGAGCACCGTCGGAGTAGAAAGTTTGCGTTTATAGAACGCGCGGACATGCGCCGAGGACGGCTCATCGACAACCGACACAAGCTCCCAACCCTCTGCGCCAGGACCGTCAAGCTCGATCTGGATTCGCGCATCGGTTACGACGTCGTCGGTGTCTAGCATGACAGAGATCTTCTTAGTCTTGTACTCCCACTTTGTGATCACCGTGCGCCTCGCCTCTTCAGCTCGTCGAGAATCTCACTCGCGAAACTTGCCTCGCTGAACAACCCAGCAATGAGTCGAAGATCTTGTAGCGGAACGTGATCGAGCTTACACTTCAAGTAGACCGGATGCACGTCATGCTTCCATGTGTCTTCCTCGCGCGTGATGATTGGACTGTCGCCGACTTTGATCGTCTCATACATTTTCTGGGCGATCCAGCAGCGAGCGTCCTCGCTGATGTTCTGCGAACCTTTTGCGAAGACGTTGTGAATGGTCTCGGAGACGCAATCAAACATCTCCTCCATTGAATCCTTCGTGAGCGTCTTGCCAACAAACTTCTGGAGCTTGATGCCGAGGTGGTAGCAGAGGACGTCGACGAACCGCGGACCACCGGGCTTGCCAACGTTCTTGGGGATCTGGACAGGATACGGGTTGGTCGGAGGGTTGTCTTGATCGTTCATGACTATCGTAGATTCTTGATCTATTTCAGCGTTTCGAGCGTCTTGAGTGACAACTGTTCGTGTTTTGGTAGCAAAAACTTCAAACGATCGTTCAGGTTGTCGAGTTCGACCCACTCGTCGGAGGTCATGCCGTCGTTTCGCATCTTCTTACCAGCTAGCATGTCACGACGCTCAATTTCGTCCATCGACATGTTAAGCAACCCACGCTTGCGCAAGAAATCGGCTTCCTCTTTCTGAAACTTGGCATCGTCCGTCTGAAATGTCTCCGGGTTCATGTCACAACGATAGGCGTACATCGTGACTGGCACGTGAACGCGTCGCTTCGCGAGGGCAAGCACCGGCAGATAGATCGCTTGATCGCCGGCGCGTTTGATGTACTCATCGTCGACGCCTCGATAGTTTGCGTCGAACACCTGCTTCGAGACGCTTTTTTTCCAAGTCTTGAAGTGACTGGAGACCCAGGAGTGTTTGTATGGATCAGCTCCGTTGGGGAGTGCGGCCGAGATGTTCTGATTCGTAACGCCATTAGCGTCGTACCACCTGTGATTACTCCAAGCGGCCTCAAGATCCGGTATTTTCTCATATGCGCGAGCCATGATCTCAAGCGCGTTGAGGTCGCAGAGATAGTCATCGAGGTCGAGGCGACAGACAATCTCTTCATCACCCATCCATGACATGGCCTCGAGTACGTTGGAGACTTCCCAGCGTCGCTCATCATTACGTACAACGCGAATCTTGTCAGCGATCCCAAGCGATAATGCGACCGTCTCAACGTAGTCGGGTGTGCCATCGGTCGAGCAATCATCAACGATGACGGCGTGCCAATCTTTGTAACTCTGCCCGGCTAACGACACTAGCGCTTGCCAAGCGGTCTTGCTACTGTTTCTGGTCGGGATCGCAAAGGCGAAGATGTTCACCAGTCCCAAGTTTCTGCGACAACGCTCTTCTTCGCCTTTGCCTCAACGGCCCCAACACGAGTTAACAGCAACTGTCCGTAACGGATCTTCTCGTCCGACCAGCGACGGTCGTCGATGAAGATGCGACGATCCATGATCACGAGCTCAGCCTTGACGCCTTCCGGTAGATCGCAATTAGCAAGAGCCTCATGTACCTGGATCGCGACGTCGTTGCCCGTGTCCATGTGCCAGTCGTCGAACAAACAGAAGCAGTCCCAAAGGTCCTTAACTCCCTCCCAGTCACCACGAACTGCGGCAGATGTGTGATCACCGTCAATATAGACAAGGTCGTACTTGTCGGTCATCTTCGGCAGTACGTCATGTGACGTGCCGCGCGCGATCTGGATGCGACTAGTCCACTCGGGCGGAAACATCTGTCCGAGCATCTGCATGTGGTTGTCATCGAGATGAGGCTCGATGACCATCACCTGACCGTCGTTGCCGAGCTCAGCGAAGGCCTTGGCTGCACACAAGGCTGAGTAACCGCGACCAAAGCCGACCTCAAGATACGACTCCAACTTGTACTTCTTGATGAGCGAGTAGATCAAAATACCTCGTTCGACGTTCGGCACAAAGAACGCGCCGGCGGTTCTCCATAATTCCGAATTAGGATCGCGCATCTTTTTAGCAGTTGGCTCAGCAATGTATGAAAAATCACCTAATGAAAGTGTCTCAACTGGCATACCAATCTCGACGAGCTTGTCGTTGATGTTGACGTTCTTCTCTGGTTTCATGTGCTACTCGCGACGATAGAGCGTCTGCAGCTCCGCAGGCGGGCTTACCTGCGACAGTGTCATGTGGGGAGTCGCCTGACCCTTCCACTTCGAGTGCCACACATGGCCACCCGTCTTCTCGGCGAGCTCCTTCGCTCGAGACTTGATGTCGACGTCTGATACATCCTTCCATTTTTTGTCGAAGAACATGTTCGTCTCGGCAGTGTCGACGTACTCCTTGCCGTTCAGGACGGTCCAATGACGCGTCCAGAAGTCGCGGTAGAGGCGGATCTTGCGCTCGATATCGAGCCAGCTAGCGTGATACACGGTCGGAACGTTCTGCACGACGCGTGTCAGCCAACCTTCGTAGGCGACGAGAGCTTTTGCATCACCGGCCAGTGCCTGGTTTCGCGCCTGCTCCATCTCGTTCGTCAGGAAGCCAAGAAACACGATCGGCTCACCGCTAGCGACGTCGACCGGGTCGCAACCATCGGTACCGAGCAAAGCGATGTCGCGACCCTCAGAGTCCTTTGAGCGGAGCTGAGTCGGCACGCCGTGGGTGATCCGCGGCGAATTGCGACTCATGCGCCACTTCCACGGCGTGACGTCGAGACGGATCTTATCGAACCCGCCCCAGTACTCGACAACTGGGAGCGAAAGCATGGGGACACCCTTAGGGAAGTTCTGCACAATCTCACGGATCTTCGAGCAATCCTCGGCCCGCACAACTTCGTCGACGTCCATCTGCCAGACGAAATCGCCCGTGCATCGTCGTCGAGCCTCAGCCTTTTGCATGCCGTCGAAGAGGGCAGATCGAGGGTTAGTCCAGTCACGTTCGACAACGTACACCTTTAGTCTCGAGTGCTGATTCATATCGTTGAACGCGGCTTCGTGAGACGAGTACGACGTTATGTGTCCATCACCATGCTCGACCTGTAATGTTCCGAGCTTTGCGAGCGTGTTGTCGATTGAGCCGGCGTCGACAACGACAACCTCGTCGCAGAACGCGAGCATGGACGTGATGCATTCCTCGAACGGGTACTCCTGCTTGACACAGTTGTACGTGGTAGCGTACCCTGAGAGGGTGTACGCCCGTCGCATGTGCTTCGCGACGTCGCGCCAAAAGACGCTTGGCGAGGCTCGCAAGTAATCTTCCATGACTGTGATATCATCGGTGTCGAACCAAGCCTCGCAGGCGTGCTGAACGTTATCGTTCAGGATCAACTCGCAACCGAGCAGCTTCGCCTCGATGACCAGACGAGGGCAGGTGTCGCCGCCGACCGGGGTGTACACAAGGCCTTTCGCTGTGGCCAAAGCTTTGAGCATGACGTCGTACGAGACATCGCCGAGCGAGTCATAGGCGAGCTCGCGCTCGTCAGCGAGTTTCCTCGCAGTCTCTGAGCCTTTGATCCAAGACTGAGCATCAAGCACAAGCCAGCGATCTCCCTTAGTCACTTCAGATCGAAGCTTCGCAATCGACTCGAAGAACTCGTCATTGAAGACGCTAGAGAGCACGCTTTGCGGGTAATCTGCCAAGTAAGGAAATCTCATGAGATACAGATCACGCTGCTTCTCGCTCATCCACCAGATATGTTCTGCAGCGGACATGAAGCCCGAAACTGCGCTGCCGATCGGGCCTTTGTCACAGTCGCAAGAAACGCCTTCGATTTCGAGATGCTTCTCTACGGATCGGTGCTTACAAAATTTGTAATCACATTCGACGATCGAGAAGCGACAGTTCGCCGCGATCATCGCGAATAGTCTCGGGTCGAGCGAAGCGTAGTTCCCGAAAACCCAGAACTTTTGGGTCCCTTGCTTCAGATGCTCGATCGTGAGTTGAGAGGCCAGCACCTTGTGTGTCTTAACAGGTGCGGTGTCGATCAGTGCTTGAAGTGTGAGTTCAGCACCCCCGATCAACTGTTCGGGGAACGCGTCTGAGACGAAGATCACCTCGGCGTCTTTCGGGACGAGAAGGTTTGAGATCGGCTTTGAGAATAGAGAAACGTCTTGACGCATCGATCTGTCACTCTAGCTGCTGATCGGCTCTGTAGCAGCCGGAATCCTTCGGATTCGTGTGGCTACGCCCACTCGACTCTTATTTGTTAAGAGATCGAAAACTCTTAAACAATTGTGCTTCTTCTTTATTACAATCAAGGTTGGTTGGGGCGGGGATGGAGGTTGAGATTAAGATCCTTTGTGATTGCTCGAGATGCCTAGCGCGCCTATCATTCGGGGTCGTGAGTCGTTTACTCGAAATCCAAACTCTTGTTGAAATTCTTCGTGAACGCGTCATTTGAGAGAGTGACCGAGTATCTCAACCGTCGATGAAGTCTTGTTCGCTACTTACCCACATGCCTCGACGCTCTTTAAATGACGAGAGTCTTGAGCTTCTTATCTCAGAGATCCATTCCAAGCTCGACGGTGTTGTCTTCAACGGTGGGTTCGAGACCCTTGTCTCGAACGTTCAGAACATCCAAAAGACGCAACAGGAGATGTTAATCAAAATGGAGGATGTTCACAAGGTCATCTACGAGCCGGACGACGGTCTCTTTGCCCGTGTCAAGAAAGTCGAGACGATTCACAATCGCGAGCTCGAGCCGCTTCGTCGCGAGCTTGCTGATATCAGCGAGTGGAAGGACATCTTGACCGCGAAGGAGGGCCCGTTGGCTCAGGCCGTGAAGGACCACGACAGCGTCGACGAGCTCAACGCTTGGAAAAAGCGCATCATCGCGCTTGTCATCACTGCCGCCGGCAGCACGTTCTTGATGGCTGTGAAGACGTTATACGACGTTCTGAAAGACCATGTTTCACTGCGCTAACATCGTGACGTGAAACTGGGAAAGACGTCAGTCGTCAAAGCGATATCGGCCGCGAAGACCCACCTACGAGGCAATCTCGCCGCCCTCGGTCGTGAATCCCTCGATCGTATCGCTGTTGTGGGTCCGCTTGGGTTACTACTGAACACGCGAGCACCTGTTGACCTCGACACAGACGCAGTCCATCCGTTCTTGATAACGTTGGAGCACGCGCGTGCCAGTGAAACTCTAGGGCCTGGCTCGATGCGCGCCGTCATCGCTTACGCTGACAGGATCCTTCGAGGCGGCCCTCAGACGCCGCATTCGCTGTCCGGGCGGGCGTTCACCCGTTCTGATGTCTCGCGCATCGCCCGGGGCATCCTGGAAGAAGACGACATTGAGGCCATGACCGCATTCGTGGCCGAGGCCGGCGCTAGCCGCTACGTTGTTGAGCGCACTCCATCACGAGTTGATAATGTCGAATTTGTCGACAGCTACGAGTTCAAGCACGGTTCCATGCCTATCGACGGCACCGTCTCAATGGACGGGGCTCGCGTGCTCGTCGCCGACGGATATGTTGAGACGGTTGCTGAGATCCACGGCATCCTCGACCGATGCGGTCGCGACAGGGAGAGGCTACTCATCTGTGGTCGAGGCTTCTCGGATGAGGTGATGTACACGCTAGCAGTTAATCGTCAGCGCGGCACGCTGGTTGCTTACGCTTTGACGTTCCCGTTCGATGACGTGGACGCCAACGCTTTGGTCGATATCGCCACAATCGTTGGCGGCGACGTGCTCTCATCACTCAAGGGACAGCTCTTCACTAATGTAATGGTTTCAACGCTACCTCGCGTACCGTATGCTCGCTTGAGAGGCAACACGCTCGACTTTCGCGGCGAGGGCACAAGGGATCGCGTGGCGCTCGTGATGTTAGGCGTTCAGAGTAAGGCTGCTGAGGCCGAGGAACCCGCGCGCTCCATCTTAGATAAACGTGTGCGTCGGCTCGCTGGCGCGTGCATGATCATCCGCTTAGGTGACAGCATCGGTCACCTCGCTCGAATAGAGGCTTGGGACTTAATGATGCGCAGCCTTCGTCAGTCTACGTGCGGTGTGATTGACGTGACAGACAATGAAGCTTGGCCCGATCGAGACGTCGTTCCACTTTCGTCGATGGCAACGGCACATGACATGGCGCGCAAGCTTGTCTCAGCACTAGAGTCGCTGGACTCCTACGTGTGATTACTTGACAGGAGCGGCCGCCGGCGCCGCCGGAGCACCAGCTGCGAGTTTCGGCGAGGGCTTCGCGGGGACTGGGATGTCATTGAGACCATTTGCTTTTGCGAGTGCCTGAATGATCTTCGTCGCAGTCTCCTTGTCAACGCCGGATTGACTAGCAAGGAAGTACGCGATGTCGTTGATCTTCTGAGCGTCAGCCGCGGGGTCAAGCTTCTTGTTGGCGGCCGCCGCCGCTGCAGGCGCTGCCACCTTGGAAGCCGTCGGCGGAATCGCTGCTTTCGCGCCTTGAGTCGGCGCTGCTGCCGTAGTTCCAGCCGTCGGAGTGGGTGCTGCTTGGCCGGCGGTGGCGGGCGCTGCTGCTTGCCCTGCTGCAGGCGTTGCCGCGGCCGGATCGGCTTGAGCTGCCGCAGGGTCAGCAGGCTCGGGTGCTGCAACCTGAATAGTGGCTGCTTGCTGTCCAAGCTTGTACGCGCCGTTCGGCGCGACGTTCTGCATGAGCTCCTGAATGGCAGCCTTGAGGTTCGAGATGTAAGGCATGTTGTTGTTAGTGAACAACCCCTTGATGTCTCCGCCGAGCGTTCCAGAACCGAGTGCCGGCGCGAAAGCCTTCTGCATAGTAGCAAGGAACTCTTCTTGAGTCTCTTGCGGAACGAGTTCAAGACACGACTTCTGTCCTTCGTTCTCCATCCCCTTGGGAAGGTTCAACTTGAGAATGCCAGGCAGCGCGACGAATCCGGCTTTCACTGCTCCAAGCATCGCGTCGGTCTTCACTAGCGGATTGACAAGAACGTTCTTGAGACCCTGAAGTACACCACCTCTTGCATACTTCTGCAAATCAGCCTTGGCAGCCTTTAAAGCAGCCTGAAACATGGCCGCCCCATCAGGTAAAAGCCCTGTCAGCTTGTCTACCGTTGCCGCTGCTGCGTTGACCTTCGTCATGTCGATAGCCTCAGTCACTACGCGCCGCTCGCGTTGCTCGTAAACGTTCTTGAGGGTGCGATCTTTGAGTCTCATTGACAGTAACTAGACGTTTGGTGACTTACTATACATCATCATGCAGAAGCAACGAAACGCAGTGGAGAAGTCTTATCTTGGGCTCTCGGACAGCATTAAGACGATCGTCACCCAGCGCCTTTATGGCGCCTTGGGTGAGATCAAGGTCGAACGGCAGCAGGCGCACAAGATCCTCGCTGTCGTCATTGCCGCGATCGACGAGACGTACGGGCGCTCGTCGAAACATTTCGACAAGTCCATTGATGCGCTCGTGTCGGCTGTCAAGGAGGACAGCCGGCTCAAGAGCACCAAAAGTGCGGAGTGAAGGCTGGTTGACCCGATGGCGAAACAGGGTGTCAAGCATCTTGTTGCGTGCAGCTGTGTACTGCCGCAGCTCAGCAAGCTAAAGAAACCTCCTTCACACGAGTTTGTCGTGTTCTCAACCTTCGATGATGAAGCCAAGACATTTGAGTCGACTTTCGTTCAGTGCGACAACTGTGGTGTGGTTCACAAGATCACTGACGTTTGCGCCTCTTCTATTCTTCACGGTCGCGACGAGCTCAAGACTATCGTCACTCTCGATGATGTCAAACCGTCAGTGCCGTCGAAGCTCGCTGACGTGCTGGAGCAGCACAAGGTCGATCTCCCAACGTGGCAGCAGGTCGCTTGGATAATCGAAGAAAACCGATGGGGCACGCCGGTTATCCTGACTTCGGAGTACGTTGACGGCGCTCGGCAAGGAAAAACAATGATCATCTTGGGAGAAACGCTCTATAAGATTAGCAACTTCATGAACGAAACGGTGGCAGGATGAACGAGAACTACGCGAACGTGAGCATTGGCGAGTCAGACGCTGACAAGAAGACAAAAGACATCCAACTCTGTCGCGATGTAATCTTGGAGATCATGAATCTTAACCCGTCTCAGAATCAGATCCTCATGATGATCCAGCTCCTTGGTTGCGAACTCGTCCATCACGAACAGATGGTCGAAGTGGTCACGATGACTAAAGAGTTTATGAAGGGTCAGAACATGCTTCTCGTCCCTGACGAAGAGTCGTGAGCGTACCAGCTTGTCAACATGGGACGATCAACAGTTCTCAACGGCAACGCCACGCTCGGCTCGGGCGACGAATCGACAGCTTTTCAACTAGCAGAACGCATCGTCTATCTGGCAGGTGAAGTGAGCGAGCAATCGATCGCTCATGTGACAGCAACGATCATCGCACTAGCGAACATCGACAAGTCCACGCCTATCAAGCTCATAATCAGTACGTACGGAGGCTCTGTCGACGAGATGTTCAGTCTCTACGACGTCATAAAGTACGTTCCGTGCCCGGTTCACACCATTGCTATCGGCAAGGTGATGTCGGCCGGTGTGCTGCTCGTTGCCTCAGGTTCGCGTGGGAATAGGCTTATCGGTCGCTCCACACGTTTGATGATCCACCCGATCTCAGCAGGTCAAGAAGGCACAGTCTTCCAGATGAAGAACGAGCTAGCCGAGACGACGCGCATGCAGGCTCTGATGGAAGAATTGCTGGTTGCAAACACCAAGATGACCAAGACGCAGGTCGCAACCCTCATGAAAAAAGGTCACGACTCGTATCTTACTGCAAAAGAAGCAGTCAAACTAGGCATCGTTGATGCTATCTTTGAAGCACGGGAGAAATGACAATGGAAGACACTCTGAAGGAAAAGGTCGACGCGCTCAAGACGCTTCTCGACTCGATGGATGAAGATATCACGAAGAGCGACGAAGGCACCATCGCTGCCGGCGGACGTGTTCGCAAGGATCTGCAGGAGCTCAAGCGGCTCGCCCAAGTGGCGCGCGTCTTTTGTCTCAAGCGTGATCACGAACGTAAGACCGTCGCGAAGGTGAAGCGAACACCCACGCAAGTGGGTAGTTAACTGCAACATGCCTTCTTCTAAAGCCATCCTCCGTGACATCGCCGATTTTAAGCTCGATCCCAAAGTGGCACACACCAAGGCTGGAGCAGATGGTCGCGTCCATGGTAAGGAAGCGCCTCTTCCCAAGAAGGAAGCTCTCAAGGTGAAGGCAAAAGAAGATGTTGTGTTGGAAACGAAGACGCCGGCGGAGGAAAAGAAGTCTAAGCAAACCCCGCCGGCGCCTATCCAGTCTACATCCAAGAACAACAAGAAGGCAGTCAACGCGAATGACAGTGTCGAGAGCAGTGCCCCCGCGGGCAAGCAAGAAGCAGTCGAAGTCTCGGAACCTGCAACGGTCACCGACATCGACCCCGTCGTCGTCTAAGACTTTTGTTCTCGATACAAACGTATTGCTTAGCGACGTTGACGCGATCGACTCGTTTGGTGATAACGATGTAGTCATCCCGCTGGCTGTTTTGGAGGAGCTCGACTCCAACAAGAAGCGTATGGACGAAGTCGGACGCAACGCGCGTATGGCGTGTCGTAAGCTCGACTCGCTCCGCGAGGTTGGGAGTCTACACGATTGGGTACCGCTAGCCAACGGTGGTCGCATCTGCGTGCGCTCCAACAAGGCGAGCGCAAAGGATGTTCTGCCGTCTGAGCTACTGCATGACAAGAACGATAACTTGATCATCGCTTGTGCTCTCCAACTAAAGGACAAGCGCGCGATCGTCGTGTCGAAAGACATCAACGTCCGTGTGAAGTGCGATGCTCTTGGAGTGCTTGCGCAAGACTATCTGAAGCAGCGCGCGGCCGACCAGGCTGAAGACCTGTACACCGGTGTGCTCGTAACTCAGCTAGAAGATGATCTCGTCGCCGCCGTGTGGGCCACTCGTCAGCTTGAGTTGGGCGACATTCCACACGATACACACCCTAACCAGATCATCGTCATCCCACGAAGTGACGACAGCGGTTCGACAACCATCCTCCGACATGTCAAGGATCGCTATCGTGTCGTCAAGGAACATCGCGACGTGTTTGGGCTTGAACCTCGCAACAAGGAGCAGAATTTCGCTCTTGACTTGCTTCTCGACCCTAACGTGAAGCTTGTCACTTTGGTTGGCGCCGCGGGCTGCGGTAAGACTCTCATTTCGCTTGCCGCCGGTCTCGCCCAGACACTTGGTGTTCAACCTTTGTACGACAAACTGGTCGTTACTCGACCCATCGAGCCGCTCGGCCGTGACATCGGGTTTCTGCCCGGCACGTTTGAGGAGAAGATGGCTCCTTGGATTGCTCCTATCAGGGATAATCTCGGTTTCTTGCTCTCACACAAGAGCAAGAACGGCAAAAAATCATCTAAGGACCTCGACGGCGACCCGTACATCAATCTCTTATTCGAGCAGAAGAAGATCGAGATCGAGGCGGTCGCGTACATTCGCGGTCGCTCCATCCCTAACTCTTTCATCATCATTGATGAAGCACAGAACTTGACAGTTCATCAACTGAAGACGATTATCACGCGATCAGGCGAAAACACGAAAATCGTGCTCTGTGGTGACATTCATCAGATCGACGCAAGTCACATGGACGCGGTTTCGAACGGGCTCTCGTATGTTGTCGAAGCGTTCAAGAACGAAGATATGGCAGGACACGTCACGTTGATTAAAGGTGAAAGATCATCTCTTGCAACGCGTGCTGCTGAACTTTTATAATAAAGTTCAATGTTAGCGTAGATTACACGACCAAATCGCTTTGACCAAATCTTCTATGAGAGACAAAACTCATTCACTCAAAGTCAAGGAAAAGATGCAACAGGCTCGATTATGGAAGACGTCGTGGAACAAGCGCGGTGACATTGCTCTTCTGGAGCCTGAATCCGACAGCCTTGTTACCTAGAGTCATCTCCAATGGGGCTGCTCGATCCGAAATCACGTGTTCTCGACGTTGTGCTGACCGAACAGGGTCGCGAGGCCTTGGCGCGCTCGGCGCTAAAGATCGCGTACTACAGCCTCACCGACTCCACCATGTTTTACGAGACCGACGTCAGCGGGTCGTCTGACGTCACGCAACGAGTGTACGCTGAGGTGGCCTCTAACCTGCCTCAGAACGTCATCAGCCTGCTCGCGAACGATGCCGGCCAGATCACGCGCGTGCGCTCTACAGCTATTCCTGACGTGCAGGTGTTCGGTGGCCAGGTCCTGTCTGGCTCTTACCAAAATGAGACAGTGTTGACGGGCGCTGCTTTCGCTTCGATGGCCGGGCAGATTCTGTCGTCGTCGTTGGATAATCTCAAGAACAACTTCGTCCTCGGAACTGTTGATGAATTCTTTGAGGACGAGGAATTCAAGCTTGGACCTGCTCGCGTCGAGTTCGCGTTGACTTCACATGACGATCAGCACTCTGTAGGGTCTACCGCCGTAATGAATATGGGCACTGTCAACGTCACGACACTAGAGAGCTTTTTCCAGGATCCGCTGTTGAGTCACATCCCTAACTTCCAGTTCATGCCTCCGGTGAACAAGCAACGATCCAGCGATCAAAATCAAGTGCCACTCGGGGAATACAAGTCAATTAGTGCCGGCGCTCGTATGAGCTACGAAGATGTCAAGCAGGAATTGTCAGACGCTCGTAGAATAGGCAATCTACGCACGTTCAAGTTTGACCCGGCCCCACGCACCAACAACGTTCATTTGCAGTTCTTCGAGCAAACCAACACAGGGATGACAAAGCTAGACACCATTGATTTCGGCACGTACCGCGGCGAAGGCGGAGCCCCTGTCCGCGTCGTGTTCGTCGGTAAAGTGTACTGGGACGACTACGACACCGAAACGTTCGTTAGACTCTTCACGGTTACGTTGGAATAACATGTACATTCAACTTCAATCCTCGTACCAGATCGTGTCCTTGCCAGACGATTACCTCACATTGAAGGAAGTCGATGGCGAGAATCTTACGTTTGAATTGAAGTACATGTTCGACCAAGAAATAGGGATCAAACAGAACATCACAAATGTACACATCGAGATCGCAAAGAAGTCACCTCCGAAGCTTGCGATCGTGAATGACTCTCGAAACCTCGTCGCTGACATTCAGCGTCAGAAGAATGCGCATATACAACTCATCAAGTCATACGTCAAGAACGATCTGCTCGCGACGGTCGCTAGCGATCCAACGAAGAGCATAAGCAACGAGGTCGTCCCGCTCTTCAAAAGAGGTTACACCGCAAGCCAGTTACCGCAACTCTTAAAGCGTGTTCTGATGCCAGTGCGTATCGCGGACGCTCGCAATTACCTGCCGCCGGTGAACGCACAGCACGACGTTGGCAACCCCGGCTCGGCGCAGCAGCTCGCGGAACAGCTTCTGCTTCTGGGGCACGACCCTTCGTCCGCGTACAAGATCAACAATCTGGGTCTTTCTCAGGCCGAGGCTCATCGTGGTATTCGACAGAACAGTCCCTCGGTCTTCAATAGTCTCGCCGAAAAAATCTTATACAAGTACAAGATTTTACCTTATCTCAAGCCAATCAATCAGCATTCAGCCGGTGATCCAGGCATTGTTCTCAATGGTGAGGACGACCCTGTTGATCAGTACACACTCGAACGTGTGACAGTAGAGAGTCGACATGTGTCAGTGTTGGACATTCTCAAATTCAATTTACCATCGACAAGCGACAGACTCACGCTCGTTGTGAAGGTGAAAAACAACGCGGGCGTGACCGTACAGGTCTTGGAACGCATCTTTTCACCTCGTGAGTATATCAAGTACTACAGCATCCCAACCCAACCCCCTATTGTTTTGGTGAACAATCAAGCAAATAAGACACATGTGATGCTTGCCATCAAACAAGTTGATCCTGCAGCGACCGGTGTCCGCATCTATAAACGTTTGTATGATCACAATACCTTCACGGACGAGCCCTATGTGTTCGTGAACGCGCTGACTGTCAGTCCGACGAGCGGCTGGGTATACATCCCAGTTGACGTGTCGCTTGGGAACACAAACATCTATAGGGTTATTCCGACTAGCGCTCTCGGCACCTACGGGTGTGACTTCGCTACTGCCGTTGTTCGACCAAAGATGCGAAACGCAACTATTAAGCGAGTTGTCATCACGACTAAGCCTCAGCTTAAAGGTGTTTTGCTTGAGATCTCGAAGTTGCCGTCCGACTGCGTGTCGTTCCAGATTATTCGCGAGGATGTCACGATCGACAAGGGCACGAAGGAGTTCGTGCAGACACCCGTCAGGGTAGAGTCAAACGATGCGAATCGTGTGTACACGTTCACTGACATAGGTGTGAAACCAAACCACTTATACATGTATTACTGCCGCATCTTCCGCAAAACCGGCAGTCACGAAGATCGTCTTGCGGCAAATTATGAGCACATTCCGCTCGTGGAAAACATTGTTGAGACAAAGATCAAAAACTCTTCGTTGCATCTCACCGACCGCGGATTTGACGTTCAGTTTACCATCGAGACAACAGTTGTGAGTACCAACGTGGACCTGGTGAAGCAGCTGTTGGAGCGACAGGGTCTCTATGAGATCTTCAAGTCTGACATCGCCGACGTGCGTGATCAGCTTGAGAAATTGATCGCTCACAACGTGAAGCGTGTCGACCTCACGACCGGCGCAGTGGAGGACTTTGGAACAGTGCAAACCGTCACCTTTTCCGACCTTGAAGCGAGGAATGTCGCCGGCGTCTCCGATCTCCGCATCGGGCACAAGTATCGTTACATTGTGACTGCATTACTTCGCGCTCCGGAAACATTGTTAGAGTCTTACGTCAAAACGTCACGTGACGTTTTGACGAATCGTGAGTACTCATACAAACCTTTCAAGTTCTTGCATCCTGTTGTTGCCAAGTACGGGAACATTGTGACGCCGAGCTCGATCCGAGCAAATTATTCTAAGAATCCCATGACCTTCGGTGAGATCGGAAGTTACACCATTATCGAGGTTGCGCTAGACAAGCAGAAGTCTATTATCACCACCGCGATACGCGAGAAGAAGGGCAGCAACATCGACGTTCTACAGTGGGTTCTTAACGGCACATCAAAGGATGTTGATCACTTTCAAGTGATCGTCGAACACGGTGGAAAGAAGAATATTGTGGGAAAAGTCGCTTGCGTCCCTGAAACTGATAATTTTGTATATGTGCGTAAACTTGACTCAACGGAGGTTGGCCTTGATTTGCGATACTCGGTTTGTCCTGTCTATCACGACTTCACACGTGGATTAGAAGTGCTTGTCTCTAACACGGAGTACAACTCGTGAGCGGACTGCCTGTAAGAAAATCGTTTGCTAACTTCGCTAGATTGGCGATACAGCCAAAAACACGTGGAACTCTCAATTTTGCGAAGTATGATACAGGAGTCATACGTGAGCTTCTTTATATAACGACGCCTAGAGACACACGATATAATGACGAGCTCCCTGCATCAACCGCAAAGTTCAGCCCCTTTGAGGAGCTGAGCGGTATCCCGTCGACTCGGCCTGAGATCATCAGTGTCGCTGAGTTTAAGCCATTATTCAACGCTAACAATCAGAGCTATACGCCGGCTGGTGAATTCCTTGACGCACAGGTCAAACTTATGAACCTACGTCACGAAGCTGTTAGCAAGCTTGTCAATGACCTCAAGAAGAACCCCGACCTAGCTGAAAAACTGGACCAGATCGAGGGTAACTTCTTGAAGCACGTGAATAACCTGAAGTCACACGCCGATTTTCTTGGAATTCTGCAACAGTACATCGAACGTATTAGCAAGCTTTTTGACTTGCGAGACTCTGGTACGCGGATCGATGCTGCATCTCTGTTAGGCCAGTACTACACTTCAGTTTACAGCAACATTGTCGATGCGAAGCTTTCGCTTCCTGTTTACACGTACACTGATCTATTGGGGCAACATGGGTACAACAAGACGAACGTACTGGGCTTCAGCAGCACGAAGATTTTTATTCAAACCCTTTTTGAGGCTCGTAAAATGTTGCGAGCTGGCAGTGATGATCTCATTGGTGTCGATCCTTCTCTGACCTTACGTGACAAGGATGCCTCAACCATCAATCGACGTAAATATAAAGATTTACACGTAATTCTTGGCAAATTAGATGGGTTTCCGACATTCGCTAATCTGGCAGAACGGCGTATATACGAGTCTGACAATCAGCTCACTTCATATCTGCAAGAGCTTGAAACCGCTTTCCGTGACATCGATGAGGCATACGCCGGAGTATCGTCCGATGAAATCGCGTACACACTGAAAATTCGAACGTTAACTCGTGAGTGTGTGTATTCTAACGCTTTGGCTGATCCTGCTGTATTAAGCTTGCTTAGCCAGTACGGATACCCTGTAAATGCTACACTTGGTAATCAACAACTCTTTGATGCTGTCTACGGACAGCTTGGTAATCGAATTACTGACGATCGTTCAAACACAAACACAAATTCGCTCAGCTCAATTGCGTCACGTTTAACGAAGGACACAGCGGTGTTGACATACGAGGTAGACTACCTGGAAGATGATCAGGGCAGTGTGTTCACTCCAGGAGCACCTTTCTATGTCGCTTCAACTGTTCGCCCAGGAGACAACGGATTCTCTATTGAGAACGCCAGTGAACTCATCACTAGGATGACAAACGTGGTCGAAAAATATGTCGATTTCGTTGGAAAATTCAATATCTTACCAAAGACTGGTAACGTTCTTGTGTCACAAGACGCACGTGTTCGTCTAGCATTTGACGCTTCTACGATGACGGAGACCCTGTATGGAATCTTCGTTAACCCCGCAAATGGGCTTTTGAAAGATGACGTGAATGGCTCTCCGATTGTGGATCTACTCGCAGAAGCAGCCACTCATCCTCAGTTGCGTGCGAATCTCTATGCATTCATGTGCATTGCCTCTGACACAGCTGCAGATAACAAGGGTAGTAATAAAACTGATCAAGTAAATCTAGATTTGAAAAAAGAAGCTGGTCGGTTGCCAGGAAGAGCTGGTGTCACGATCGATAAACTTGCCAAGAATTGTGCAAATTATTATAGACAGATCACTGGTGACAGCGCAGCTGCAATTCAGGTTGAAAATAATCTCAAGAACTATGAAAGTCAAGGGCCACTTCCTCGATGTATTGCGTACGTGCGCATATTGAAGAATGTGTACAAGCAGACGTTGGTTGAAAATAAAACCCGTTATTCGCACTTATCTGACAACATGATGATTGCGCTCGCCGTTCAAAGCATTTTCGACTCGGCTCGTCGATACGCGTACACGTCAATTCGCAAGAACACAGCTGTGATGATCAACACGAATTTTGCAAAATACGGCGACGCGTCGTCAGCGTTCATTCAACACATCGTACCAGTCGCGAATACGACTTCCAGAGAGGTAAGTGTAAAGTCTTCAGTAAAATCGTCTGGTAGAGTTAATATTGTCTCACCGATAGCAAAGAACATCTTTACTGGAAACTTCATTTCAAAATCGCCATTAAAGCAAGCTATCATAACACGTCTGACGCGCGAGGACGATCTTACCATTCGAACAGCACTTGCGCCTTTGAACGCGATCCGTGTGCTGCGAGATAGTCTGAAGGATTACATCGTCTTTCTTCAGCGCCCTGCGAGCACGAAGGTTATCAATGCAGTGCTCGAGATTGTTGGAGATCGAAAGCTTGTCGAGTTACTCAGCGATCGCGGTCAAGTTCAACTTCTCATCAATACTGTGGATTCGATTCTCGATCGGGTGAATCCCGATCGTGCGGCAAACACGGGGACCGATCTGAGTGACGAGGTGTCATTGACACGCTCGGCCAGTGCTGATGATGATCTCAAGATCTTCGATGACTCATTTATCACAAGCCGAACGGCAAACGTTCTCAAAGCGGTGTTCTCGAACGCGAAATTCAGTATCGCTCGTGGCTCTAACATCCGTGTGTTGACGTTTGGTCTTCCGCATGGTTTCAGTTCCAGACTGAAGAACAAGTTTAAGATCAGTAGCTTCGCTGAGCAAGTACAGAAGAAATTGAAACAGAACGACGTCGTGATTGCGGATGTGTATCGCATCGACGTTCGTTACCCCGATCTCATTTTCAAGCCGGTGCCCAAGATCTTTGAACTGAGTCGTTTCCCCAACCGAGACGAGAAGACGTTCGCTCGCGCGAGCGTTGGCACGAAGCTGAGTGATGCGCTCGATTCTGTTGGAACACGCGATTACTCTAACTTTGATCCAGAACCGATCTCGTTTCAAAACCGTCAAAATAAGTCTTCTAAGAAGCCAGCATACTCCTTCATGTCAGACGTTGATTACGTTGAGATGCAACGCAATCATGTGATGAGCTACATGCTCGAGCTCTACTTTCGGTTGTTAACCGGCATTCCGTTGAACGAGCGTGAGCTGTACGTTGAAGATCCGAACGAGAAGGATCAGCCGATTCCGTTTGTCTCGCGTGCCATTCTCGCGAACACTGCAGAGAAGATCTTCAAGGTTCCTACGCCGCCCCCGCCGCCTCCTGCTCCTCCTACGACTCTATCTGGAATATTCGGGTCGATGACCTCACAGCTGTCCGAGATGACTGATGAGGTCTTTGCTACGCTGGTTTTTGTGCCGAATGAGGCGCAACAGGCTGCACGTGCAAAGGCAAAAGCAATAGCAGCCGCAGCAGCCGCAGCAGCCGCAGCGGCGGATTTAGCCAAGAAGAAGACCGTCTATGTCGACCATACTGTCGCTGGCAAATACATGATGTCTCCAAAACTCTTCGAGCGTGTTTTCTTTGTTCATGTGGATCCAGATGAATTCGAGATTGATCATGTCGAGACATTCAAGTCTGAGACTGGTCGATCGACGTTTGCTCAACTGCAGCAGGCTGGTGAGATCGTTACCGTCTCCGAACGCGTTGGAAATTCAACTCGTGACAGTTTCAAGCTTCGTGATCACACGACTGAGAAACAGATGATCTTTGAGAAGTTCTTCATCGTCGTGAGATCCTACTCACCACTCTCCACAAGGTCAACGTGAGTTCTTCCAAACCTTCTCGTGAAGTTCATGTTATCGACGTTCCCGACGCTGGTGGGTTCACTGCTCGATTCGTGTACAATTACCACTCGAAAGACGAGGGTACGAAGGCCGACGCCGGTGTGACAAATACCCTTCTCACGAAGTCAGGAGAGTACTTCGACGCGCGTATTATCGATTATTTGGGTTCAGCTCGAGCACCACGCTACGTGGTACTGACCTGGAAGTCCACAAGCTACCGTGACCGTCTATATGGGCAATCCCCATATTTTCAAGACGACAACGTCCCCAAAAACTATATCCGTAATAACTTGTCGAAGATCCTGAGCGAAGAACACTTCAGCTCGGAACAGTTTACAAGCTTCAATATTAGCGATCAAAGTATTGATCGAAAGTTGTTTACCTATATCTCGGCCTCAGCAAACATCCTGAACGCGCAACGTCAGAATGCTTCAACACAGCACGGACTCGCGCTTCAGACCGCCGCTCTTACCTCAAATGAGATTGATTTCGATTTCCTGTCCAAATACCTCGTGCAACCCGCTGAGGATGGAGTCTTCTTTTACACACGTGACTCAAATCGTATTCGCAACGAAGTCGTTAACAAGCTAAAGGGATTCAATATCCAAGTTCAACTTAACAACAGCGTCATCCATACGCTTATCAAGCGAGCCGTTGCGTTCCCGGAATCAACGTTCGACAGCGTGCACGCGTCAATGTACGAGGTCTCGCGAAAGTTACAAGGGAAGGCGCAGACACGTGGCATGAGAGAACTACGAGCGGACGACTATCGCACCGTTGCCCCCGAATATGTCAGTCTTCAGACGATGAAGTCTGTCGATCCCGGTCTAGCAACGCGAGCTCGCATCGTAGGGTACATCGTCAATCGCTACGAGATGCTCTCGACAGGAGAGAGCGTAGCTCTTGACCCAATCACAGTGGAAAACCCTACAGCTTCGACGACTGTCGATCTCAACGTAAAGTACTACGCACATTATCAGTACACGATTCGCTCGGTCGCTGAATTCAGTATTCCTTCAATTGTAGAAGACACTGGTGAACTTGTCGTCTCCAAGTTTCTCATCGCCTCACGCCCAAGCGCACCGCAATTTGTCTCGTGTGTTGAGATTGTCCCTCCGCCGCCTCCGGCCGACGTGCGTTTCACCTGGGACTGGGACAACGACAAGCTATTCATCAGCTGGGCCTTCCCCCCGAACTCGCAACGTGACGTCAAGCAATTTCAAGTCTTTCGTCGTCGCACCATAAACGAACCGTTCGAGCTCGTTAAGCAGATCATGTTCGACGATTCAACGACCTCGTCACCTTATGCGGAGAAGCCCGATCCTCGTCTGGTCGAGACCGTCGTGAACCCCAAGCTCTATTGGGTGGACGATGAGTTCACTCGCGAGACCAGCTTTATCTACGCGCTCGGGACGATAGACGCGCACGGGATCGTGTCTGCGTACGGCCCGCAGTCGCAGGTCGTGTATCAGAAGTACAAGAACAAGCTCACCGTGACGCGTCTGTCTCCTGGTGGAGCTCCCAAGCCATACCCGAACCTCTATCTCAGCACCGACACGTTTGTCGACAGCGTCGTTGATTCAAAGAAGCACACGATGAAGATTGCCTTCCAACCGGAGTATGATCGACTCGTCGACAAGCATAACAATGATCTCAACTTCATCGCGACGGAAGACAAGGGCGGACGTTACAAGGTGTTGGCGATGAATACCGACCTTGCTGCAGCGCAGACCGTGGAGATCGTGATCAAAGATCGTCGACCAGCCTCGATCGCGCAGAAGCCGGCTAGCGCCCTTTCTATCCCTGACTACGGTGACAGAGTGTCGAAGCAATCGAAGTGAACTACAGTGACGAAAATATGAGTCTTCCTATCCCTATGTGTCACGCGACCGGCAAAATATGCATCGCCGACAATATCGGTCGGCGCTTGGATGTTGACCTAGAGATGTTCGTTTGTCAACGTTGCGGTCAAGGCTGGGTGCAGGACACGAGCTCGTGCGCAAGACTGCAGGAATCACTAAAGCGCTTCGAGATCGCGATCAAGAATGTTAACGTGGCACAGGTGAAGATGACAAAAGCCTTCCAAAAGCTTTCCGACTCGCTTGCAAAGATTTAGCGATGAGTGTCATCCTTGATACGGAAGGACGTGGCGCCATCGCTGAGATTTTCGCTGACCTCAAAATGAAATGTGAGGTGCCGGAAAACAGTGAAGAATGGTTAGCTGCTCTCGTGGCATGGATGGTTGACGACCTAGTCACGTCGCATCATAACGAGGCCACTTTCGCCGATGCTTTGCAATTAACATGGGTGGTTGGCTCGCGCTTGGAGTCTGAACTCTGTGGACGTTTCAAGAAGATCGTCCCCGTAGTAGCGAACGTTTTCCCCTTCGAAGGTCCAAACGGAGAACTCTCAGCCGGCATTACAGATACAGTGATACTTGATCCGATAAACGAAGATCCAAGAGAAATAACGTGCACTTTAGCTGCCGAGATCAAGAAGGCTGATCCTAATCATGATACACTTTTCATTTTATCGTTGATCAGGAAGACCATCTTGCTAAACGGCAATTACCGTTATGACACGCGCTTCGCGACAGCCAAGACTGTGTAATTACCGTTCATGAACGAACTGGCTATTCGGAAGTATGTGCGACTTGTACTAGAGCGCGCAATAACGGTCTCTCCCGACCAACTACTCTTGAAGATCAACGCGAGGAATGGTGGATCGATCCCCGCCGACGAGCTCACGTCCGAGGAAACCACCGTGGCTATGTCACTTGTCAAGTGTGACTTGCTCCATCACGTCCCGGCCGGTCATGGCATATCAAATGTTGGTGGCATGCGAGGATTCTACGGCGACAACATGACCGTGACTGGTGGTCGCAATGAGCCAACGCCTGTCGATCCAAAAGTCGCGCATCGATACCCGGAACGCTACGTCGTCACGTCCGGCGGCAGTCACTCGACAGACACTTTCAAGAGCGACACGCTGCGAGATGAGCTCCCGCGTCGTCGTCGTTAAGACAGCTATATTGTCGGCAGAATGCACTTCCATTGGCAGAACCTGACCGACGAACGCAAGCAACGAACAAAGACCTGGCCATATCACGGGAGAGCGTGGCTTCATCCCGATTCGGGCGCCGTGGATTCCTTCTGTTTCTCATGGAATCTGTGGTCGCGCTTCTGCGGCGTTTCTTTCTTCGCGTCGTCTGACCGCGAAGACAGTCTCGCAGTCTCGCTCGCTTTCCCACCATTTGCATTCTGGTTCACGATCGACGCGCGCAGTTGGTTGCTGCGTTTCGTCACGTGGATAGTCGCTCTTCAACCGTCTGACATGGGGAACAAGTGGTCGGGTCGCGAGTTATCGATCCGCGTGCACGACTGGGCGATCTGGTGGAGCGTCTGGGTCGACGACTCTGGTTGGACTAGTTCGCGCTCTAAGTGGCGCGACGGATGCTTTCACTTACTGGGGCACAACTGTCGTCAAGGTGACGTAGAGGAGATCCTGACACGCATGGATTACATCCAGATGCCTGAGCGGAAGTACGAATGCAAGGTCACGCTCGAGCGCGTGAGATTCGGCTGGGATCGACTTCCTCGCTTCTTCGACAAGATCATCACACGTGGTCATGTCGATATGCTCGACGGCGAACATATCCCGTTCCCGGGTAAGGGGACTTGCTCACACAACTGTGACGCCGACGCGATGTACAGTTGGAACGGGCTAGTCGATTCTATCCCAGATGCGCTCGAGAAGGCGGCGGCTAGTGTCACGTGTGATAGAAAACGGTACCCGCTGTGAATCACGAGAACCGCCCTGACTTGCAGATGCTAGCTTTGCTGTTTCTCCTTAGTAAGCAGTCGCCGATGACGCTTGAGAACCGCACCTGGTTTGTCGAGCTCGGCACAACCATTCTCGACCCTAACGACTTCACACCGCGTGCCACATTGCTCATCAATGGTGTCAAGGTCGACATGGTAAACATGATGCAGCTGCAGAACTATCTGATCTGCGCGTGACGTGAAGACTGATCGTGAAGTTTGATACGACGAGAGTCACGACCGGGCGAGAACTCGACTGGGCTAGCCTGTAAACATGAGCGAAAGCAAGGATTGGGTCATGATTCTGATCAAGAACTGCGTCGACAGTCACTACAAAAACACATTGGGTGTGGACAAGCAGCAGGAACTGGCGCAGTTAACGGCTGACGTGTCTGTCGCCGTGAAAGAACTGCTACCTGTCACATTCACGCACGTCGAGACTGTCACGTCGTCTGAGTTCCAGTACGCTAACGCGCGGGTGTTCGTGAACACCTACGCGGTCTCCGTGACCACCTCAGACTCGCGTGCAAAGAAGGTCGTGGACTTAGCAGAGCAAGTCGTGCGCATCGCGATGGCAAAAGGCGGCACGCGCTTCTTCCCGTACGTGCTGCTGACGCCGGTCGCCGAGTCGTCGTCTGACCGTGAGTGGTACCATACTAGGTTTGCGACGTCGTGAGAAAGACCAAACTACAGCAACTTCGCATGTCGAAGCGGGAGAACAAGATCTTCTCGTGCCCGGTCTCCAAGCTCAGCGAACACGTCGAGGAGCTTAATATGTTGTTCGCCGATGGGTGGCTAGCGGAAGACACAATGGTCACGCACGATCAGTATGTCGTCCTTCTAAAGAAGGAACATGAGGGTAAGAAAGTGTTCTACGTTGACGTGACCGGGCTTGCGCAGGATAAAATCAACGAATACATGCTGCGCGTCAAGGAGCTGGTATCCAACCCGGACCCGGACAGCGATTTCTTCATCCCGTGCAGGTGAGAGACCTAGATTACCGCGCATGAACCTCGACGACCTGGTGGGCGAGACTGTGGACTTCTACGGCGTGGACTGCAACGTCTTCTGTGTGCAGACCGAAGACGGCGAGCGCCTCGCGTTCGAAGCCGTTGAGGATGAGAGCGACGGCTACCGCTCAATGCTCGAGGAGGTGAAACAGGCCCCGCTAGATGGCAACATCTTCTTCGACGCGCCGCTCGCGAGAGTGACGATTAGCGAGGTCAGCGAACCAGGCGGGTTCTCGGGTTACGAGCTCATGAGCGACGACGGCCACGTGTGGCTGCGCGTTGGCACAAGAAATCACGACGACTGGTACCCGTGCTTCACGTTCAGCTACGATCCGCCGAGAGACTCGTGACGAACGCGTATCTGCTGCTGGCGCTCGTCGAGTTGCCGTCGGCGAACTCAACGGTGAAGCTGGAGATCAGTCGCACGTACTATGAACTCGAAGACTTCTGTTCTCGCAAAAGTGTTCGAGTCAACGACTCTCAAGTCTTTACGGTCACGCAGGCGGAGCTTGACGCCGCGCAGGTAAGCTCCGAGTCGTACAGCAAGTACGTGGTCTAATAGTTCGCTGGTTGTGGTGGAAGCCTAATTACATCATGTGCGCATCCTCAAGAAGCCATTAGCGCCGTCAGGCGATCTCTGGTTCCAACACAAGAGCCCGCACGGACCGTTCAACAGACTTGAGTCGCAGACGTACGAGACGCTGATCGATCAGCGCTCGGAGGACATGGACCCTGAGAACGCCGTTTACTACGTCGAAGAACGTGAAGAACACGAGATGCTTTACCACGAGCTGCTCGGCAGCGACGCGAGTCATAGCTTCACATATGCTACCATCGTAGGCTTTGAACTTATGGAGTCACCTGAGGATTACCCGGGCAACACACATTACTTTAAGCTGACAATACAACAGCTCAATGAATGTGTATTTGAACTCATTGCGGGAAAAGATCACGCGTTGGACGTTGAACCGTCTGTTGGTATGAAAGGTTTGCTAGCGTGCACCACAGCCTGGTCGGCTCATTCCGAAGAGTACGAGCCGTACCAGGACGATGTTGTGGGAGGAACAATTGACCCGCGCATCGAAGTCATCATCCCGTTTACAGTGGGGGTGCTAGCTGTGTACCCTGAGAAAGAGCTCCGCTAGTCGTTGACAGTCATATATGACCGCTAGCGAGTAGCCTCGATGCGTGCCGCTCGACTCAGAGCGGGTCGCCCTCGCGTGCCGCTTCCTCGTCCCATACCTCCAAGAGGATCTCGTCAAACCTATCGCGGTATTGCATTTCTAGTTCCCCGGCCCGTTCGAGGCGATCCATCGCGTCGTCCATAATCTTGTCGGGCATATCATCAGGATCCGGGTATCTGTCGGTGAGCGCTGCTACCTGCGCGTCCCAATCGTGGTTGAGCAATTGTGAGTCAGGCTGTTCCTTCAGCCAAGCGCGCGCCCGCCTTCTAGCCTCGATATACGAGGGACAAAAGAAATGTCCTGCGTCTGACTGATCGGTCCCCTCGATACGGTTGCAGCCACGTTCACGCGTCATCGCTTCGTACTTCTAGAGAGCGAACGCTTCTTCGTTGTCGGAGGCGATGACCTTCGGGCTACCCAGGTATCCACGCGAGACTGTTCCGCTGCTTTTTCATGTGTCACAGCGTCTGTTGCGGCTTTTTTCTGCGCGGCTTCTGCCGCCTCCACCGCGATCTGCAATGCCGGGGTGATGACGTTAATGATCTCTGCCCACCACGGACCATCCTCAAAGTGCCACGGAGCGTTCATGTAGACCTGCTTCCAGTGACGGGGCTCGTCACAATTACTATTGGGATACCCTCCAACAGGTACCGGGCCGCCAAGAACGACATGTATCTCGCCGCCAATCGTTAGATTGCCAGGATCATCGTGATACGGGACATAGGCAATATCTCGGTGCTCCCCTAGAACTATAGCCGTCGCGCGATAGCCAATGTTGATGCGCTCTCCAACTCTGCCATCGGCTCGATACAGCCGAGCCATGAGAGTGCACAGGGCATTACCCGGTGCGCGTTGCAGCTCTCCGTCCGCGTAGGCTTTCACTAGCGCAGCTTGGCTCGCCAGCCACTCCGCGCTAGGGACATAGATCGGTTCCGGATGCGCCAAGGCGTACGCGCGATTCTTTGCGATTGCTTTTTTCCATCGTTCACTACATGCCATCTGATTCGTCCTCAGTGTTGATTCGTCAACGCCTTTAGGAGCTAAGAGCAACATGCCCCGTTTCCACGCGCTAGCGTGGCCTCAACCTCTAGCTGTAAAGCCTAGAGTAACACGTCGTCGAGACTGTGTTACTCTTATAAAGTGACATCTTTCATCATCTACCTGATCACATGCACCGTCAACGGCAAAAAGTACGTTGGCCAGTCCGAGGTGCCTCTCGAAGAACGTTGGCAGAAGCATGTTGCAAGCTCGCGTTGCCCCACATCGAAGGCTTACAAGAAGATGTCGATCGTTCGAGCGATCGCGAAGCATGGTTCTGAGAACTTCATTAGAGAAGTGATCGAGAAGTGTTCCTCTTACGACGCGATGGACGTCGCCGAGATCGACTGGATTGCGAAGCTTGAGCTGACGAACCCGGACGTTGGTTACAACATCGCGAAGGGAGGCAACGCTCCGATGCGCGGTCGAAAGCACACGGCGGCCTCAAAGGCTCTGATGCGTATGGCGAAGCTCAATCCGACGGACGAGACTCGAGCGTCGTTGAAGGCTGGGCAGGCGAGAGCTAATGCCGATCCAGAGACAATACAGAGGAAGGTCGAAGCCGCGAAGCGGCGCGGTGTGCACTCGAAGCTTCTGGAAGGTCATGCTCGCTTCTTTGAGAACGGTATGCCGGAAGAGACGAAGCAGAAGTTGAGCGTCGCGATGTCAGGTGAGAAGAACGCGAACTACGGGAAGCCGGTACCTGCCGAGCGAAAGAAGAAGCTTTCGGCTGCCCATCAAGGTAAAATCTTGTCAACTGAACACAAAGCAGCCATTGCTCGCGGAGTCGTCGGGAAGTGTTCGTCGCGCGGTCTCAACCGTCGCCCTGTGCACGTTTACGAGAACGATGAGCACGTTGCTAGCTACCTCAGGCTAGAGTTCGTAGCTGAAGACATGGGCGTCAGCGTCAAAACGTTGCGAGCTTGGTTGTGCTCTGGGAAGAAATTCGGCAACCGTCGCTACGTACAAGACGAAAGTACGATCAGCGCATTGCGCTCTAAGTAAAGGATATCAATGGGTTTCTTGGATTCAAGCACGAACAATATTTTAGTTGACTGCGTTCTAACCGACTCTGGAAGACAATTCCTCGCCCGCAACGACGGGAGCTTCTCTCTCGTCAAGTTTGCCCTTGGCGACGACGAGGTCGACTACTCGAACATCAAGAAGTACGGTCGCACGGTTGGCAAGGAGCGCATCGAGAAGCTCACGCCAGTGCTCGAGGCCCTGACCAACCAGTCATACGCGATGAAGTACAAACTTATCAGCGTGTCTAATCCAAACCTCGTCCGACTCCCGCGTCTGACCCTGTCCGGCGACTCTAGCGTCTCTAGCTCCACCAGCCTTGTCACGCTCGGTCGCACGACTCAGAAGACGTCCGTTGTCTCCATCGAGCAGACGATCCAGGGCGAGTCGACCATCGATGTTGAGCTGCGCGACCAGGTGTTTCAGGTCGAGATGAGTAATCTATTCCTGCAGATTCTGCAGGGCACGCCGGACGCCGTCGATGGACAGTCGCGCGCGACCTATCTGATCCCGCGCTCGTCTAGCGAGAACAGTCAGGGAGGCTCTACCCTGCAGTTCACGCTCGCCGCCAAGTCGATCCCGGATGCACAGTTCACTGTCTACGGGTCGACTTCTAACAAGAACATCATCTCGACGTACGTACGCGTGACCGGTCTGCAGTCGGGCGCCGTCCTCGAGTACCGTGTTAACATCAACAAGAGTCTGTGACACCATCTCGGTTGCTTTCGACGGCCGGGCGGTGAGACGTGGCCTTTGCTCTTCAAGCCGGGACGTCTAGCTTCTTGCTGTGTGATCTACCGAGTCGACAACAGGGAGGCGGGCTTGACCTACGTCGGGCAGACCGTCCTGCCGCTCGAGGATCGTTGGAAGGCACACCGATGAAACGAAGAAAAGCTAGCAAACCGGTGAGACAACTCACGTCGCTTGGCGACGTTGTTGCTATCTTCGAGTCGTTGACAGCCGCGGCAAAGGCGAACGGGTACTCGAAAGGTGCCGTATGTAACAACATTCGGGACTCAGAGCGATGACCGCTCAAGGACGTCAAGTTCGAGCACGTTACTACGTAAGGAACAAGTAAATGGCAATCTACAAAGAGCTCAGCTCGGATAACTTAAAAACGGCACGCTCGTTTTTGTCACAGCTCGTTGAAGTCTTGCAGCAAGACATCTCTGGCTCCTCCACACGACGCAAGTATCAGCACTTCGTCACCGGCGCTGGCGTAGCTCCCGGCGTGACTTCCTCGCTGTTCCAGACGGTGCACGACCAGGACTTCACGCTACAGACGACGAACCCGCAATTCGATGTCACGGTTGGTCTATTCGCGTCTGGCTCGATCGTCTCGACGACCAAATCCGGAACTGACTCCGCCGGCAAGCTGTTGTTCCCCTCAAACTCGCTGATGATGCGCGAGAAGGTGGACATCTATCGGCAGTTCGCCCAGTTGCTGCTTGGCGACTCGACCGCGCAGTTTACCGCCCCGGCTGACTCCTCGACCAGCACGGATCGCATCGACGCCCCGTTGTTCATCAGTTTTCGACGGCTGTTCTCGCGCGATAAGATCAAACGAGAGACATTCGCATTGAAGTTCTATAAGAACGCCAATGTCATCGCCAGTGCGCTCCATGTCGGCAACATCTCGACCGTCATCACCGGATCCGAGCTCACTAGCTCGTTCATCTACACGGACGTCGGCAGCGCGAACAATCGTAACGTGGCCGTCGGCGGAGAGGTAGGCAGCATCGTCGAGTCCTCGAACACCGCTAACACCGTTGGTCTGCTATTCTACGATCACGGCGTCGCCATCCTCGATCTCGAGAAGATCATGAGCGGCAGTCAGCTCGTCTCAGGTTCAATCAGCTCGGTCGGCGCCACAGTGTCTGCCCACCTGTCGCGCGGCGCGCAGGCCATCGGCGGTCAGTTTGGTGACAACTCTCGGGCCAAGTTCATCCCCGACTTCCTTACGAGCGGCTCAATCGACAACATCGTCGACCACATCTGTGCGGTTCGCTTCCACACGGGCTCGATCACAGCCATCACGTTTCAGAATATCACAAACATCAACTCGACGCTTGTGTCCGTGCAGGCAGGGCCTGACGAGTTCAACTACTCGAGCAACCCAACGTTCCGCGACGCAGACGACAGAATCACAGTTATCGAGGCAGGCCAGGAAGATATTTCGCAGACGTTCGTTTTTGTCACGTCTGTCGGTCTTTTTGACGCTAACGACAATCTGCTTGCGGTTGCGAAGCTAAGCCGACCAGTTGAGAAGAGTCCGGAGCGTGGACTTAATCTTCGCGTGAGGTTGGATTATTGAACCTGTTTTGAGGTTTTGATTCAACGACGAGTGGATACACTCGATGGACTTTAATTCCGACTGACACTCCTCTCCAGGGTTGGTCGCCAATTTCATCGTTCCTTTTATGAGCTTCGTTACTTCCGCATGTTCGACTTTGATTCTGATGTTATAAGAGTGAACCGTTCAAGATCCCGTATCTATGGGAAGAGTCTGTCAAATTACACGCTAGACGTCCTCGTTACACGTCATGATCACAAGTAGTTGATCGAGGTGAAGCCGGCAACTCTCGTAAACGATCCGAAGAACATCGCGAAAGCAATCGTTTGGTGTTCGCAAAATGGAGTTGAGTACATTGTCGTCACCGAAAATGAACTCCCGATTATCTAGCTTCACCCTGTGTCTATCAAGCGTTTATCCCCAGAGGCTATCGAGACCTTCACAATGGTACTTCACCCCAAGCGCCGCTACTCAGCGCGCGTGCCTCGCGTGCCTCGCGCCTTCGTCGTCAACGAGTTGCTGTTAGAAACGTCCGAGGTGTTGCTCACACAAGCCGGCGAAGATCTGTTGTTAGAGAGTTAAGCGAACATGGCAAAGAAAATCACAGAGCTCAACGCCGCGACTCTAGTCAAATCCTCCGACGTCGTGGTGTACGTTGACCTCGTCGCGGCGGAGACGAAGAAGGCAACCTGGGTTCAAGTCGTTGCGGGCATCAACGACCTTGTCGCCACCGTCTCCGGCTCGACCTTCACTGGTCCTGTGGTTGGCGCAAGCAACGGAGGCTTCACAGGCTCGCTCACTCGCTTAGCTGGCGGCGTTCTCCCGTTCATCACCGCTGTTGCCGGCAACGTTATCACGATCAGCACCGGCTCGCTCGGGCAGATTATCTTCTCCGGCTCGGGCGGCACCGCTTCGGGAGGCGGTTCGTCAGGTGGCGGTGATCCGGGCGCTCAATACTTGGTCCTCGCATTTACAGCCTCCCTCCCCAACGAGCGCATCTTCACGCCAGGTACTGGACTCTTTTCCACAGACGCTGGCGCAGGCGCCGCTTATACGATCGGCGTAAACGATCGCTTCTTTGCTGGTTTGACAGGTTCGACCTTTAGTGGTCCGATCAGGGCGACCGGCGGGCTGAGCGGTTCACTTCAGAATCTTACGGATGGCACCTCTTTCCTCGTCGGCGTCGGAGGGATCACTATCACCTCTCAGTCGAACGGACAGATCTTCATTTCCGCTTCGGCTGGCGGCTCTGGTGGTAGCGGTACGGTGACGGCACAGTATCTCACTCTCGCCACCGACGCAACATTGACTGCTGAACGGGTCCTCGTACCGTCTACGGGTTTATTTTCTAGCGACACGGGGGCTAACGGCAACTTCACTATCGGCGTAAACGATCGCTTCTTTGCTGGTTTGACAGGTTCGACCTTTAGTGGTCCGATCGTGGGCACAAACGCTGGCGGGTTCACCGGCTCGCATACGCAACTTGTTGGAGGCGCTCCGTTTATTACGGCTCTTGCCGGCAATGTCATCACGATTACGACCGGCTCGCTCGGGCAGATCATCCTCTCCGGCTCGGGCGGCGTCAATCAAGGCGCGCCACTTGGCGCGCAGTATCTCACGCTTACTAGTAATCCTGAGCTCACGGTTGAGCGCGTCTTCACGCCAGGTACTGGACTCTTTTCCACAGACGCTGGCGCAGGCGCCGCTTATACGATCGGCGTAAACGATCGCTTCTTTGCGGCGCTCACGGGATCTATTTTTACGGGCGTTGTCTCCTTCGACTCAGGCGCCGTCTCCGGTCTCACCAGGGGCACCGACGTCTTCGCATACTTCAGCGGCTCGTGTGGCCTGACCGGTTCGAGCGTCAACACGCCGGCGACCCGTAGGGCGGTGGTCTTCGCCGGCGACATGATGCTGTCGGGCACGTTTCAGGAGCAGCGCCCGATCCAGTCTCCTAACGTCTACAAACACAACATCCTCACCCAGTCGGTGACAGCCGACGCGACGCCGCTGCTCGTCTACAGGTGGCAGATCGCCAATGGCTCGACGGTCGCGGACGTTCAGTTCCTCGCCACGCGCGCGAACTCCTCTCAGGCCTCGGTCATCGGTCAGAAGGCGCTCTTCCGCAACAACGCCGGCACCGTCACGCTTGTTGGCAGCGGCAGCATTAGCACCGGTCTCCTCTGTGACACAGGCCTCGCTTGGAGCGCCAACATCATCAACGCTGGTGCTGAGGGTCGAGTGTTCGTCACAGGTTCGGCGGCAATTACGATCACATGGGCCATCGACGGGACCATCACGACGGTGACACCGTGATTTTCCGCACCCGGCCACCCAGCGGCTTCAACACGATAAACCCAAAGGACATCCCCGGTTTGAAACTGTGGATCGACGCACATCTTGGCGTCACGGGCATCGTGAACGGCGTGCTCAATTCGATTGTCGACCAAAGTGACAGTAGCAACAATCTCTCTAATATCTCGGGCGTCAACAGGCCCATTTACGCCAATCAAGATCGCTACACAAATGGTATGAACATTTTCAGGCGCGGGCGTGCCGACGGGCGGGCCATCGACCTTGAAGGAGGCAACGACTGGCTCAGCTTGGACGGCACGTCGAGCGGCCCGTTCATTGCCTTCGCAGCCGAAACCGCCACTATATGGCATGTTAGCAAGCATACCAGTAACAGAAGCACAGCTACAGAAATCACTATCAATACGCCGCTCAATATTATCTGTCGAAACGACGGCTCAACGTACGGGCCGCAGGTCGGCTTCAGCAGTGGCAGACCGCAGTTCATCATCTATGACGTGAGTTGGAACACCTACTCGGCCACGCGCACCAATTTGAACGACGGTCAACTCCACACAGTTTGTTGGACGATCAACAACACGACGCTCACTTGTTACATCGACGGCGCACTAGACAGTGTAATCACAACCGTTGGAGCGATGAACACCGCCTTCGCCGGTGTCAACTCGATCGGCGGACACGCACTGAACGACGGCTTTCAGGGTTACATCGGTGAGGTGATGATCTGGGACAAGGTGCTCACCTCACAACAAGTTGTACTACTCCACACACGCGCTATGAACATTCACGCCTGATATGACAACCAGCTATAATATGCTAGCTGATACGTGAATGCCTGAGTACATCGTCACCGGCTCGCTCAAGATCTTCGCGAACCCTTCTGCTCGGGAGAAGGACGCGTTTTCACCTTCGGTGTTCGTCGATCAGACGCGTAAGTCCGACACGTTGGACTCCATCTTACGCGCTCTGAGCGTCAAGGTCGCCGGCGGCCGGTCCAACATCTCAAACGCGATGCAGTCGTATATGGAGCGAGTCAACGCGATCCCCACTTCCGCCAAGAACTCGGCCGATATGGAGATCCTGCGTCACGCCCCCACGACGCAGTACACTATCAACACTGCTAAGAAACTGTTCGTACAGAACAGACTGATGCCTTACTACAGAGCCCACCGACCGAGTTGTCACTGGGCGTACGTCAACTATCACACTGTCAACTTCTTCACGGGCGACTCGGTCCCGTCTGACGCCGCTTGGCTCTACCCGAACGTGCGAAACGACGCCTTCCCGAGCGGATGCTACTCCCCGACCGGTAGCTTCACATTCGAGTTCTATGTCAACCCACGCTACTCAACGTCGCAGACGGGCTCGATCCATTTCAAGGCCGGCACCATCTTACATCTGTCGTCAAGCTACGCGCTCTCGCTGGTCTCAGGGTCTTCCCGCGGTCGCGACGGCAACGCCGACGGTTTCCGCCTGCTTCTGCAACTCTCATCTAGTGCAGATGTCAAGCCGAGTCTAGTCACGCCTGGCTCCGGCGCCACGCCTGCTGCCTGGTTGTCGAACGACAACTCGCTGAGTCGCAACAAGTGGCATCACGTCCTGGTCACGTGGGGCACTCACCGGAATGATCAAGGCACCGGCAGCTTCTACGTCGACGGCGTGCAGAAGGGCGTCTTCGTCTTCCCGTCGGCGTCCTGTCTGTCGCCCTTTGCGACAAACGACGTCCTCTGTCTCGGAAACTTCTACGAAGGCACAAACACCGACGCCTCGGTGCAGGCTCGCTTCTTTGCCGCCGACACCGCCGCGCGAGAAGGTGTCCACGCTCTCGACGGCGCCTCCGGGGTCAACTACCCCGTCTCGTTTTCTTTTAACCACCAACTGAACGCTGAGCTTCATGACGTCAGTCTTCGCGAGGATTACCTGCCCTCGACGAAGGCGACAACACTAGGGTTGATGAACCCAAAGAAAGCTCCAAGGAGCGCAAACCCTTACCTCTTCTACGTTCCCCCATTCTTCGTCCCCGGCGCTCCGACGTTGACCGAGGTGAACGCGGCGGGCGGGTTGCTCATCACGCCGTTCCATGCGCTCGATGAAGGCAGCAAGCACCCGTTCTCGGCCCCCATGTCATTCGGCGTGGCTGGGCGCTACAACAGTCTCGAGAATTTCACGAGAGACTTCGCCACCAATCGTCACGCGCGGGTCCTGCACCTGACGGCAAGTCAGTTCCTTGATTCGACGCCGGGGGCGCTCGTTGCGAACGACTATCTCTACGCCACGGCTAGTGTTCGACTCCGTAACCTGAACGTCTTGCCTTGCGACGACGGCAACTTCCGCCCGAACTTCGAGCTCGCGTCGGCTCTCGATCTCGCAGACGACAAGCGTTTCGTCGACGACATCGGCAGCCCGTCGCCGGCCTTGATCTCGCTGCGTAACATGATCACCGGCTCGATCTATTCGAGTCTCTTCCACCAGACCGGAAGCATGTTCAACGACGTCGTCAAGATTGTTCCGGAGTCTAGCGCGCTGAACCCGACCGTTGTGCCGTCAGGGCTGTACGCTGTTCACCAACGGACGCAGGACGCGACCTCAAACGAGGTCATTATGTTCGACATCAGCAATTTGTTCTTCGGCGAGCGCATTCGACCGGGCTCGTTCGTCATCAGCGACCCAACGCTCAGTGGCTCGAACGGGCGCGTCACGATGCGTCTGCAAGACGACGGCAACGGAGGTTTGTTCCGGGCTGACGGTCTCACGCAACGTGCCGCGTGGAATCACGTCGGCAACGTCTTCTATGAGGAGGGTGTCATTCTCATCAAGAGCCCTGCTATCCCGTTCTTCGGGTCCGAAGGTTTCGACATCGAGTTCGAGGGCGAAAAGTCGGTTCACACTACGAAGCTCAATGTGCTTGTCGACGCGACGTCGTACAACACCTCGTCCAATCAGACTTGGAGCTCCACTATGTCGGCATCCTTCGACGCTAACCGCGACCCAGAGAACGAGAAGTTCGTCACGATCAGCGGGGTCAATTTCCACGACGAGAACCTGAACATCGTGATGAGAGCGCAACTGGCGCAGCCTATCGTGAAACGTCGTGGCGATCGTTATTTGATAAGAATTCGCCACGACTGGTAGGATCGTTGTATGTTCTCCTATCTATTCTCATGTCTAAGACATCGTTGTCACAACTCGTCAAGCAGATCGTGATCGAACAGCTCGCCCGTGCCCAAGTTCGTGCACTTCTGGAAGCGGTCGAGATCACTGATCCAGCTGTCGTTGCGAACAAGATGAAGGATCTATACAACCAAATCTGGGACACCGACGTGTTCACCGTCGAGCAGGATGGAAGAAGCTTCACCGTCAAAGGCCCTAGGGCTGTGCCCGTGAACGGGAAGACGCCGGACATTGGAAACAGTTCTAGTTTTGGTTCGCGTGATCCGAGCAAGCAAGGTCAAGAGTACCTGGACGACAACACACAGATCGTCAAGCTCAACAAAAACAAAGTCATGCAGACGTTGAAGTCGATGCTTCCCTCGACCATGAAGATGAAGATCGGAGGCGCCGACTCTATCGTGTTCTACGGTGAGAACACACGGGTTGTTTGGAATTGGTACATGGTCAGCAGCAACGAGATCTGGGGATTCGTCGAAGCAAACAAGAACGGAAGCTTGGCAGATTCTCCCGCACCTGCTAGCGTCATCAAGGTCTGATGCTTATTAAGCGGCTGCGAAAGAAACGTCGCAGCCGCCGAGCGAAGCGTGGCATTCACGTTTCACCCAAACATATTGACCCCTTCAACTTCCGCTCTGGGTGGGAGCAGAAGTACGCGCTGTGGCTCGACGGCAACGTGAACGTTGTCTCATATCGCTACGAGCCGTACGCGGTCGAGTACCTCTCAAACGTGCGCACCGGCAAGATTCGCAAATATTACCCCGACTTCGAGGTGACGTGGGCAGACGGGAATAAGACGCTCGTCGAGATAAAGCCGAAGAAGAAAGTGACTGTTGCGAAGAACGTGAAGAAGTTCGCGGCCGCATCCATTTTTTGTCTTAAAAACGGGATGACTTTCGTTATCGTAACTGAAGTTGACTTGAAGACTCTAGGCTTGCTTAAGTGAGAATATTAGGATTAGATTTAAGCACAAGTTGCGTCGGCTACTGTATTCTCGAGTCAACCGATCGCAGCATCGTCGAGCTCGGTCACATCTCACTGAAGAACGTCGAAGGCTTGTTCAACAAGATCGACGACATCGTCCCGAAGGTCGCTGCCCTTCTTGTCGGTCACAACATCTCGAAGTGCTTCATCGAAGAGCCAGTTCAGATGTTTACGATGGGCATGTCGTCGGCGCACACGATCCTCACGCTCGCCAAGTTCAACGCTCTCGTGTCTTATCACGTGCGCAACCAGCTCGGTGACGCCAATATTGCGTTCGTGAAGCCGAACGAAGCGCGGAAGTCTTGCGGAATCATTCTCACGACAAAGGCGAAAGCGGGTGGCGCTTCGCAAAAAGAGCAAACATTTTCTCAACTTACGGCCCCCAACGGGTTGCTGTCTCACATTAAGTGGGACATGACAAAGACCGGCAAGGTGAAGCCTGAATCGTATGATCGTGCGGATGCATATGTTGTGGCCATTTACGGCGCCGTAAAAACGAAATAACAGAGACCTAGCTTCTGGGACAGTGATAACCGTCTCACAGAAGTACGAGCTCCTCGTGAAGCTTCTTGGTCCTGGAAACATCGACAATCGCGCAATCAACGCGCAATTTTGGTGTCCGTTCTGTAAACATCAAGACGGGAAGAAGCGAAAGCTCGCCGTACGTCTTGCCGACGGTGTGACCCATTGCTGGGTCTGTAACTGGTCCGCTAAGAGCCCGACGAAGCTCGTCTCTATTCTTGGAGCTCACCGTCTGCTCACGGATCTCGTTGCTGCCTTTGGAGACGGTGGACCTGTCGCCGAGGAAGAAATTATCGAGACAGTTGTCGAGGCAAAGCTCCCGACAGACTTCACTCTCGTTTGCGATGAGATCGACCGCGGCGTCTACAACCAAGACAAGATCGACGCGATCGCTTATCTCCAGAAGCGAGGAATCACGTACAACACTGCTAAGTATTTCAGGCTTGGTGTCTCGTCCTCAGGTGCATTCAGACGTCGAGTCGTCTTCCCTTCGTTCGACGGCGAAGGTGCTCTTAACTTCGTCACAGCGCGCGCAATCGACGATGCCACCACATTCAAGTACTTCAACACTCAGAGACAGCGCTCTGAAATCGTGTTCAACGAAGTCGATGTAGCTTGGAATCGTGAGTTGATTTTGGTCGAGGGTCCGTTTGACCTTACAGCATGTGTTGGCATGAATGCTGCCCCGATGCTCGGCTCATGGCTCGACGAGAACTATCTTCTCTTCAATCGCATCGTACTCAATCGTACACCTGTGTGCTTGGCATTTGACCCTGATGCTATTACAAAGCAAGCAAAGGTTGCGGCGCGACTGTTGCGTTATGAGATCCCTGTACGAGTTGTCGATTGGGCAGGACATCCAATGGATCATGACCCTTCAAAAGTCGGTCACGCAGGTTTTCGACAAATGGTGAAAGACGCGAAAGCATTTGACGAGACAAGCGTTTTTCGCTCAAGACTCACGAGAGCTTTAGATTCAATGAGGTTAACCTAGATGCGCATAGGGCACTTAGCTGATATTCACGTGCGCGGGCTATCGCGACACGACGAGATTCGAACCGTTATTACCGCGTTTTGTGAGGATGCTAAACAGCGGAAGCTTGATCATATTGTGATAGCAGGAGATATTTTCCACACAAAATGTTCAGGTATCACGCCCGAATCTATCGATCTGATGGCATGGATGTTTCGTGAACTTGCCAAGGTCGCGAAGCTTCACGTTACGCTTGGTAATCACGACGGCGCGCTCTCTAACTTCACACGACAGGATGCCATCTCACCCATCATCACGGCCATCGCAGACCCCAACATTGTTCTATACAAACAGAGCGGCGTTTATCAGATGGAGTCTGGCGTCAACCTTTGCGTCTACAGCTTGTTTGATCGCGAGAGGTGGGACGCGGTGGCGGCGGTCGAGGGCGACTACAACATCGCTGTCTACCACGGCTCCGTTGCTGGAGCTGTCTCCGAAGACGGCTGGGTGTTGAAGTCCGAAGTCAGCGTGCAATGGTTCGAGGACAAGAAGTTCGATTTAGTTTTGCTTGGAGACATCCACAAGCAGCAGTACCTCGGGTACAGGGAGTATGAGGAGTGAGACGCAAGTCAGAACGTCACGCGCTCTCTGGCGATGTCTGGCATTGCGAATACACACATCGTACCTGGATCATTGTTGGCAAAGGATCCGGGTACATGTTTGAAAAGGTATGGGCTGCACTTGACGTTGACACAGGCGAACTAATCCAGCGCGCCGCGTTCATCGACCTCAAATTCGGTCATGGATGGAAGAAGATCGCGCCTTGAGAACATGTGCTCGATGTTCGCAACCGTTGCGCGGGAAGCAGAAAGTGTACTGCTCGCGTACATGTCAAGCGCGTCACTTAGGAGCTAAAGCGGCGTTTATTGCTGTTCGCAACTGCGCGACCTGTAACGTTGAGCTCGTGATCCGCAACCGACGAACTGGACTTCATGAACGAGTGTATTGCTCCAAGAAATGCTACGGCATTCATTTGAGCGTTGCATATCAGGGTGACGGTAACCCTGGAGTGAATCGTTCTCGTTCAGAAGAGGAAACCGAGAAACGTCGAGCCTCAATGAAGAAGAAATGGCAAGACAAACAGTATTGCGAAAATGTGAAGATCGGGCAGCTTTCATTCGTTGAACAGAACGGGCATTGGGGAGGAATGGATGAAGAAAGTTTTGCGAAACGACGTTCTACTTGTCGTGTTCGTTTTGGTGTTGATCATCCATGGATGCTTTCTTTGATTCGCGAAAAATGCGAAACAACTTCGCTAGAACGTCACGGTAAACACTCGTGGCAGATAGCGAAAGCCGCGATCCCAACATCAGACACTCGACCTGAGTTGCGTTTCGCGTCTATGTTGATAGACGCGAACGTGCCTTATCTTCATCCTTTTGACGTGTACTACTCAGAGACACGAAAATTTGAGTATGACTTCTACATGCCTGGTAAACGAGTTTTAGTCGAGGTAGACGGAGATTACTGGCATGCTCATCCGGACAAATATTCAACGCTAAACGAAACCCAAAAGCGTGTTCGTGTGCTTGATTTTCGAAAGAACGAACTTGCTGAACAACTTAGCTTGAAGCTAGTTCGAGTATGGGAATCTGATGTGATGAACAACAAATTGTCTAAGGTAATCGAGGACTTACAATGAAAAAGCTAGTGCCTTGGATCGGATTTGCCGGGTCGACTCTCCAAAACACCTACGCCGAAGACCTTGAGCATGGGTACCTCGTCTGGGACGTAGACAAGAAGCAGCGCAAGCACACAGTTGAGTTCGTCGGCCTGCCCAACCCTCGTCCGTTCGTGACGGTTGATTGGCAAGGCGACGTCGAATCGACGTACGAGTCTGCCTCGACGTGGCCGCAGATGAGTCGCTTCCGCATCCGTTCCGCGTACTCACTTCCGTCGTCCGACGCAGCCTCGCTCAGCGCGAAGCTTCGAAAGGAGAAGCAGGCAACCGAGATCATTTTCAAGTCTGACGATGAGGAGTCTGCAAAGAAGTTCGCCTCAGCCAGCCTCGGCGTCGACGTGCGTTCCCTCGACGCGGTCGAAAGCATGTTACGCGAGTACTACTCAAACGAGCCGCTGGACGATCAGACATGGGACGGGATGCACGACGCGCTGTCCTCGGCGCACTCGCGTGTGATGACTGAGGATGACACGGCTCGCGGAACTGTGTGGACCCTGAGAAGCCTGGAGTTCGAGAATCTGTTCGGCTACGGCGGGTCGAACCGCATCAACTTTGAGGACAAGTCTGGGATCGTCGGCATCTTCGGGCCGAACCGCATCGGCAAGTCCGGTATCGTTGGTGCCATCATGTATACCCTCTTCAACACGTCCGACCGCGGCGCAGGGAAGAACGCGCACATCGTCAACAAGCGTAAGAAGATCGGCACCGCCCGGGCAGTTGTGAACGTGGTTGGCTCTGACTACGAGATCAAGCGACAGTCTGAGAAGGTCACCTCACGTGGGCTGCTCACGGCCAACACTTCGCTCGAGCTCAAGCAGTTGGACGGGGACGCTGTCAACCTGACCGGCGAACAACGGCCGGATACCGAGAAGAACGTTCGCAAGCTGATTGGGAACTACGAGGACTTCGTCGTGACCTGCGGATCGATGCAGGACGACGTCGCTCGCTTCCTTCGAGAAGGAGCCACACAACGGAAGGCCATCCTATCTCGCTTCCTCGGGATCGACGTCTTTGAGAAGATCTATGCCCTGCTCAACAGCGAGCTCAGCGAAGTGAAGAGCAAGTTGAAGAACGTTGCTTCGCGTGACGATCTACTCACCGAGCTGATGGAAGTTGAAAAGGATCAACAGATGCGTCGCGACACAGTCGCTTTCCTCGAGGAGAAGAAGCCGTCGCTTGACGAGGCACGCTCACAGGCCTACGTTGAAGTCCAGAACCTCGCAACAGCCGTCACCATTCGCAAGGCGACTGCTGCCAAAAACGACCTCATCAAGCAGTCAATGCAGACGATGTGTGAGTGCGAGGTCGTTATGATTCCGTTGCAGGCAAAGATCAACGAAGCAAGCGACGAGATCGTCGTCTTCGAAGCGCAGCTGAGTCAGTGCTTCACGTGGGACGAGATGGACACGCGACGCAGTCAAATCAGCGACGCGAAGCTGGCCGTGCAGGCGCTAAAGGCCGACGCTGACAAGCGAGCTGTTGAGCTCGCTCGTTCAAAAAAGGTGTCCCTGAAGTTGATTGACGTTCCATGCGGCGACGAGTTTCCTGGTTGCGTGTACATCAAAGACGCTCATGAGGAGAAGCGACGAATCCCGATGCTTGAACTGGAGTTTCAGGCTGCAGCAGTGAAGCACACGGAATCGTTGTCGACGATCACGCAGCTCGGTGAGGATGACCTCAACGCCGCGCGTGACATACGCAAGAGGCTCGAGACCTCGATCTCTGTCACGAAGGACGGCATTCGGGCGAACAAGCTTCGTTTGAAGACGCTTCAGGATAAGCACGACAAGGCGAAGGCCGACGCCGAGAAGTATGCGACCATCTTACTTGTTGAGAGTGATGTTGAGGAACGTCACGTATCTGCTGTGATCACTCACAAGATGCTGACCGACGAACTCGCCGCTCTCGAGTTGGAGCTCAAGCAGTGCGCAAACCAACTTGGACGATGCGAGGTGAACATCGCCGCGTTGCGCGAATCGCTTGAAACCCGAGTCATGCTCGAACGTCAGAGTCGCATCCGTGAACTGCTTGTGAACGCGTTCTCGCGTCGGGGCATCCCCAACATCGTGCTTGGCAAGCTGTTGCCTGCCGTGAACGACGAGATGAGCAAGATCTTGGACGGAATCACCAACTTCAACGTGACGCTCGTCGCCGAGGACGCTACCAATGCGCTCGAGATCTTCATCGACGATGGTGAGTCTGGTAAGGAGAGCATGCGACCGCTCGAGCTCGGGTCTGGTATGGAGAAGACGATGGCATCTCTCGCCTTGCGTGTCGCTTTGAGCAATCTCACGACGCTGCCTAAGACCGACTTCATGATCATTGACGAGGGCTTCGGTTCGCTCGATGATGTGAACGCCGTCGCCTGCGTGTCCTTGTTGAAGTCGCTCAAGCGATGGTTCCGCTTCGTGCTTATTATCAGTCACGTGGACATCATTAAGGACGCCGTAGACTGTCACATCGACGTGGTCACTACGACCGACGGTGCGTTGGTGCTGTCGTGAGACACTGGAAGCGCAAAGGTGACGCCTCAGGCCGACCGTCCTTATTTTGCCCAAAGTGTGATCGTTGCATGTCGTCGGTCGACGACGTTCGCTCACGTCAAGAACGTGGTTTTTGCCATCGTTGCTCAGAGAATGGCGCCGTGTCCGAGTTCCAGACGGACGATGTGATGATCGTTATCCGAGAAGACGCCTAACTATCAAGAACATGACTAGCAAGAACATCGACCTGAACGCCCTCGGACAGGCAATTGACACGTCGTTCACGCGGTCGAGTGCCTCGTCTGGCCCGGTTCTCTCGACATATTCGGTCAAGGCTGGCTTCGTTGCTGGTGATAAGCTCAAGATCAAGGTGGTCTATTCGACCATTGTGAACATGGTGCGTGATCGCGAGCTGCAGGAGTCGAAGGAACAGTACGAGAAGGAAGGCGACGCCTACATCGATGCTGCCACGAAGCAGATCGTTAAAGAGTACAAGGTGTGGGTCGCCCCGGGTGAGAACGACGTCGATAAGCAAGCGTTCGACGATGACGATGATTTCTCTAAGAGTTCCATCAAACTCAAGCGGATCGACGTGACGACCAACATCGAGATCGTCAATCTCAACATTTACAACAACAAACGAAGCGCGCTCTTCCGTCGAATCGCCTTGTTCGAAGTGAGCTGAGCTTTGAGCGGATCCGCCTCGAGCCGTCGGCAAATCGTCCCGCGCGCGTCTCCTAGAGGGACGCAGTTAGACGAGCTCGTGAAGTGCGGGCGCGACCCATCATACTTCACGAATCAGTATTGCAAGATTCAGCACCCGAAGCGCGGCACTGTTCCATTCGTGACCTACCCGTTCCAGAACGATTGTCTGAAAGCGTTTCGGAAGCACGCTTTCAACATTGTGCTCAAGTCACGTCAGCTTGGTCTCTCGACCGTCACCGCGGCGTTCGCTGTCTGGACAGCTCTCTTCCGTCGGGACAAGAATATTCTTGTTATCGCGACCAAGCTATCGACCGCAAAGAATTTCATCAAAAAAGTCGTCAAGATCCTCGACAACCTGCCTCCATGGATGCGTCTGTGCAACTACGAGAAGAGTCAACAAGAGGTCAGATTCGAGAACGGATCGCAGATCAAAGCGATCCCGACTACCGACGACGCCGGTCGTTCTGAGGCTCTCTCACTGCTCATCGTGGACGAGGCGGCGTTCGTTCGTAATTTCGAGGAGATCTGGTCTGCCTTGTTCCCAACACTGTCTGAGGGTGGGAGCGCCATCGTGCTGTCGACCCCGAACGGCGTCGGCGGACAGTATCACAACCTGTGGCTCGGCGCTGAAACGGAGGGTTTCGGCGAAGACTCTATGGGTGATAACGGGTTCCACCCGATCCGTCTCCCGTGGCAGGTTCACCCAGAGCACGGTGAAGAGTACTTTGACAAGATGTCAAAGAAGCTTGGCCCTCGCAAGACGGCGCAAGAGCTACTCTGTGACTTCCTCTCGTCTGGAGAGAACTTCATCAAGGCTGTCACCAGCATCTGGATCAATCAAGAACAACGTACGCCGATCTCAAGAGAAGGACCTGAGGGCGCCGTTTGGGTGTGGGAGACCCCGAAACTCGGGCACAAATATCTCATTTCCGCCGACGTCGCGCGAGGTGACGCAAGCGACTGCACCACGTTTATTGGTATCAACATGACGACCGGTGAGCAGGCCTTTGAATATCAAGGGAAGATTTATCCAGACGTGCTCGCTGAGAATCTTGATTTCTACGGGCGGAAGTATAACAACGCGCTCGTCTCCGTCGAGGCGAACACATTTGGTAACCACACACTTATCGATCTTAAGAAGTTCCGCTACCCCAATATCTTCTACCGCACGGCCCCGCGTCACTCGATTGAGAACTACTACCCGAGCGAGAAGGACAAGGCTGGCTTCGATACACAGACCGCGACCCGTCAGGACGCGCTCGCTCGCTTCGAGGACAGCATGCGTTGTCACGTCATCACACCGCGCTCGAGTCGCTTCTATGAAGAGATTCAATCGTTCGTCTGGATCAACGAGAAGCCTCAGGCGAAGAAGGGCAAGCATGATGACCTCATTATGGCGATGGCGATCGCCTCGTGGGTTTACCGAACGTATTTCGAAATTTACCGCCTCGGCTGCATGGGCCCAGATGGGCACCTCCGCTTGACGAGTGAGAAACCGCTCTTCATGTACATGTCAAAGACTTCTAAAACACTACTGGCTCCGATCAGCCCTGCATATCTTGTTAGTCGGGATGCCGGACCGTCTCGAGATCCAAACTTGGTTCGAGAGGAACGTCGGAGACAGCTTCCGTCTGGCGTCGCGCAGGACATAGAGGACAACAAGTGGTTGATCAGCTGAAAGTCGAATACTACCTACCGGAAGGGAAGCTATGGCAAACACCGAAAAGCAAAACATGAACGAGCTCCGTCGTCAGATCCGCTCGATGATCCAGGAGACGATCGGTCTTGGAGCCCCGACGGGCCCGAGCGGCACGCCTAGGCCCGGCGGCGTTGGCGAGGTTATCGGCACATCCAACGCCGAAAAGAAGATGACGCTGAACGTGTCTGTCAAACCGGACGCGACCATCCAATCGTCTGTTGTAGATATCACCAAATCTGCTGCGTACGGTCTTGAGCGCCTCGAGCTGCTCAAGAAACGCGACTTCCCGACGCACAAGTCAGCGAACGCGGTCAGCACCGCTCTTGACGCGCTTGAGCTCATCTTCCAGGATATGCTCAAGAACCCAATGGGTTACCTCGATGAGGACCCGACCGAGAAGGTTGCTGAGTACGAGCAGTCGCTTGACTCCGAAGAGGCATTACTCTCTAAAGGTGCGCCGGCCACGTTCTGATTGGCGTATCTTCACTAGAGGAATATGGCCGAACGTAGAGGCAATCTTTTCGCGCAGCTGACTCGACTTTTCAGGTCAGGGCCCATCGTTAAACGGAAGATCAAGACCGTTGACACCCGAGTTGCGCGCGCAGACCCAGCCGGCTCGAGCAGTGTTCTCCTTTTGTCGAAGACACAAGGTGTTGGCCTCAACGCCTCGCTCAACGGTCAATATGGCCACCAGGAGCGCACTGGACGTCTGCAAGACTACAACGAGATGGACGCGTACGCGCTCGTCAACGCGGCGCTCGACATCTATGCCGATGAGTCTGTCGCCCAGGATGCGAACGGCAAGACGATCCACATTCATTCGGACAACCCAGCCATCAAGGAGAATCTCGAGGAGCTTCTCTACAACACACTCAATGCCGAGTTCAATCTACGCCCGTGGACACGTAATCTTTGTAAGTATGGCGACTTCACACTCTATATCGACGTCTCGCCACAATACGGCGTGATTAACGTCATCCCGATCGCTGTTGACGCCATCGCTCGCGAGGAAGGATATGACCCCGAGGACCCGCTAGCGGTTCGCTTCCGCTGGACCACATTCGGCAACAAAGTACTTGAGAACTGGGAGGTCGCTCACTTTCGCCTTCTCGGTAACGACGCGTTCCTTCCTTACGGCTCTTCTATGATCGACGGCGCCCGCCGCTCGTGGCGTCAGATCGTCATGGTTGAAGACGCGATGCTCGTTTATCGCATTACACGAGCTGTCGACCGACGCGTCTTCTATGTCGACGTCGGGGGCGTGGCTCCAGATGAGATCGGCAACTACATGGAAGCCGCCAAGATGAACATCAAGAGTCAAGGCGTCGTCGACCGAGCAACCGGCAAGGTCGACCAACGCTACGCACCACTCCCGATCAGACGAGACACCCCTGTTCCACTTTTGGACGGACGAACGCTCACGATCGAGGAGATGGCAAAGGAGCACGAGGCCGGGAAAGTCAACTGGGTCTACTCTGTACAGGATGACACGTTGGAGACCGTACCAGGCAAAGTGATCTGGTGCGGAAAGAACTACACGGCCGACAGACTTACACGTGTGTGGCTCGACGATGGCAACTACGTTGACACGGCAGGTGAGCACCCGTTCGTCATGCGTGATGGCACACATAAGCGAGCGGACGAGCTAAAGCCGGGCGAAGCGTTGATGTCCTTGTACAATGCCGTTGTCTCACGAGTAGAACTTGAGGAAGAGCAGCATGTTGGTTACCTCAATCGCAAGGTCGATCGCGTTGAGTGGATAGAGGGAGATGACGTTTATTGTATGACCGTTGTAGGCTCGAATGGCGAAGAGGACCGTCACAATTTCGCCGTGAATGCTCGCAAACAGGATCAAACAATCGCAACTAACTCTATGATATTGTTGCGAAATTCGATCGAGGAAGACTACTGGGTTGCCACACGCGGCGGCGAGACGGGCACCAAGATCGACACGCTCCCGGCTGGCACGAACGCTGCCAACGTCGAGGACGTCGAGTACATTAAGAGGCAACTCATCGCAGCTCTAAAGGTTCCTGCTGCTTACCTTGGCTACAACGACGCCATCCCGGGCTCGTCCGGACTCGCGCAGGTAGACATCCGCTTCTCACGAACCGTTAACATGGTTCAGCGAACAATCGTCAGTGAGCTCAATAAGATCGCGATGATTCACCTGTACGCTAGCGGCTTCCGTGGCGATGATCTCACTGACTTCGAGATCAGTCTCAGCAACCCTTCGACCATCGCACAGCAGCAAAAGCTCGAGTTGCTCCGCTCACGGTTTGAGATTGCAGGTACCATGCCGATGGTCGGTGAGTCTCCGCTGATGAGCGAGCGTTGGCTGTTCCGCAACGTCATAGGGTTGAACGATCAGGAGATCTTGCAGGTCCGACGCGAACGACTCGACGACGTGCGAGCGAAAGGCGCACTCGAAGCGGCCGGCGCGCTATCTGGCGGCGGAGAAGGTGCCGATGCTGGGGAAGCCCCCGCTGACGAAGACCTCGGAGGCGTTGATGCGGCCGCGCCGCCTGCTGAACCTGGACTTGAGACGGCTGCAGACGACAACCGCGGGCAAGGTGACGTTATCACCTCGGTTGGCGGTAACGGCGCTCGTTTGAGAGAAGCCGACGGCCCTGTCAAGATTGCCACTCATCTTAGAGTCGCGATGACGAACCGCCGTCGCAACCTTCGACGTCGCGGCAACGGGTTCCCTAAGATCGCTGACCGCGCCGTCACCGGCGCCACTGCCAAGCCGGCGTCGCCCACCGATGGTCTACATGAGGCATTCGAAGATCTCTACGAAGACGAGATCGAGCGTATGCATGACGAGACCCCTGACAACAAGAACGAAAATAGAACGTCAGTCTCGCCGATGTTCGGAATGGTTGAGCTTCGCATGTTACACGGTCTCGCGAGTCACAAGAATATCGAAGAACCCAAAACCGACGATTGGAAGAAGAGTCGGACCATACGAACACTGTCTGAGAGTTACAAACCAAAGCAGCTTATGGTGGAACATGTGAGCGTAGAAGAGTTTGAGTTATACGACGACGAAGACGACGACAAGGAGCCGACTACTTAATGGCTATGACAGCGCCGCGCCGCCCCAACAAGAAACGCAACGCGTTGCTCGCGTTCGAATTCCTCACCAAGGAAGCGTCGCGTCGCGTTGTCGCGGGCGATACCTCTGGTGCTGAACGTGTCGTCGGTCTAATCAAGGAATGCTTCGCCTCGGGCACCGAGCTTCACCGTGAACTTCGTCTGGCCCGCTCACTGTGCGTCACTCGTGTGTCCTCGCCGGCCGTGGCGGCGCACATTCTCACTGAGGCACGTAACATCACACGCTCCATCGACGCGACGAAGGTGAACGCCGAGAAGACTAATCTTATCGTCCGTGTCGAGCGTGAGATCGATAAGAGCGGAATCGTATACGAGGAGTCGCTCCCAAACTACCGTCTATTGTCGACAATCGGCACACTCATCTCGGATTGGCGCACCGGCTCGGATGACCTGCAGCGCATCGCCACATACGAGGACCAACTGATGGAGCACCTCACAACAGCTGTTGTGACGGTTGAGCCCGTTGAGGACCCGGCCTCAGGCATGTCCGCGGGTGAACGTCGCGCTTTGATTGCGATCATGTCCCGTAAACTTGAGGATAAGTGGGGCTCGTCCCTAACCAAGGACCAGAAGTCCCTCCTCCGCGAGTACGTGCTCGCTAAGGAGCCAGCCTCTCTACTCGAGCGTCTGCGCGCCATCCAGACCTCTGCCTCCAAGTGTTTAGACGAATGTCGCGCCCTCCCTGAGAAGACCGACTACTTCGTCGAGCGCGTTGACGACTCGAAGCGCGCGGTCGCCTCACAGGTGATCGATGAAGTCAACGATGAGACGGTGGGCCTCGGCCTGCTGTATCTCAAACTCATCGCCGAGACAACAGAAGAGGAATCGCGATGAACGACAAGAAGCTTCTTACCAGCTTCCAACCTCTTGAGATCGACGTCGCGTCGCTCAAAGAGAATCGAGAGCTGAACGGCGGAAAGATCATCCTGCGTGGCATTATGCAACGTGCCGACGCCGTCAACCAAAACGGCCGCATCTACCCGCGTTTGATCCTCGAGCGCGAGGTCGAGAACTACCAAAAGTTCATCCGCGAGCGTCGCGCGCTCGGCGAGCTCGACCACCCCACGGCCAGCGTCGTGAACCTGCAGAACGCTTCTCACCTTGTCACCGAGGTCCGCTGGGAAGGCGACGCCGTCATGGGTGTTATCGAGCTGCTCAGCACACCCATGGGCAAGATCGCTCAGAGTCTCGTTGAGGACGGTGTCAAGCTTGGCATCTCGTCGCGCGGAGTCGGCTCTACGAAGCCGCACGGTGAGTACGACATGGTCGATGACGACTTCATGCTGCTATGTTTCGATTTGGTAAGTGAACCGTCGACTTCAGGAGCCTTTATGTTGAGGGAAAACAAGGTGTTAGACCCTCGAGCTCATCTTACTCGTACTGATCGCATTGACAGAGTTCTCACCGATATCCTTCGATCCAATTTTAAGACGTGAGCGAAAACAGTTCGAAAACATTACACTCGAGCGTTACTTCACAAACTTTCGACCATCCGCGGACAGGCGCCGCTGAGGGCATGAATCTTTCCTAGAGACGCCTACGTAGACGACGAGGAACATGGCTCAGAACAACGTATGCCCCGGATTCAACGCAGCCGCCGAATACACGGTCTCTGGCATCCCACATGTGGTGAGCGGCTCGGCTACGTCTACGCCAACCGTTATCGAGTTTCCGTTCGTGACGCGAGCGATCACGATCGCAAATAATTCAGTTGTTGGCACGGTACTAGAAGTCGGATTCACGTTGAATGGCGTGAATCTTGCGAACCGTTTCCCGCTAGATGGCAAGCAGACGCAACGCTTCGAAGTTCGTGTTCGCGACCTGTGGTTGAGATCTGAATCGAATGTGACGGCTAGTTTCGGTGTGCTTGCCGAGCTCACCGCCATCGAGCGTAGACAGATGTTGCCGCTCACTGGGTCTGTCGACATGTTGACGTATGCTGGTCAGTTGGCCGCTACCGGCTCGATCGTTTGGCCAGGCGTTGGTTGAGCTCGTACGTCGTCCGGACCCTCGTCTGAAGCAATCTTGTCGCGAGGTAAATCAAAGAGACTTGCCTGAGTTGCGCGTCTTCATTGACCAGATGCTTGATATCATGTACACATACGAAGGCGTCGGTTTAGCCGCTCCGCAGGTCGGCTGGAACATTCGCGTGATTGTCGTCGATCCTTCAAACGGCGAAGATGACAAAGCATGTCGTGTGATGATCAACCCATCGTTCGAGAGCGTCTCTCTCGAGAAAGAAGTGTGCATGGAGGGTTGTCTCTCGTTACCTGGGGAGTTTTACAACGTTGAGAGGTCAACGTCGATTCTCGCTCGCTGGCAGGACTTGGACGGCGCTTCTCACGAATCTTGGTTATATGCCGTGGAGGCTCGCATTGTGTTGCATGAGCTTGACCATCTGACAGGCATACTTATTTCTGATCATGGATCGAAAAAACGTAAATAACTTGGCATTTGTTATGATTTGGACAACGTAGTGAGTTGTTGCGTTACGCATAATCTCGTTCGAGGTAATCGATTTTCGCCAACTGAAATTACTTGGAAGTATAATAGCAAGCATCAAACAATTGAGAGCTACACTTAAGCATTGTGAAGATCGGTAAACAGGCTCTCAAAGCCCTCATCAAAGAATGTCTCGTCGAGATCCTGGCCGAAGGCCTGGGCTCAAATCTGAGTGAGGCGGTCAAGACTGCCCCGAGGCATGACTCGCGCAACCGCGACAGCGAGCCGCTGCCCGGGCACGCGCAACCTCGTCAGATCCAGTACGCGAAACCGCAGCGTCAGGCTCAGCATCTCGATGAGCGCGTAGCGTCTAGACGCATGACAACCGCTTCTATCCCGGCTGAGATCAGCGCGATCACTCGCGACCCTGTGATGGCCGCGATCTTCGCTGACACGGCGCAGACAACGTTACAAGAGCAGGCTCGCGGCGTGATGCCCGGTGATACCGCTGCTCAAGTCGCGGCTCGCGCCGCCCCTGAACAGATGTTCGACGAAGCGACAATGGACAAATGGAATCAGGCAGCGTTTCAGTCTAGTCGACCCGGCCCGATCGGTTTGCCCACCGACTTCTTACAAGACTTACTCAAAGGCAATCGATGACGAAGGCTCCGTGGTTCCGTCACGGTCTTAAGAAAACTAAGCGATGGCTACGGTGGGCACGTCGCACTAGCAGCCCGATTCGACATGAGATCACAGAAGCGTTTGAGCGCTGTTTGCGCAAGAAACATAAACGCTCTTCCGAGCGTTTTGCTGACTGACGCGTGCATGTTTGCACGAGCCCAGTAGTTAACACGCGAGGCGCCACAAACTTATGAAGATTCGTTACAGCAAGTTCAAGCAGATTGTCATCGAGGAGATGATCAACCTGGGCCTCCTGCCCGACCTTACCGAGGCTGACAAGGCCAAATTAAAGTCTGTCGAGGATGAGGAAGGCAAGGAGATCGAACCGGGTGACGAGGCAGACACCCTCGCAAAGAAGACCAACTTCCAGAAGGCTCTTAAAATCAAGGAAGCAAAGCTTCTGAAGGCGCTCGGCGAGACGCGTAATCAACTCAAGCGGATCCGCTGAGCAACAAGCATCGAGACTGAAGAAGGGATAACAACATGGCTGGCCAAGGCAAGTACACCAACTACGCACCCGTGCAGAAGGATCTCACCACCGGTGGGAGCACGCCTCCTACTATGGGTAAGGCGAACTACCCCCTGCTTAACATGCTGTACGGAACGCGACCGGACGTGATCCCGCTGGACAACAGCCCGGCGTCGCTTAAGCCGATTACGGACCGCGGCAACGCTCTTCTCAGTCCCATCAAGGCGGAAGCGGACCCGATCTGGTTTCCCAAGGGAGTCTATCTCAACTTTCTGAATCCAGACCCTTCGTACTCGGCGCCGGACGTGCCAAATATCGACATGACCAAGATTGGACCGGGTGGACCCTCTTCCCCCTACTTCCCGAATCTCACGTCAACCGACCAGTCGGGCGCCGGCAGCATCGAGCCTGTCGTCGCAATCCCACTGGGTATCAACGAAGCGGACGGCACACAAGACGTCGTGCTCGGCTCGACCAACGGTACGGCTAACCCGGCTGTGACCTCTCTCAACATGTATCTGGGCAACAAGCTTGGAGAGAGTTCTCTACTCCCCGGCTTCCGCCCCGGTAGAACGCTTCCGGAGTACTGATTGAAATGTCGAACAAACCGAAGACCGTTTTCGACGAGGCGATCGCCGACGTCAAGAAGCTGAAGGAGCTCGCGGAGTCGCGCGCTCGTGACGCTGTTCTCCAGAAGATTGAGCCGCAGCTCAAGCGCCTCGTCGAGCAACATCTGTTCAACGAAGGCGATGACCCTGAGGATTGCGATCACGACTACGAGGACGGTGGCGACATCTGCTCCAAGTGCGACGCCATGGCCCCCATGGATGAGAACACGCTTGCGGCCGGCGGCGTTCAGGGCAGCATGGGCGGTCCCGGTCCGACCGAAGAGATCGACGAGCTGCAGTACGAAGTCGCCGAAGGCGCCGAGGGAACTCTCGCGCAGCTCGCCGACTTTGCGCACCCTGTTACCGACGACCGCTTTGCGGTCGAAGTGTACCGGTTGCAAGAAGACATTCAACATCTTGTGGTCGCAGATCGCAAGGAAAAGCTGTCTAAGCCGTTCTCCAGCAAACTGGAAGAGGCAATCTCGAAACTTGAAGATATGTACGCTTACCTCAGGGAGTCATATACCGGCACTGACCGGGACGCCATTGAGATCAAGCTGGAGAAAGGTTACGGCTTGGTAAACGCCGTCAAGGAGTCAACGATGAAGATGCGTGATTTGCTCAACGAGGAAGATCTGACCGTGAAGATTAACAATCTTCCTGATGGGGTTGACCCCGACGCCATCACAATCGATGTCGTGTCCGACGAGACCGATGTCGATCCGATGGCAACCGATCCTGCGGCTCCGCCCGCGGCAACCGGCGCCCCCCCGATGCCCACTGCTGAAGGCGATGATGATGACGACGAGGTTCTTGAGATCTCCGAAGCCGATCTGAGGGTAGAGCTATCTCGCCTCAAGGGTCTTCGTGAGGGCGACGCTGCTCCTCCGGCGACCAAGGGTAACGGCTTGGGCAACTCTAAGAAGTCGTTTGGCGACGCGCGCGACGAAGGCGATGCCTTCGAGAGCCCCGACTCTGAGCTCGACGGCATCGATGAGGCTGACGGCGACGACGTCGTCGAGACCGACGAAGTGAAGATGGAGTCTGTCCGCAAGCGCCTCGCTCGTGCGGCCAAGCGCCTTTCCGAATCCCGCGGCTCTGACCGTGAGAACTTCGCCCGCGCGATGTACCGTTCCGCCGTCAAGGCGTATCGCGGCACACGTCAGGCGATCAGCGAGTCCAAGACTCGCAATACTTTCGCTACCGGTCGCATGAATGCGCCGGCTAGCAAGCAGCTCGCAGAGGCGAATGCCAAACTCGCGAAAGCGAATAAGGCTCTCGTCGAGGCGCAGCTTCTCAACGCCAAACTGATCCACGCGAATAAGCTCCTGAGGCTCGAGGGTCTCACCAAGGCACAACAGGCCATGGTGATCGACAGACTCGACGAGGCTCGGAACTTGCGAGAGGTGCGGCTCATCAGCGAGAACATCAAGGCTGTTCTCGTTGGCAGCAAGGGTTCGGTCAACGAATCCGCCTCGCGGCGCCCGTCGGGCTCCGCTTCCCGTCCGAGCCACTCCGGCGCGGCGTCTGCACAGCCCCTCACTGAGGGTCTCGAGACGGCACGTTGGGCGACGCTCGCCGGACTCAAGTGATCAAGACACGTTGAACCAGGAATAATCAATCATGAAGAATTTCAATAGCTCGCTCCTTTTCGAAGGTATTCGTGAGCGGCACATGGGCACCGAGCGCAAGCGCTTGGTCGAGAAGTGGATGAAGACCGGTCTGCTCCGCGGCCTCGACGGCCAGCGGCGCGAGGACATGTCGCAGCTCCTGGAGAACCAAGCTGCACAAGTTCTCCGTGAGTCGAACGCACTGTCCACGGGCGGCGGCGGGCTCACCTCGAGCGGTCAGATTCAAGGCTTCTCGACGATCGCTTTCCCGATCGTTCGTCGCGTGTTCGGTGGCCTCGTCGCCAACGAGCTCGTTTCGCTTCAGCCGATGAGCCTCCCCGCAGGTCTCATCTTCTATCTCGACTACACCTACGGCTCGAATACCGGCGGTAACGCCGGCTTCGGGCTGAGCGACGCAGCGACGCAGTCCACGTACACGCGTGGGCAGTCGATCTACAACAACCCGGTCGGTAGGGGCATTCAGACGGGCTCTATCGAGTCCGGCGGCATGTATGACCTCGTCGGCAGAGGTTACTCGAAGGTTCACCAGGCTTCGAGCGCGGTCTCGATGAGTAACGACGCGATCGGCGCCTTCACCGGCGCGTCGAACGCTTGGCAGGTCGGCGGGCGCGTTCAGGCGGTGACTTCGTTCACCGGTTCGAATGCGCGCTTCGCAAACTTCGACCCGCAGGTTGAAGCTGACCTCTCGCAGAACGTTCTAGACTACCAGTACGTCCACGTCCCCGTCGCCGCGTTTACCACGTCGCTCGCGAACGCGGACATGCTCGCGGTCGATCAGATCGGCGTGTTCGGCTTCGGCGCTGGTCATGTCGGCGGCGCGGTCGCCTGGGGACAGCAGTACCAGGGCGGCACCGGCGTGCTCAACCTTCGTCGCGCGACCAAGCGCGGCAACTGGGACGGCGCGGTCTTCACGCCCGCCCCGGTCGGCGGCGACCACATCCAGTTCCTGCTTCGCCTGTCGAACAACGGCTCTACGGTGTCCGGCTCGGTTGCCGCGAACCTCAGACTGACCTGTTCTGTCCCGATCGTTGATAAGCTCACGGTCGACGGCACCACGGCAGCGACCCTCGTGCTCCCCACGTTCGAGACCGACTTCTCGGCTTCCGGTTCGCCGGCAATCCCCGAGATCGACATCAAGATCGAGTCCATCGCCATCACCGCTGAGAGTCGCAAGCTCAAGGCTCGATGGTCGCCGGAGCTCGCTCAGGATCTCAACGCGTACCACTCGATGGACGCCGAAGTTGAGCTCACGAGCATCCTTTCGCAGCAGATCGCCCTCGAGATCGACCGCGAAGTCCTCGTCGACCTGCTCACGCAGGCCTCCGGCGCGAACCTCTACTGGAGCCGCGCTCCGGGCAAGTTCGTCAACAAGCTCACCGGCGACCCGGTGAATCTTGCCTCCAGCCTCTCTATCGGCCCTGCCTTCACCGGCACGGTTCGCGAGTGGTACGAGACTCTCGTCGAGACCGTCATCGACGTTGCGAACACCATCCATCGCAAGACCCTTCGAGGCGCTGCAAACTTCATGGTGTGCGGTCCCGACGTCGCAACCATCCTCGAAGCTTCGGCGATGTATCGCACGAAGGTCTCCATTGACAGCGATGGCCAGGCCGCGTCGGTCTTCTCCATCGGCTGCGAAGCGGTCGGTTCGCTCAGCAACCGCTTCACGGTCTACAAGGACCCCTACTTCCCGCGTTCCAAGGTACTTGTTGGTTTCAAGGGTGGCAGCTACCTCGAGACAGGGTACGTGTACGCTCCGTACGTCCCACTGATTGTCACTCAGACCATCTACAACCCCGAGGACTTTAGCCCTCGTCGCGGCGTTATGACGCGATATGGGAAGAAAATGGTCCGATCTGACTTTTACGGGACAGTGAGCCTTTTGGACATGTCAATTATCTGATAGATCAGGCACTTAGCCACGATTCGAGGGCCGCGAAAGCGGCCCTTGTCGTTTAAACTGTACAAGTTAGGTAAGCATAGATTACTATGGTAGTCATGCTCACCTGTCACGAATGCGCCTTCCAAGCCGAAAACGCCAAAGGTCTCTCATATCACGTTCGAGTGCGTCATGATATGGCGTATCCGAACTACCTCGTCAAGCATGATTTGAACGGAATATGGCCAACCTGTAAGTGCGGATGCGGTAAACCAATACGTTTCCTCTGTGGTAAGTTTTGCGAATACGTGAACGGTCACCAATGGAAAGACAAGCCAAAAACGGTCGTCCACCGTGCTCGTCTTGGTGATGCTCAACGCGGCAGAGTGAAAACGCCCGAGTCCAACGCCAAGCGATCCGCCTCGATGCTCGATTACCACTCGAAGCATGACAACGTACGTGACGCGGCCAAGAAGTACTTGTTTGGTTCCAAACGTTCCGAAGAATCTAAACGTAAGCAAGGCGAGACCCGAAAAGCAATGTTTGCCTCCGGTGACCTTGTCATCAATCGCGAAGCGATCTCCAAGTCCATCACCAAACTCTACCTCGAAGGCGGCTTCCAATGGTGCGTCGGGGAGTACACCTCGACAAAAACGGGTGAGGTCATCTTCTACCGTTCATCGTGGGAGCTTGTGTACGCCGAGTTGCTCGACAACGATCCGACGGTTGTTACATGGGAGTATGAGCCATTCTCCATCGTGTATCGTCACGGCAACAAGATGAAAAACTATCTCCCCGATTTTCTTGTCACCTACGATGACGGTATCAAGGAGCTAGTCGAAGTGAAACCGAAACAACTTGAAACTTACGGCGTCAACGTGGCCAAACGTGATGCAGCTTTGACGATATGTGTCGCAGAAGGCTGGCGTTATGCCGGGTGGAGCAATCAATGAGCGCGAACCTTGTTGAGATCTATTTACAATAGTGAGCATCTCAAAGCTAAGACAGTGTGTTCGATTTATTTTATGTGAATATGTTGAAGAGGATCCTCGTTCGTACGTGGGTATAAAAGGGAAACCTTACCGTTTCACGGCTGGCACACCAAAAGCCGATATTCTTGAGCCAGACATTTTTCAAATGATCAGCAAAGCATACGAACCTATAGGTGGGCACGTTCGAATCACTTCGAGAGCTAACGTGGGTAACGAGTATCCTGAATGGGGGGTGGCTGATATAGACGAAGATCCTGAACCAGACGTCGTCATTGTTGGGAAACACTCTGACGCCGGTGGTATGAAGATTGGAGCAACAGCCACCGATGGGACGTTGCTTGCCAAGTCGTTCATGAACATTTACAAGAAAGAATTACTGACTAACGGAGGTTGGTGGGGTGAAGTATCTGGTGCGCCGGCGCACATTGCTATCAATAATTTAGGCATCGCTTATGTCAACGATAAAGCGCATGCGGAAAGGTTATTGAATCAAAAAGTAAAGTGGCACGGATCTCACCCTGATGGTAAATTCCGTGGTGTAGAAGGGTGGTATTCTCGTAACATCAATGGTCACGAGTATATCAAGATCATCGTGGGGGATTTCCCGAATTAGGAAGAATGAATCGGGATTGGTTCGGTTCTCATTGAGAATCTGCTAATATCTGAACCCATGGAACGAATTTCAGTTTACTACACACCAAAGATGGTCGCTGAGTCTGAGTGCTTCTCACCGAGCGCTGCGAAGCCGGCGAAAGTGATCGCGTCTTGGCAGACGCAATTCCCGATTGATATTATCGAGCCCATGCCTGTCACACGGGCAGAGCTCGCTCGCGCTCATGACCCAACATGGGTGGATAAGATGCTAGCCGGTGAGACGAACAACGGCTTTGGCAATCGCTCTCTCGCCGTCGCGGAGTCGCTGCCATACACGTCCGGAGCAATGCTTTCGGCCGCACGCGCAGCGATGAAGAACGGCAAGGTCGCCGTGGCCCCATGTTCCGGCTTCCACCACGCCGAATACGCACATTCGATGGGCTTCTGTACGTTTAACGGGCTTATGGTGACGGCGCTTGCGCTGCGCGCCGACGGCGTCAAGAAGATTGGCATTCTCGACCTCGACATGCACTACGGCAACGGCACGGATCAGATCTTGCAAGAGGTGGGCAACTTCGATCATTGGTGTGAGCACTTCACGGCCGGTCTCACCATTGAGTATCCGTCGCAGGTCAACGAGTTCTTCAATGAGTGGTTGCCGAAGGCTCTCAATGAGCTCGTCAAGTGTGACATCGTGCTCTACCAAGCCGGCGCTGACCCGCACATCATGGATCCGTACGGTGGTTGGATGGAGACGGACGAAATGCGTCGTCGTGACGCCATCGTGTTCGAGACGCTCGCGGCTCACAAAGTGCCTGTCGTCTGGAATCTGGCCGGCGGCTACCAGATGCAGTCGGACGGATCCATCCCGAAAGTGCTCGAGATCCACGACAATACGATGCGAGAGTGCACCCGAGTGTACGGGTAGAAGTTCAAAGACATTATCTGTAGTTCATGCGTTGTCGCACCTATGTCTTTCGACTAGACGATTTTGAACTCAGTTTCGGCACTTGCGCACCTGAAAACTACGTGATGTTACACGTTTTCTCAGAGGAGAGTTACATTGGGACGGTTCGTCTCGACGGATCTGTCACGTGCGATTTCAAGCGACTTAATGAGCTCGACATGATAAAATACTGGGACTGCTTCGAATGAAGCTTAAGCTCAAGGTGAGATTGCTCATTGAGACCCGCGCAATGAAATTCTTGTCGAGTCGGTATCGTGTGGATCGAGAATTGCTGTCGAGCTCATGTGTTTGACGGTCACACATTATCATGAGTCTTTTCAAGGATCGCGATGAACTGCTTCGCCACGTTCTCCCACGAGTTGTCTTTGACGTAAGCAAGCTGCGCGCTGACCTGCTTCTCCCACAGCACACAGTCGGAGAATAACATGTCAAGAGTAACGGCTATCGCAATTGGCGTGTCAGCCTTGAGCGTGGGCACGTCTGAGAAGTGGTTCACACTGGTCGTCACGACCGGCACCGGCTTCGACATCGCAGTCCTCGCCGCGCCTGAGGCTCCAAACACCTCGTGTTGTGGATGAGAGACATATGGGAAGACGACGGCACGGTTCGTGCGCATGAAGCTGTCGAGCGACTCGTCGGATTGAAAACCGCGAATGATAGCGATGTTATCTTCGACGTCGAGTTCCTTGACAAGCTTCATCAGGTCACCGTGATAAGATTCGTGTTCGGCCGCGCAGAACGGAGACTCTGAAAAGAGACCGGTAAAGAACACATCGGGGTATTTCTTCTTGAGCTCGGCGACCGCGCGAATAGAGTTCTCCCATCCCTTGTAACGGAACCCAAAGCCGAACTGCATGAACGTGTGTTCGGAACGGTAGACATTCCACAGTCTGTTCTTGTCAACACAGGGATCACAGCCGTGTGGGATGACATGAACGATGCCAGGCACATGCTTGATGTTTTCGAGCACGTCTCGCGCGCCTTCAAGGTGGACGACGATCTCAGGGATCGCAGCTTCGTTGACGAGTTTGTCCATGTGTTTGTAGACCGAATGCAACGTGACGATGACACGCACATTCGACAGCTGACTCATGAGAGCCAGCCAATGTCTCGCGTTCGGCCAGATGCCGTACTCGTGCTGGATCCACACAACATCAGGCTGCCACTCACGAAGCTCGTTAACGAGGCTAACGAGCGACTGCCCACGCTCCCAACATTCAACGACACGCCCAGTATCAAACTCAACGTCGTTCATGACGTTGAGAGGACCAGTGGGCTTCGCGTTATGCTCAGCAAAGATCTTCCAGTCTCCAACTTTACCGACGATATGAGACCACAGCTTCTCGGAGTAGGTTGAGATCCCGCAACGCATCTTCCAGTTGCCGACTAGAGCCACTCGAGTCTCGTTCGCTGACTTGCCTGAGCGATCACGCTTGATGAACTTATCATCGACGTACGTGTACCCGCTCATAAGAGCGTGAGCATGCAGCGACTCCAACTCCTTGGGGAGTTCGACGACTTTTCCTTCGCGTGTCGACAGCGTGGAACTGTCTGACACAACTCGGATCTGTCCACCACATATCACAACACACTTGCCCATGCATCTAAGAATGAGACGCGATCATTCGTCGAGAGCAATATTGACGGCGTCGCGAACAATAATAAACAAGCCTGGATCCGTTGAATTTACAGGCACCTGAGCGTTCTTGATACCATCCAACAACAGATCCTTCTGCACTCCGTAGTACGGCACTTTCGTTGCTACGTCAGAGCCCAACTGCTTGAGTTTGTCGTGATGATGGATGATGACGCAGGGCGTTCCGGTCAACTGTGCGATGACAGCACCATGAAACCTTTGAGTGAGCACGACAGATGCGTCAGCGAATATCTTAGAGATTGAGTCGAAGGATCCATCACCGATCCACTCCGGCGTCAGACAACGGATCTTGGCTCGTCTCTCGCAGTTCGCCGTGATCTCAGCGCAAGCCCAGACATCACGTACAGCTGCGTCGTCACAGAACGGAGCCATGCTCACCGACCAGCCATCACTGACGAGCGCGTCGATCGCTTGACACACTTCGCTCTTGAAGTACTCCCAGGCAGGTCGCTTGTAGCTCGGAGCCGAGCGATGCGGAAGCACCTCGGAGTTCGGCACAAAAAGCAGTTTCTTTGCGCTCATTGGCATCTGATTGGTCACGCCGCTGAGACAGAGCGACAGATCCGGAAGCATGACAGCGTGCGGCGCTGCGGCCAAGAAGGCGGCCGATGGAGTCTTTGATCTAGTGAATGCCGCGATCGAACGCGAGAGTAAAGCGGCATGCTCGATATGAATGTCCGTCTCAGAACCGACTCCAACGTACACCACCGGCTTCATTGTAAGAGCGGTTTTGGCTTCAGTATCGCCGTGAAGCGGAGCGTACAGGAACGATCCACCGCCGATCAGAATTACGTCTGCATCACGAACGTCGCTTACTTTAAAACGATCAACGAACTTGATATTGTGACCAACCAGAATATGTCGAAGTGCAGCTGCCATCAGCTCGTCGCCGACGTTTCGGTGCGCATACCATCCATACACTAAAATTCGTTTTCCCATATTGTGACCAGAAGTATCGTGTGACAATATCTTCGGCACAACTAACCTAATTTTAGCTGCCTATATCACCGACGGCAGACGGCCCAGAGAATCTTGCGCGGCCGCTGAACATCCCACACGATTTTGAGAGCGTATGTGTGCTTGGTGACTCTAACAATCATCCAATCAAGCTCATCCGGAAGGCCACCGCCACAGGGAGGAAGGACGCAGTTCTCGTCGTCTTCGAACGTCACGCTAAGCACGCTGCGATTGCGGCCAATGTCAATCACGACCTCGCCGGATCCGACCACGTCAAGCTCTCCGAAGAACATGTCGTGACCGAGCACGCCAAGGAAGCGAAGGATCCTGTAGAGGCATGAGACGAGCCAGTTCATGACTGATAGGTAGCGACGAGAGATCGGATGTAGTCAAAGGAGCTGTACGATGAAGGCATGTCCAGCAGAGTGATCGATTATTCTTTCTTTCTTATTTGCCTTATTTTGGCAAGTTTCGGCGTCTTCTCTCTCGTGAAGACATGCACAGTTGACGGTCGTATTGACTATTGCTACGTGGACACCATCCGCGGTGCGACCGGCGGATACGAAGTCATCGGTCACCGTCTGTGGCGCTCTGACGCTCACCTCGGTGTCGCTGAGAGCCCTGACCGCGCCAACATCATCATGCAAAACAGTGTTTCTTGTCCAAAATGAGATCACATGGATACTCTTGAAAAAGTCCTCCCGCGAACCATCTTCCTTACTCAACACGGAAGTCACGCGTACGGCACCAACATTGAAGGCAGCGACTACGACTTCAAGGGTGTCTGTATCCCGACGAAGGACTACTTCCTCGGCTTTAATAAGAAGTTCGAGCAGTTAGAGAGATCCGCAAACGCCGGCCATCCGCATGATCTCGTCATTATGTCGCTGAACAAGTTTACAGCACTCGCTGCAGAGTGCAACCCAAACATCATCGAGATCCTACATGTATCTGATGAGGACATCTGGCACATTGACGAGTTCGGAGAAGAACTGCGTTCGATGCGAGATGACTTCATCTCGACAAAGGCTCGACACACATTTTCAGGGTACGCTTACGCGCAACTTCATCGCATCAAGAAACATCGGTCATGGCTGCTCAGCCCTCCGAAGGAGAAACCGACTCGTTCGTCTTTTGGTCTCAGTGAGACGAGCAAAGTCTCTCGCTCTGAGCTCGGGGCATTCGACGCTCTCGTTGAGCAACAGATCGAAGTTGACCTGAACAAGGAGGTTCTCACTCTTTTCCTGCGCGAGAAACAGTACAACGCTGCCAAGACCCTCTGGGATCAGTACGAACAATGGAAGGTCAAGCGTAACGACAAGCGTGCCATCCTCGAAGCGCGGTTCGGGTACGATACGAAGCACGCAATGCACCTCGTCCGTCTGATGCGGATGTGTAAGGAGATCCTTTCGACAAGAAAGGTAAACGTTCGTCGCGACGATTTCGAGGATCTTCTCGGGATCCGTTTCGGCAGATGGTCCTACGATCAGGTGATCGAGGAAGCCGAGAGACTTGATCGCGAGTGCGGCGAATTTTACAAGACGTCGAAGCTTCCGCACCACGCGGACCGCAATGTTATTGATGCGCGCGTCATCTCTATGACTGAGCGTTATCTCAGTCGAGCTTAGAGCTATTCTATTAACGGGCTCTGACCTATACGTTGCCCAAGACTAGCATTATGTGATCTTGTTACCTACTCTCAATGAAGCAGGATGAGCTTAGACGTCTGATTCGATGTGTTCTCGTTGAGAATGTTTTGTCTACTGCAATCAGCGAGGAGACGATGTTCGCACTTGGCGAATTTATTAGCGCGAACGAGTCTCTAGATCTTCATCAACACATGTATGCTTTGAAACCGTATGTAAAAGTTTACACAAATCTTTACCGTGTGTGGATGCACCACGACTCAGATGTTTCGGTGGAAGAATTAGAAATCGAAGCAAAGCAACGTGAGTATCTGTCGAGCACATCGGATGTCAATGCCATCACACGTATGCTTGATGATTTGGGCTCGAACGAGGACGTTGCAATCACGAAGTTCGACGGCGAAGGTTTTGATCCGTATGTTGTTCTGGGTGATGGTCTCCAGCTACACCCTCACCACTCGGAGGCAGCATACTTGCGCGCAGCATTGAAACAATACGCTTATCAAAAAGAGATCGTTGTTCTGCATATTATCGGATCACAAGTAAAGATGAACAATCACTAGAGAGAACTATTTCGAATACCACCCAGATAAGATTGGTCTCATGAACACGCTCGACGACCTGCAGGACGAGGTCAGCTGTCTGGCTGACAAGCTCACCCCGGAACTGTTGCCAGCGTTACTGGAGCGCATGCTGCAGCGAGATTGGATCATACCGTGTCATCGTCATCTGAATCTCTTATTACCGTACATTGAAGCGCAGATTACGCTTACTCACGCTAAGCGCGTCTACTTTGACGATCATTCCGATTGTTTGAGGATCGCCGAAAACTACCATTTTAGCCTGAAGCGACGCAACGAAATTCGAAAAACCTATCGATCAACTCTGTGTACCTGCTGGGTACCGAAACACTGAAGAAATAACAATGTCTGATCCGAACGAAACAAAAGATAGCAACGCAAAGAATCTTCTCGCGGAAGTTGCTGACAAGATCAAGGGTGCCGGCGATGACATCCGAAACCGTCTCGTCATGTCTATGGTCGAGAAAGAACTCGCAAGTCGCGTTGAGACACTCGACAAGGCCTTCCAGAAGCGCTACGAGCTGTTGATGAATCTCGGCAAAGTCAATCGCGCCGACGAAGTCAAGAAGGACGGTGACGGGAAGATTATCTTAGAGTCCTACTCTGACGCTCGTCGTGAGGAGATCAAGAAGGCGAAGGAGACTCTCGATAAGCATGAGAACGCGCTTGAGAAAGCGCTGACGACGAACGACTTCGCCAAGCTCAAGGGCGGATGATCATGAAGAAGACGTACACTCTCGCGCTCAACTGCGGATACGCGGAAAACGCATCGCTCTCCTTCACACCGTTTACTTCGCATTTGAAGTACGCGAGTGCAAAGGACGCCTTACTTGATCTTGCAAACTTCTTCAAGGAGCAGTACGACGTCAAATTTGCAGCGCAAATCAAAACTTGCTGCAAGATAAACTTGTCTAAGAAGGATTCCGACGCGCAGTACTGCTCCAAGTGCGGGACCTTCCTATACGAAGAAGACACGTTTGATGACACCCTCGCGTTCGTTGAGTTTGTGAACGAGATCTGTCAAGCGGACTGCAACGCGTTTCACGGCGATTACATCGACTATGACGAGCAACATCGCTGGCAGCCAGAAGGTTTTGAGGAAGCTGTCGCGAACGGCTCGGTGCGTTTCGTTTACACGGCCGAGAAAGTCATGGCCGCTGCCATCGGTCAGACGCCCGATCACCGCGTGACCATCGATCAGATCTTCAAAGAACGCACCGGCAAAGGCAGCAAGAGCTTCTCATTCTGGTGATAGATAATAGCATGGTCACTATCCTCATCCTTGCTTGGACTCTCGTTCTAGGGAGCTTTGTCGGCTACTGGATCCATCGTGGTCTGCATCAATCGTGGTCGGGCCCGTTTCATCGTGGACATATGGAACATCATCTCGAGCTCTACCCGACGACGAGACTCACGTCTGACATCTACGAGGTGAAGAAGTGGTATCACAGCGGTCCTGTCCTCTTCACTCCTGGTGCCGTTGTCTTGCTCGTCGTCGGCGCTATTTTAACGTGGCTGCTCGGCGCATCGTTCTGGAACTTCCTTGTCTTCAGCTTCGGCTTAATGAGTTTTGGCCTGTTGAACGATTATGTGCACGACGCTTTCCACCTGCGTGTACATTGGCTACAAAAGTTACCGTTATTTCGTAAGCTTCGACGCCTTCACTTCCAACATCATTTCAACATGGAGAAGAACTTCGGCATCGTGTCTCTGCATTGGGACACAGTGTTCAAGACGAAGATGGACTGAGTATCTAGCCTTGATGGAAATCAAGGATCTGCTTCGCAATGTCATCAAAGAGATGGTCGAGTCTCGCATCCGTGAGACTGACATCACAGACGGCTCACGTGTCCAATTTGGTTCGCAGGAGCACATCACTGATCTTGAAATGCGGATTACTGATCTCGAGCGTTGGCGCGATCGTCAACGTCGTGGCAGCGAAGCTCGCGCGAACTACGCGCGATTGATTGGTCGTTTGCGCGCAGAATTGCGTTCAGCGAACCGCATCGCTAACCCAAACGCTTCTCCGTTGCCGATGATGGATGAGTCTGACGTAACTCTTGTTGGCGACAGTGGAAAAAAGAAGAAGAGGAAGACACGACAGTGCACGTCATGCAAGAAGCCGTTTGTCGCCACGCCAGCCGATGACCTTGGGATGTGTCCCAAGTGCGGTGACGAGCCCGCCGCGTCGGCGAGAATGAGTGAGTCATACCCCGGCGCTCAAGCCGGGATGTGGGTTGTGAAGCACAGATACGACGGTTACACCATCGGCTTCCCAACATCGGACTTCGACAAGGCACAATCTGTCGCTGACACACGCAACGACGTCGCGATTAACGGTGCCTGGGGACGTAATAACCCAACAGCTGATCCTCCCTACAAGGTCGTGCCGTACGAGTCTGAGGCACTGGGTGAGTCCGTCAACATGAAAGACCCCGAGTACTCGTCTATCGAGACGTTCGTACAGTTCTTGCTCGACGACGAGCGCGACAGCTACACACACGAGGAGCTGACAGCCCTCAATTTCCGTACACACATGCCTGTCAACATGATTCGCAAGGAACTAGAAGGATACGGCTTGACGCTCGCGAACCGCCCTAATGAGAAGAAAGTGCGCGGATTCAGCTCAAACAGCAACGACCGCTGGTTCGGGCCTGGCTCGATGGCCACGCATGGCGGCGCCGGCATCGATCCTCAAACGGGTCGCGCTACGAGCGGTCGCGGTGACATCTGATGACGGTCCGTTCTTTAGTACTAAGCTGAGTACAAAATCCAGGTAAACAATCTAGACGTGCGAGCAGCTTTGAATTTCGCGCCGCGAAAGAAGTCTACTTCAAGAAACTAAACAGGCGCTTCACGTCGTGAATGACAAAGAGTGCAATCAGAGCAGTCAGAGCAAGCGTCGAAACGCCGGCGCCCAGTTCGCCCTTGCTGAACAGCACGACGGTCAGGATTAGACAGGCGATGACTGTGACGATCGTTGCAGCGGGTACCACGACATTACGGATGATTTCAGTGAACTTCATGCTCATCCCTTTAGGACCGAGGTATGCTCGGTCAGCAGTCCGCGAGCCTTGGTGAGCTGCTTCGCGATGACTTGCTCCTCCTCGAGAAGCGTTTCGATGGGTTGGCCGGCGGCGGCGCAGATAGCGATCTTGGACTTGATGACGGTGAGTTGCTCTTGTAGAGCTTCGAGGCGGGCGGACATGGTTCTAGATACGAGATTAGTGCCAAGACGACTAGATGATGCCTGAGAGGCATACGATTAAGACATGCAAAAGTTCTGGCGCACTCTCTCCATCGTCTCTGTCTTGACCCCGTTCGGTTTCGCCGTTCTGTACGGTCTCGCTATCCTCTTCGCTCTGATCGGTTCGCTCGTCGTTGTCGACTCAATGTTACCGGTGACCATCTTGGTCTTCACGATCATTCTCTGGGCCTCCATCCGAATCATTCGTGAAGCGGTCGAGTCTGTCAAGTACCTCTCTGTCTTCATCAAGACTACGTTCGGGGAGGATCCGTAGACGAGTAGTTAGTCAGTGTGACAACACCGAAAGAGCAGCTTGAGATTGATCAGATAGGACCTGCTAGCAAGCTCCAAGTTGGTGATTTGTTTGTCTTCATTGATGGTAGCGACAGTAATCAGCACGAAGTGACACAGGATCTCGACTCACATTTTGAGTACGACGGGCGGGTCAACAAGAAGCTCACGAAGGACATGATGGTTCAACGCGTAGGCGCACCCAACCTGGGTGAACGCACAGCTCGCGCAGTCACCGCTCTCCAGACAGCCGTCAAGAGTCTGGAGCAGACGGGCAATGTACAGCAATGGGCAGTGATGATGTCAGACGTGATCTCCCGTGTCGGCGCGAGCGGCATGCACGACGCGGTCCTGCCGCTTGAGAAGCTCGCGAAGCAAGGCAGTGCGGTGTTCGCAAAGGTGAGGCAAGCGCACAGGAAGTTGGCAGTCGATCAGCTCGTCCCCATGGTTAGGAAACGCTGGGCAGCTGACGTGACGAGCGTGATTCAGATCATTCACAACTCTTTGATGGAAGACGTGCGACGGTTAGTCCGTGCCGTTCTCACGTCCCGCTAACGCCAGGGGTTCTGACGGCATGCTGTGCAGTAAAAGACTTCCGAGTATTCGGTTCGCACGTCCTCATTGTATTCGTCGCACTTCTCACAGAATCGACCACGTTGCTGCTTGACTAACGCTCGAATGTGCAGGTCGGTGACGATCACATAATCTTCGTTCATGAATCGGCTTTCGATGGCGTACTCTGACATCATACGCTTGTTCACCCGTCCTGTCGGAAGGACATGTTTCATGTCACCGCCTGTCACAAGCATCACACGCGAGCCCATCGCTTCACCGAGGATGCGCAGCTGTGCCACACTGTCATAATCGACACAATCCGTCTTGACAGGCTTACCGTGCTTGGTTGCAACCTGCACGATATCACCGACGACAACGTCTAGCACCCTGATCGGCGTCGCGTCAACTGTCTCACACAGGTCCGGAAAGAGATTCATACCAAGCATACCGAACATGACTGGTCTCCGAGGCTTCTGCCCAAGATACGTAAGGGAGTTCGGAGAACGATGACCACGTCTTTCGCTTCCATCCCTAATCCTACGCCGTACGGGTTCTTCAACTCGGATCCAATCTTCCAGTGGGAGGCCGATGCCGCCTACACGTGGGTCCGACGTCGACTCGGCGACGACGTCATCACAGTTGAACTGACAAAGAAGCAGGTCTGGTCCGCGTTGGAGGAGTCATTTCTCGAGTACGGACGGCTCGTCGGCCAAAATCAGATCACGTCACAAATGGCCTCCTTGCTTGGCATCAATCAAGCCTTCTCAGGTAGCGTCGTCAACGGTCAACTCTCGTCGTCTTTCTCGATGACCGGTCTGTACCCTCAGACGTCGTTCGACTTTTTGATGCGTCAGGCTGACGCTTACGCTGCGTATGCGGGTCTCGGCGGCGTCTACGACAGCTATCTCACGTACATCGACACTGAGGTCGGTCGACAGGATTACAATCTGTACACGGAGCTTCGTCGCGGCGACGGCCCACAGAGCGGATCTCTACTCATTGCCACCGTTCCGAGCGCCTCGATGGACAGTAAGATTCGTGTCTACGAGATGTTCCACTTCGAGCCGCTCGCCGGTCTGAGCTACCTGCTCAACGGTGCCACGCTCCAAAACTACCTCGCGACCGAATTCAGCTACGAATCATTCACGAACCCATCCGTCTTCTACATGACACCCGTGTATGAGGATATTCTTAGGCGTGGCGCGGTCAAGACTGCCCACCGAGTTCGACGCTCGAACTACACGTACAAGATTCAGGGTCGCAACCTGCGCATCTTCCCCACACCGACCTACCAGAACGGCGCGAATCGTGTTTGGATGCGCGTGGCGCTCAACTTCGACAACTACAGTTCTATCAATCCAGCAGAAGCTCCGTACGGTTACGGGACGAAGCTCGCCTCAAACGGGAAGATCGCGACTCCGGGCCAGGTCCCCATCACGATCGTGCCGCCGGCTTCAATCAACGAGGTAGGTCGTCAATGGGTTCGTCAGTACATGCTGGCGATTTGTAAAGAGACTCTCGGACGTGCGCGCAGCAAATTCGACACCATCCCCATCCCGGGTAGCGAGCTCAAGCTAGACGGCGAGAAGTTGATCGGTGAGGCTCGTGAGGACATGGAAAAGCTAAAGACAGCCTTCCTCGAGTTCCTTGGTGAGTTGACATACGACCAGGTAATCGAGCGTGAGGCTAATAAGGCTGAGGCTCTCGCTCGCATCATGAAGTTCATGCCGATGCCACTTGGCAAGGGTCTATCGATTCGGTGACCTCGTAGATGGTCTCGTTCTCGATCAGTTTGAGAACGTCATTTTCGTACATGACTCCGGTTTCCCCGATTGATAAGTGATCGCTGAAGCCACAAGACCAAACGATCTCAAAGGCGATGTTGCATTCATCGTGAGTCACTTTGAGATTCGCGAATCTCACAAACGCTATCTCCCCTTTATAGCCGATGCGAACGAAGAGCTTACCGTCATAATCGTTCATCTTTTGACGCGAGTGAATCGCTCTCGCGTGCCGTCGGCGTGGTGGACGACGACTGTCTCGCGCATCGAATAAATCTCCCCAGATAATGAATCCTCGATGCTCTTCCCATAGATGGAAGGGGTAGACGTACCCTTATCGTTGCGCCAGATCGATGACCACCTGTCGCCGCAGCAATCGCAATCACGCCCTGTTGCGCAGCCGGCGAAGTAAACGCCGATTTTCTCGGCTCGCTGATTCGCTTCGTCGGCGGTGCGAGCGGCGATGATCACGTTCTCGCCGAAGTTGTCGTCAACGTGGAACACGCCGCGGCTGTTGTTTTGCCTGAACTCGTAGTACTTGACTTCACTAGTACCAAGCGGTAGAAGCGGGCTTTTGTCAAGCTTGCGCTCGATGATCAATGTTACAGACTTGGTGTTCGCCACGGCGGGTCGCCTTTCTCAATGTACGGGGTCGGGTTGCAGAGGGTAGGAACGGAGATAACGAATGTCCCGCCGTCGAACTTGAAGATGACGGTGTCACGTCGCCGGACACATGGGCCACCACCGTACCCACCGCCACCGCCACCGTCCTCAACGGGAAGCTCACGATCATCCCAGACACTCGCGTCTTCGCGCTCGGTCTCAGACCCGTCAGTCGAGTCGCAGGCGACGAGTAAAGAAAAGAGTCCGATCGTGGTCCACGCTTTCATATGGTCGAAGCATAGTTCGCTCCACGTACTTAGACGAGAAGATGTCACGTTTTTTCATCACTCAACGAGAGCAGAATCTGATCTCGGACCTCACCAAAGAGATCTTCCGCGACATCGCGGGACAGGTGATCTACTACTACGCGATCTCCGAGGTAAAGACGCGCGCTCATGAGGTCTACAACGAGTCGCCTGAGAAGGTTTGGGACACACCGATCGAACTGCCGGCTCTCGTTGGGTCGCCTGTGAGTGAGACGAAGACCGACATCTTCGGCCCGGGCGTGCTGCAGAAACTCGAGGTATTCCTCCATTACCGCGATTTGCTTGAGATCGGTCTCGAAGTGTGCGACGGTGATTTCATCCGCTACGGCGATACGCTGTACGAGATCACCAACATTGAGCGACTGAAGAATGTGTACGGTCACGCCGAGTCGCTCGACGGGTTAAAGTTGACATGCACCCAATCCCGCAAGGGTCAGATCGATGCGCCTCAGATCGGGCCGTCTGACATCATGTACTCCGACCCCAACGCGGTCAAGAAGGACTTCGAGCAGTCCCGCGGGAAGAAGATGCGCGACGACGAGCCGACCGGTGATAAGCGTGATCTGCAGGAGACTGGCGTACTAGAAGAGCCTATCGCCGGTCCGGCAAAGATCGTTGAGGACCCAACCGGCTCTGACTTCTATGGAGACAAGTGGTGACAACTCGCTTCAACTCAGGTGACTCTCGAGGTGTTCCCTCGGGCTACGAAGGTAACGCCTCACCCGAGGACGTGCGCGTCCCGTCGTGCGGTCTCGAGGATCTCGACAAGGCTTTCTTTAAGGTCTTGCGCGACGGCGTCGCGTTCCAGATTGGCAATGACCCTTCGAAACAACAGAGGGTGCCCATCGTCTTCGCCGTCGGCGAGAAGTGGAGCATGCTGAAGTCCGGTCGTGCCCTTCGTGACAAGAACAAGACGCTGATCCTACCGCTCGTCACCGTTCGTCGCGTGGGCATCGAGCAAGGAAAGGAAGACATCACCGGTCGGGGCATGAATCAACAGGTTGGACAGTACACTGTCCGAACCAAGCTCGACCCGCGTGACCGAGCCTATCAGAATATTCTCAACAAGCTTGCCCTGCCCAACTCTGTCGATGCCCCTGGCGAGCGTGAGTTTGACGAAGAGGGATCGCTAACGACGACTCGCGACGGCACGCAGGCGAACGCCAACGATGCTGACGTTCGCTCCGGAGGCCTGCTTGCGCCCAAGCTTGGCGTCAATGTGTGGCAGATTGTTACGCTCCCAACTCCGCAGTTTTACACGGCGACCTTTGAGCTCACGATTTGGGCTCAATACACACAACACATGAATCAGATGTTAGAGAGACTGATGGTGTCGTTCCTGCCCACCGGTCGACGCACCCTGCGGCTCGAGACCGACAAGGGTTACTGGTTCGTCGCCTACTTCGACGAAGGTTACTCCTCGGAGGACAATGCTGACTCGTCGACCGGCGAGGAACTCATTCGCAAGTACAAGTTGACTGTCAAGGTGCCGGGGTACATTGTCGAGTCCAACAGCCCAGGTACGCCTTCCGGCGTGCGAAAGTTTGTCTCGGCCCCGCAGATCTCGTTTGTGACCGGCGGAGAGCAGACTGACACGTTCTTCTCGAATGGCATCCCAGCCGACTCCGACCCGTACGCCGCGGCTGACGATCCAGATCGTGAATATTTACTCAACGACCCGAGTCAACACCCACAAAATCGTGTCGATCAGCTAGTTGAGCGGGTCGTCGTGAACACGGTGGTCAACCCGTTTACAGGTCGACGCGAGCCCGAGTACGCTCGGGTTATCAGCAGAAACACCTCAACCGGCGAATCTGTGCTCGTCCCAGACGATGGGATCGGACTACGTATCTTGTCATCCAGATGATTCGTCTCTCTCTAGAGACGACTTCCTACCTACCGTCGCGTAGTTACGTACGGCGTCTCACAAACGCACAGGAGACATCTAAGCATGGCTGAGCAGACCTTTCGATCTCCCGGATTTTTCGATACTGAGACTGATCTCTCAGTACGACAGGAATTGGCCCCGGCCGGCGTCCCCGCTGGTCTCGTTGGAGCCTCTACACGAGGCCCTGCGTACGTGCCCGTCACCGTCCGTGACTTCGCTAACTTCAAGCAGATCTTCGGAGACCTCGATGTTCGATACCCCGCTCCGTACGCGGCAAACGAATTCCTCAAACATCGTAGCGCGCTGACCTTCCTCAGGGTCCTTGGCGCCGGTGCACTTGACACCTCGGGCGACATCCTCCGCTTTCAATCAACTGGTCAATGTCGGAACGCCGGCTTCGTCGTGACCGGCTCGACCGCAGCGAACGACTCCACCGGCCGCCACATGGGTGCTGTTCAGTTCCTCGTCGCGAAGCATACACTTCGCGCGAACGAAGCCTATGGCTTGCCGATGTTCACGAACAACTCCAGCTACGCAGGCTCGATCGCGAACCTCGTCCGCGGCGTTGTGTTCCTCGCCTCCGGCACTCGTATGATGGTACTCGACGGCAACCAGACTGCGCAGGGCGCCTTCAGTGCCGCGGGCCCCGACGACGTGGCCACGGTCACCAGCGGCAAGTTCAAGCTCATCCTCTCCTCCTCGAACGGTACCTCCTTCGGCGTCACTGACGGGAACGTCGGTCTCAAGATCTTTACCGCCTCGATGGACCCGTCGAGCTCTGACTATTTCGCGAAACTGCTCAACTCGGACCCCGAGAAGTTTGCGACCGAGCAACATCTCGTCTACGCCGACTACGCGGTCGACGACGAGCTCGCCACGGCCGCCGTCGTGGCTGTCGTGTCTGGCTCGAACAACACATCGGCCAACTCGGGCGACACCTCGAGGAAGTTCCGTGACATGTTCGGGCATTTCGACACGAAGTACCGCGCGCCTGCCTCGCCGGTCATCATCTCGCAGCCCTTCGGCGCGACCGAGTACGACCTCTTCTCCGTCGAGGCGCTCGACGACGGGGAGTACGCAAATCAACTCTACAAGATCTCGATCTCTGACCTTAAGATCTCGAGCGATCCGGCCGACTCGTACGGCACATTTACACTGCTCGTCCGCGCTTTCGCCGACAACGACGCGACGCCCGACATCCTTGAGCAGTACTCGCAGTGCAGTCTGAACCCGGATTCCTCAAACTATATTGCTCGTAAGGTCGGCGACCGTAAGGTCACGTTCAACTTTGAGAGCGAGAATCTCAACGAGCGTCGCCTGCTGGCTTCTGGTCGATACGCGAACCAGTCCCGTTTTATCCGCGTTGTCATGGCTGACCAGGTTGAACGCAAGCTCACGCCGGCCAAGGCCTTACCATTTGGTTTCCACGGTATGGAGGTTCTCAAGACCAATGATATGAACACGGATCGACCCGGCGCTGTCGGTCTCGTCCGCCTCTCGCACTTCGGCAACGCTTCGACAGACAGCGCGCTGCTCTCTGGTTCGATCGTCCCCCCGGTCCCCTATCGCTTCAAGGTGACCAAGGGTGAGGTTGCGACGTCTGGCTACATCGGCAATCCCGGCCCCACCGAGCTCGCCTCGCCGAACTTCTACTGGGGCGTCAAGTTCGACCGGAACACCACACCACTCAACCCGAATGTTGTGACTGACAAGAACACGCTTATCGAGAGTCTCACGAAGTTCATGGGCATCCGTAAGCTTGACGCCGTCGTCACTGGGACGAACGCCGACCTGTTGAACAACAACAAGTTCACCTTGGCGCGCGTCGCCTTCTCGAACACGACGCTCGTCGACCTGACGGGCACGATCGATGCACACATGAAGGAAGCCGCTTACCTGCGCAACGGCACGGTCAACCCGTCCACGTACACAGTCAACGATGGCACCATCACCAACCGTCTCACGCTCGCAGCGCTCGTTGCAGCAACGTCAAGCGTTCAGTTCAACCGCTTCTCGCCTTATGCGAAGTTCTCAACGTTCCTGCACGGCGGTTTCGACGGCGTGAACATTCTCGACCGCTCCGCTCGCCGGATGTCCGACAAGGCGGTGTCCTTCGACGCTCTTGGCGGCGCTGAGGCTACCTACGTTTCGCCCGGACTCGCACAAAACCAGGCCGGCACGGCGACGAGCAACAACACTGTCGTGGCGTACAAGACGGCCATCGACATCATGACCAATCAGTTCTACGTCAACACAAACATTTTGACGATCCCGGGTGTCCGTGAGTCGTACGTCACGAATTACGCAGCTCAGAAAACTAAGGAGTACGGCATGGCGATGTACCTCATGGACATCGCAGGCTACGACGACACCAACTCTCGCCTCTACGACGACTCGACGACTCGCCCTGACGTAACGAACACGGCGAAGGCGTTCGATGGTCGAGCGGTCGATAACGACTACTCGGCAACCTACTTTCCGGACGTCTTCGTCCAGGATGTGGTCAACAAGCGCGTTGTCAAGGTCCCGGCTTCGGTTGCGGCGCTTGCGGCGCTTGCGTACAACGATCGGATTGCGTACCCCTGGTTCGCGCCCGCCGGCTTCAATCGCGCTGCGCTCGACTTTGTCAAAAACATCGCCACGCGACTCAACTCCGCCGACCGCGACGCTCTCTACGACGTTCGCATCAACCCGATTGCGACTTTCCCCAAGCAGGGCTTCGTAATCTTTGGACAGAAGACGCTCAAGGCTTCTAAGAGCGCGCTCGACCGTGTCAATGTGCGTCGACTTCTACTTGAGGTCAAACGTGTCGTCGTCGACATTGCGCTCAAGCTGCCGTTCGAACAAAACACACCCGGCATTCGCGACCAGTTCGTCCGCGACGCTTCGACGCGTCTCGGCATCATTCAGACCCAGGCCGGTGTTGAGTCCTTCAACGTCGTCATGGACGACACCAACAACACCACGGCCGACAAAGAAGAGAACAAGCTCAACGGTCGCATCATGATCGTACCCACTCGCACGATCGAGTTTATTAGCATTGATTTTGTGATCACAAACTCCGGCGTGGACTTTACCTAAGTCTTTGACTTGATTAGATTTACTCGTGCGGGTTTTTCTCTGAGAAGAGTAGACCCGCGCGGTAATCAAGCTCCCAGACGAACTTGAGCTCGTAACCGAGCTCGAGAATGCGTCGTTGTTGCTCGAGCGCTTCGAGGTAAAGACTACCCATACGGTGACCGTTCTTTGTGTTGAGCGTGTCAGGCGCGTGCTTGCGGGGGTCGCCGTGCCAGTAAGTGCCGAAGAACTCGTAGACCACACGCTCAACCATTCCGTCGGCTCTCATTTGACTGCCGACGATGCGAACTTGACGATGCTCACTGTCGTCGGGAATGCCGATCGCGTTCAACCATTTTCGTTCGACTTTAGAGACATTGTCGGCGCATCGCATGCATCCTTGACCGACATTGATGTGTTTGAAAGGTCTTTGCCAAAACGAACCATGTGAGAAACACATGATTTTGACGGGTGTGGAGTTATTCACGTAAGTGACTTCGGAGTAGTCGTAACGCTCTCCGTGCACGTTCTTGGCGTCTATGACGAACTCGTCAAACGTGCGCTTGAATGATCCGTAACATTTGGGGCATCCGCTCATCTGGTGAATGTGAGTGTCGTAGCGCTGTTGAAAGGCTCCATGTACGTGACATATGATCGTGAACGGCGTTGACGAGTTGACGTAGACTTGCGATGGGTACTCGTACGTGTCGCCGTGAACCTGACGGGCTCGTGCGACGACCTCATCGAGCGATGGAGTGTTCGTCGCTCTCACGCGTTCGATGGAGCATTCGGGGCAGCCGGTCTTGCTTCTAACGTGATCATTTGGAGACATCCAGAACGATCCATGCGTTGGACACAAGATTTTGCCAGGCGTCTTCATTTCAACATACTCAAAGGCGGTGTAGTCGAAGATTGTTGAGTGAGTCTGACGCATTCTATTGACGACAGCGTCTAGCGTGAGCTTGTTTGGAGGAGACCGTTGTACTTCGATCTGTTGCTGCATGACGCGTTGATGCACACACTTGGGACATCCGGAGCGATTGAAGAAGTGGTTACCATAGTTTTGAAAAAAGCTTCCGTGTTCACGACAGACGATCTCTCCTTTTATTCGTAGAGTCGTGTAGACGAACTTCGAGTAATCGTAAGTTTCACCATGCACCGATCTCATGCGCGAGATGACAGTGTCTTGATCTAATCGAGGCGGTCCAGAACGTCTCATTGCTACGATAGTAGCTACTGATGATTTATCAGCTCGATTCGAGAGCTGAAATTGAAGCGGTCGCTTAGTTACCAAACATGGCGAATGTGAAACTTGGTAGCGCTGGCGTAACATCGAGAGAAATTGACCTCTCTGGACCGATTAGCGTACAACCCATCGGAGTTGCGGCTGGAGTAATCGGTACTTCTTTGAAGGGTCCCGCTTTCGTGCCCGTCACGGTCGGTGTCATCAGCGATTACTACGCCAAGTTCGGCAAGACCGACGGGCGCAAGTTCGGCCCTTTGGCTGTGACTGAGTGGCTTCGTAACGCGTCGGCGGCCACGTATCTTCGAGTCCTCGGCGTCGGCACCGGTCTCAAGCGTGAGACCGGGACCAACTCAGGTCGTGTCGCCGGCGCAGGCTTCGTCGCCGGCGAGCAGCTGCCCAACGTGAACAGTGGCATTCTGGTGTCGAACCCCCACGCGAACTCGAACGGCCCGCTCGGCCGCGTGCACATGCTTGGTTGCTTCATGAGCGAATCGAACGGCTCGTCTATCTTCAGCTCCGCTAGCCTTCAAGGCGCCGGCTCGGTGACCCCAGGCGTTCAGACAGCTGTCCCGATCCTGCGCGGCGTCCTGATGGTGCCTAGCGGTGTCATGATGCGTCTCTCGTCTTCGTTCACCGCCTCGGCAGCGCCTGCTGGTAGCACCGTCGCCGGCTCGAGCGCAATGCCGGGCTCGCTGATCGGCACGGTCACGCTGAGTTCTGGTAAGCAGGAGTTCGTTCTCTTTCTCAACGGTCACAAGGGCGTCGACGTGGCGTATCCCAACATGTACACCGCCTCGTTCGACCCGACCGCGCCGAACTACTTCCGCAACGTCCTGAACCGTGATCCCTACAAGATCCAGGAGGCGGGTCACTATCTGCACGCGTCGTGGGACATCCACCCGTCGCTCGCGGTCGTGACCGGCACCAACCTGATCGTTTCCGGCGTCACCTCTGGGTGGAACGGCGGGCTCGAGTCCGCGGCGTTCATCACGACCGGCAGCATGACCCGCGACACGGGCAGCTCGACCATCCCAAACTACGAGAACTTCGAGGACCGATTCGACCATGCGAAGTCGCCCTGGGTCCTGTCTCAGAAGTTCGGCGGCCAGCCCAAGAAGCTGTTCCGCTTCCACATGTTGGACGATGGCGCTGGCGTTTCTAGCAACGTCAAGATCTCGATCGAGAACATCGCCCCGTCGACGGACAGTAAGAACCCGTACGGCACGTTCGACGTTGTCATCCGCGACTGGAACGACACAGACGCCAACCCACGCGCATACGAGCAGTATCGAGGTCTCTCACTGAACCCCTCGGCAGACCGCTACATCGCAAAGGCAATCGGTGACATGAATGTCTACTACGATTTTGACAAGACTCTCCAGTCGCAAAAACTTGTCGTCGACGGCAACTATTCGAATCGCTCCAACTATGTTCGCGTCGAGCTCGATGACCTCGTCATCAACGAGGAAGTGGACCCGACCGGCCTTCCGATCGCGTTTCGTGGACCGGCTCATCTCGTGACCTCTGGCTCGGCGCCGCTAGCGTCAACGATCTCCGCTGACTTGCTCGTCCCGACTGCCATCAAGCGCGTCGTGCAGCCTCCGGTGCCTTATCGGATCAGTCTTCAAGAGGGTGAGGGCGTCAAGGCGCTTGTCAACCCGTCTCTGTATTGGGGTGTTCAGTTCGAGCAGGTGATCAGCATCACCAATCCGAACGCGACCAGCGTCAAGAACGACTCACTCGCAAGCTACACACTCTACTGGCCCAACTTCCAGACGTCGAACCAGAACGTGCTTGAGGACGACTCTGTAGGTGAGGCTGACACCAACGCCAATGGCATTCTCGACGCAGACCGATTCTGTCGCAATCTATTTACACTTGAGAACATCCGGGTCCTGACCGGCTCGGACACAAAGGCGGACTCGCAGAAGTGGGCGAGCGCCGTGTACGTTCGCGACGGTCAGATCACGACCGATTCGGCAAACAAGAGCCGAGCGTTGAACGTCACCGATTTCACGCAGCCGAACCGCAAGTACCTCAAATTCACCCTGTTTATGCAAGGTGGCTTCGACGGCACAAATATGTTTGATCGTGACGAGGCGACGATGTCTAACGTGGCCGTCACAGCCGACATGAACGATGCCAACCGCGGTCAGTCCAACGGCCCCACGGCGGCGGCGTATCGGAAGGCTATCGATCTGATGACCGAGCGCACCGATGTCGACATCATGCTTCTCGCTATCCCTGGCATCCGGCACTCGATCGTCACCGATAAGGCTCTCGAGGCCGTCGAGTCGCGCTTCGACGCCATGTTCCTGATGGATGTTGAGGAATATGACACCAATGGCGGGCTCATCACGGGCAGCATCCAGGTGCCTAGCGTCACCAACACCGCGACCGAGTTCAGGGAGCGCGCTCTCAATAGCTCGTTTGGCGCCGCGTACTATCCTGACGTCGTCCTCACGGACCCGACCACAAAGAGCAACGTCATGGTGCCCCCATCCGTCGTCGTTCTCGGCGCGTTCGCACTGAACGACGCGATTGCGTACCCTTGGTTCGCGCCCGCCGGTTTCGCTCGCGGTGCGCTAGCCACGACGCTTGAGGCGAAGGTCAAACTGTCTAAGGACAGCATGGACACGCTCTACGACGCGAACATCAATCCGCTCGTCGCGTTCCCTGGCAACTCGCCGGCCGGCACACAGGCGCAGGGCGGCGTGGTCGTGTGGGGTCAGCGCACGCTGCAAGCGTTCGCCAGCTCGCTTGACCGGGTCAACGTGCGTCGTCTCATGATCGATCTGCGCCGTCAGGTGCGTGACATCGCTCTCACGTTCGTCTTCGAGCCGAACCGCGAGAGCACGCTCAACCGCTTCCAGGCCGCCGTCGAGCCTCGACTCTCTCGCGTTCAGAAACAGTTCGGACTTGAGAAATACAAGGTCCAGATCGACGCGTCGACGACCACACAGGCTGACGTCGAGAACAACACGATCCGCGGGAAGATTTGGGTGCAGCCAACGAGATCGATTGAATATGTTGCGCTCGACTTTGTCGTTTCAAACGCTGGCAGCCAGATCTAAAAGGCGTATATAATGAACATTATCAACGCTATTAGTCAGATCGTGAAGGAAACTTTCGCACAGACCAAGTTTCCTCGCAAGACTGGTGAGATCGAGGGGAAAACAGCTTCTGAGAAACGTCGTGCCAAAGTCGAGAAGGATAAGCGTTCCAGGATCGGGAAACAGAAGTCTGGCTTTGTGAAAGAGAGCGATATGTTAAGAGACTTCGACCCACATCGCATCGCTTCTGAGTGGCACTCTGGTCAAGGCAGTGCGCTTTACGCGTACTCCTCCACCGATCGCATCCCGACTGAGGAGTTCAAGGAACGTCTTGTGTCGGAGATTGAGCATTCGATGGCCGGCGCAAACGATGACGGTCTTGACGAGCTTGAGTATCTGCTCATGCACGTCGAGGAGCAGCACCCCGACCAGTTCCCTGACTCGAGCATGCGTGAAGCTTGGGGTACTGTCAACAAACGCGGAGAAGAGCAGTGGAGCGACGATGACGACGCAGATATTCGCGATCTTTATCTAAGCCCTGAGGCCTTCAACGACAGCCCGCGCGGCGCACCCTTGAAGGACGACATGATTGTCGCCCGACCCAAGGCAAAGCGTGAAGAAGATGCGTTTTGCGAGATCTGCGGCGGCAACGAAGGCGTATGCGAATGCGCGATGACCGAAGAAGACGAGCCGTCGTCTGAAGACTTCAAAAAGTACAGTGCAGCCGTGCGACGCGGACAAATTGCAAACAAGACAAATTTCTCCTTGGATAACCCGCCGTCAGCTGCTTCCTTCCGCACAATGGGCAAAGCTGGTCCGACAGACAAGCCGCCGCCGAAATGGGTTCATCCTGATCATCGACGAGTAAAGGAGAGCGTTCAGGAGAGTTCGTTGCGGTTAGTCATCAGTCGTATCCTCGGTGAGATGAAGCTCAGTGTTGCTGGCGGCGGCCATTTCAACTGGGACGCGAAGGATGAGCCCAGCGATTCTGACGACGACGAACTTGCCACATTCTTGCTCAAGAAGAAGAAGGATGAATCCGAACCCGAGGAGAATAAGTCGAGCGAGAAGCTGGGCACATCTAAGAAGCGCGGCAAGAGTAGCCAGTTCCGCTGAGAGCATTAGCATGCTCAGGATGGGTATGCTCCGAATCGCGCTTAGCACGTTGGTCTCTCGCACTCGTACCGGGTTGGACGGTCTAGCGGCTACTTCTCTCCTCCAAGAGGCGTTTGAGACGCTCACACGCGTCAAAGCAGCGCACTGGTGTGGCTCGTCCATTGCTGACGTGCCTGAGATGATCCAGGAGCTCGCGCGAGACAGAGATGACTACAAGCGAATGGCCGAGTCGTATCGTGTGGACCTCGCGAAAGCGGAGGCCAAGATTCAAGACTGGAGGTCTCCTGCAAACGGCTCGTGGCAATACGAACGCGGGAGCAAGGATTGAACGACGTTCTAGCCATGCTTGGCGCGTTCACGTTGGGAAGCATCGCCTCATTCTTTCTTATGCGACACACCATCGGCTCCCACAGGTGGCGTGACGGTTACCTGTACGGCTTCAATCACGCTTGGGACGAGAAGACGAAGGTCGAAGAAGCAGTTCATCGTGATCGAATGAAGAAACTTCGTAAGACTGGAGCTAAACTAATCGTTGTCAAAGAGGAGAAGTCGTGAAGTACATTGTTCGACAGGGTAAGAAGAAAGGACGTGGGTATTACCTGACGTTGTGCCCGTTTGGCGCCTTCAACAATGGATTCTATCATTATACAAAGCAACAACGTAAAGCGTACAGGTTCGACACAATCGCTGCGGCGATGAAAACCGCAAAAGGGTGCACACACATTGCTGTGTATCGTGTTATTCAACTCGTCAAAAAGCCATGATACCGATATACAACCGCGGCGACGTGCTGATGGATGACCACCGTCTCTATGTTGTTCTGAGTTCTTCAGCGACAAAGGTCGGCTCCGACGAAGCCATCTATCGCGTGCTTGTTTTGGCTGTCTTTAAGGAAAGTGACACTTTCCGTGGCGAGTATGCTGGTATGCATTACTGGTGGGGCAGCGGCGTCGAGCTCGACACGCATCTCGGCAAAACCGCGTTGCCTGCTACTTTATAATCTGATGTCTCCTGAAAACTTTACCTTTTGGCTCAACGGTTACTTCGAAATCCTTGCTTTAAGCAAGACCCCTAACGCTGAGCTCACGTTGCAGCAGATTGTCTGCATCAAGGATCACCTCGCTCTCGTCTTCCAGAAGGTGACGCCGAAGCGTGATCGTGTCGAGAAGCGTCGCGTCAAGCGAAAGGCCTACGAGACGCCGAAAGAGGACATCTCTGACATACTCCAGTTGGACCCGGCCTTCAATCTTGATCTCATATGCACGCCAATGAAGCACGTCGACATCGAGGAGTCTATTAAGAAGCATCTCGACAAGCCAAAGACCGGCGCCGAATACTGGGTGGAACGCACGACGCCTACGCGTCGGTCTTCACAAAAGATATGTTGACGTACAAGGTCAAGTGTGAGCTGTTGTGAAGGTTGTGCGAGTCGGACAGGTGTGGGAGATGAACGACGTTCTCGTCGTCGTTGTGACTAAGCTCTTTTATCCCAAGTGCGCCGATCAGAATTGGTGGATGTTGTTAGATCTGGAGACAGGATTCACTTTTCACTTCGGCGACCGTGCGTTTAACAAGAACGACGTGCTTTTATATGTGGCTTAGATGTCGAGCATGAATAGCATGTTTGAGCACCCGAAGATCTTCACGACCTTGTGTTTCGCTGCAACCTCAACTTCGGTCATCCCGTTGGTGGATCGATACTTGAAACGGTTAAAACGATCGCGATAGTTGGTCCACCACCATCTCGGTTCGGTGATTTTGGTCAGCGTCCAACCGCATCGCGTCCACGAAGCCGCGACCGATCCGAAACGCGAGTCAACGTAGGTCATTAGCTTCGTGAAACCCGCGTCTACAGCATGTAATTTTGCCACCTTTGTGAGTCGAGATACGCCACCACGAACATTGGTGTTGAGCGCCGAACACAGACGAGCGACTTCCAAAACATCGTGGTATCGTTGATGAAACGGTTTCCGAAGTGAGATGGCGGCGATAAGTTCGTCGTCATGAAACAACCCGAATGCGGTTTGCGTTTTGACGTCACCGTCGATGTGATTGTTGACAAAAAACTCACGTCGTTCTTTGCTTGTTAAGGTTTTCACGACACAATCGCGAGCGTTCACTTTCCTCGTCGTGAAACCCATCCTGTGTGACATCATTGACTCAACGATGAGACGTTTGTCGCGCCATTCATCTTCAAAGATGTGAAACAACGACACACCGTTGCTGCTAGCGCTTACACTTTTGCTTTCGTGGTAAATGGAACTCTTGTTGGTTACGCTGTGCCAGTATAACCCGTTGTACTCGATCGCGAAATTTGTCCTTGACACGTACACGTCTAACTCTTTACCAGACAAAGTTATACGGTCGTTCACGACCGCCTGAGGCTCGCGAGCAAAGATCCAGTCGGAAATTTGGGATTGGGCGGCGCTTCCCATAGGGTCGCAACGGAAACATCTCGCCGTCTCCAAGCGTCGAACCTTCTCCGTCCAGTCAAACTGACACTTCACACAACGCACAAAAACACAGGGCGTCAGGTAGTTCTTGTAGTCGCCTTCGACACGTATGAATTCAATGAGCCCGCTGCGTTCTGAGAGCTCGCGAATCTCGTCAATCGAAAACCTCTTCGCAGAGTCGAGATGTTTGCGTAGTTCCTTGTTACGGTGCGTTGTCGCGACCTTCGCTGCCATGTCGGAGACGCGAACGTCTGTCTCCTTCGTGAGCCCTTTCGCCCAGGGTGTGATCGATCCGTTGGCAAACAGTTTGGACAGGTTGTCAGCAGCAACTTTCACTCGTTCATCAGTGTTCTTGGTCAACCCTTTCGACCAAGCGGTTATCTCGCCTTCGACGAAGGCTTTCTTACGCCCGACCGACGTCGCAATACCTCTGAGGCGAACCCGCTCGTCGATCTCCTTCGTGAGCCCTTTTGACCACCCTACGCTCTCACCTGAAGCAAAGCTTTCACGTAAGGCGTTGAGTCTAACCGTCTTAGCATTATCGCTTTCCACTCGCACGTTGTGACCGATGACAAACGCGCTGTAACCCGTCCACCACCCGGTCCACGTCACCGGTTCGGAGCAACCACAGCCGCAACGCGGAGGCGCGTCGAGCTTGTGCTTCAGAAGCCACAACCGTGACACGGTGAGACCGTGCGTCGTCGCATGACTCTCCAACACGATCTGCCCTTTAGCAGTCCTGGAAGCCTTGAAGACATCTTCGCATACGGGGCAGCTGTCTACCCTGGCGTTCGCCTTTCCGACGTTGCTTCTGTTACAAGAAGCACAGACCTTGCGATGGTTTTCGGCGAAACGACATTTGTCTTTCGTTTTGTGAACCACGTCGAGCCCGCACTGTGAGCACACTCTCACCCAACCACTTTCAATCTGCCTCACATAACCATTATAGCACCTAGATGATAACGAGAAAATAAGTCATTTTCTTTGGAGAGAAATAATTTGCGAGCTCGATATCTACATCTTGAAGCCAGCAAAGGCTGAAAGGACAGTGAATTTTGGCCGAGGTACTTGACGTTAGTAGTTTGCTTCCCAATCGATTCGAGCCAAAACGCAAGAATCGATGGGTCCTCCAGATCGAGGGCGTTGATGCCTTTCTCTGTAAGACCGCCTCCCGTCCCACCATCACGACAGAGGAGATCGAGATGCCATTCGTCAACTCCGTGAGATACCTCGCGGCGAAGACGCGATTCAACAAGATCAACGTCGTCCTGCAGGACGCGATTGCCCCGAGCGGCTCGCAGCAGGTCATGGAGTGGATCCGTCTGTGTTTCGAGTCGGTGTCCGGGCGAGCCGGCTACGCGGATTTCTACAAGCGCGACGTCCAGCTCAAGATGATCGACCCTGTTGGAACTGTAGTTGAATTGTGGGATATCAAGGGAGCCTTCATCACCAGCGCAAACTTCGGCGAGCTCTCGTACGATGATCACGCTGCGATGGAAATTGCTCTCGAAATTCGCTATGACCAGGCTGTTTTGCAGTACTGATTCATAAACAGTTCATTCGGGTCTACATTGTTAGACTAGAGTGAATGTATGGAAGATGCGTTATACAAGTGCCCTCGTTGTGAGGTCGTTAAGACCCTTCGAGGGCTTTCTTGTCACGTCACCAAGACACACAGGATGTCGTCTCGCGATCTCCATGTTGCGGTTCTGCATAATGGAACTCCACCACTTTGTGCTTGCGGTTGCGGGAAAGAGACGAACTGGTTGCAACGCCGATTCGGGACTTACGCGTCGCGAGGATGCAACGGCTTCTCCAATGATGCCCGCGCCAAAGCTTTAGAGGTTCGCGCTGAGAAGAGTTCACGTGGCGAGCAATCTTCATGGAACGCCGGACTTACAAAAGAGACCGACAAACGGGTCGCCGCGATAGCGTTGAAGATTTCCGAAGCCATGAATGGGGCCGACATATCCAGGCTGTTAGCCGCGCGATCCGACGAGGAAAAAGAGACACAACGTGTAAGAATGTCTAAGGCGAAGGCGGGATCCGTCCCCTGGAACGTTGGTCTGACCAAAGAAACGTCCGCAAGCCTTACATCTGTATCAAGAAAGAACAGTCAGCACGCTCGACGTCGCTTCAACTGGAAAGACAAACCAACGTTGATTGAGAATGCTGCTTTAGTGAGAAGCGATCAGTTGACGTTGATCGATCACGGTGCATACGAAAATAAGCATTCGTCTTTGTTGTTTGAATGTGCGAAATGCAACGCGCGGTTACGACGATCCTTGCATGTTTTGCGGTATAGCCCTAGTTGTCCCGTCTGCACAGGAGGAGATTCCAAGCCGCAACTTGAAATTTTCGAGTATGTGCGTTCCATCTCCAATGACGCGATGTCTTCTGACAAGACCTGCATTTCACCTTTGGAACTTGATGTATACGTTCCGTCGAAAGATTTTGCTGTTGAGTATAACGGTCTGTACTGGCACTGTGAGAAGAACAAAGATCGTTCGTATCATCAGGGAAAAACCAACAAGGCGTTACAGAACGATATCCAACTTCTGCACATTTACGCAGATGATTGGGAGCATAAACGTCCGATCGTCGAATCCATGATCCGTTACCGACTCAATGCAACAAGCGTGAAGATATCTGCTCGTAAATGCGAGCTCGTTGAACTGATTGCCACGGAACGTCGTCAATTCCTTAATGAATGCCATCTCGATGGGGATGTGTCTGCAAAGACAGCATTTGGACTACGTTTCAACGGTGAATTGGTCGCTGTTTTATCGTTGAGAACCCCATTCCACAAGACATGGCGCGATCACATAGAGGTGGCTAGATTTGCAACGAAGCTGAACACTTCAGTTGCTGGTGGTTTGTCAAGATTAGTCAAGGCTGCTTCTGACTGGGCAAAACAACGCAAATACAAAGGCATGCTGTCTTACGTTGATGGACGTGTGGGAGTAGGCAATGGTTATATCAGAGCTGGTTTTGGTGTTCATGGCAAAACTCCTCCGACATTCTGGTGGACCGATTACAAACAACGGTTTAATCGTTTCAACTATCGAGCCGACAAAGAACGAAACATGTCAGAAAGAGAGGTTGCTGACGAGGCCGGTGTTGTGCGCATCTATGGATGTGAGAATTTTGTCATGGTTCTTAACCTGTGAAAGGAGAGCGCTGTCATCCGTTCGGGAGCTGTAGTCTGAGGTTGTGAACCCCTACAATGTGTCGAGCGGCGAGGTCTGGCAGAGCGCTCACGGCATGTTGTTCGTCTTGTTGGATGGATACGAGACTGTCGGCGTCAGTGGAAACACACGGTATCGACAAGCTATCAATCTAGACACAGGCAAGCTGTTCCCGTTCGGTGATAACTCCTTGGTCGCGAAGTTCTCAAAGAGGTTTGCGTGAAGCCGTTTAACGCCCCAACTGGTACGGTTTGGCTGTTCCATCCAAAACAAAAACATGATAACATTGACGTCTTTGTCATTTTGGACGGGTACATGAAAGATAACGACTTAATGTGTCGGCGTGTGTTAGTCATGCATAGCGATCTTGGTAGCGAATTGGGCGAGCTGTCCTTCTCAGAAGACTCGCCATACAACGACAAATCGGAGAGGTTTGTGTGACACCTTACGATGCCCCGATCGGAACCGTGTGGGACTTCGAGGGAGAGTTGTTTGTTATGCTCGACGAGTACATGCGCGACGACGAATGTCACGGTGATCTGTACAGACGATATCTCGGCCTTGTCGATGGTAAGATCCAATGGATGGGTCAATACTCGCTTCGTGATGACGATAGCAAGATGTTTACATGAGCGCTTACCATGCACCCGCAGGCACCGTCTTCGACTGGTCCTGGTCCAAGATTGACATCATCTTTGTTGTGCTCGACAGTCACATACAGTACGGTTCGATCTACCACATGCGGCAGGCGTTCAACTTGAGTACCGGCGAACTAATCTATTTTGAAAAAAATTCAGCTTGGGATCTCACATCGAAACAGATCTCATGAAGCTACTCTTTTCTCCTAATGGAACTGTATGAGAGTACATCGACGCGCACACAAACGATGTCTATATTGTTTACGTGAGTTCCGCGTATACGTCGAAGACAGGCACCATTTGGCAATGTAAGATAGAAAGCTTTGAGCTCATCTTTCTGATCCTCGACGGTTTCACCGAAGACATGGCTTCACCTCTTATGAGCGAGAAGCGAAAGGGGAGGTCGCTAACGCGTCACGTTATGGTCCCCTTTCGAAACTATTTCGACCTTTCAAACGGAGAGATCGCCCACTTTTCACGTGACTCACTGATAAACAAGTTAGCAAGACGATTTAAATGACCCCGTTCGACTCTCCTGAGGGAACTGTGTGGGAGTACACCGACGTGCGGAGGAAATACGACATACTCGTCGTGTACGGCAAATCCCAACACGGATTCAGGCCGTACTTCAACCTCGTCTCGGGCGAGATTGGTAGCCTTTATAAGGACTCGCTCTACAACAGATATTCCACCATTTTTGCGGAGACTACGTAACCAAGTGTCATCTTTCGCCTGTGCACCGCTACCACTGTTCGAGGAACGTCTGCGCTCGCTGTGGCAACACGTGAAACCTCGACCAATTTTACACGGAGAAATTGCGCTCGAAAATTCGTGTAGTCTTTCGCAAGTAGAACGCGAAATGACGATGCTTATCGATCAAGGAAAGTGGCGACGTCTCTCTAAGAAAGAGCTTACTGAGATGAAGAAGGATGATCGTCTGATTGCATATCTTGAAGTCTAAGATCGCGTTCAATAGCAAATTGCTTCCTTGCTGTTTAGACGAGATACGCTTTCCCGAACCCACCAGCGATGAGTTGCTCGCTCAATTTCAACGTGACACCTTGTGCATCGACATAGAAGATGTCAGCCAGGTATCGCCCATACTTGTCTTTTCCGCTCTTGTATGTGCGAGTGAAGACGACACCACCTGCTTCACGCAGCAACATGTTCTCGTTCGCGGCCTTCGCAGCCAAGCCCGCATCTCGAGTGATACCCGCGATCTCAGGTGTGTTGACGCCGTACACGCGACACACGAGCTCAGCCTCGAACTTGAAGCCAAGATCGATCTTTAGCACCACAGTGTCTCCGTCTATCACTCGAACCACTCTCGCATTGTATTCGTAAGTCGGCGTCATCATCGGTTACGTAGTCAACTTTCCTCTTGACGTGGACCTTTGGGCGGCATTTTCAAGCTGCGCGCTAAGGTATCTCTGATAGAGGAATATCAAAGTGAGCGAAAAGCGAGAGCATAAGAATCAAGTTTTCAGTGAAGGCCGTCCGTCCACGATGGAGACTGCCCAGGGCATCAAAAAGATGTCCGCCGCCGAGCGCATGAAGCAGGAGTTTGGTATCATCGTGCCGGCTGAGCTCGTGATGCTCCCTTCAAAGGGTGTGCTTTATTCTCACGAAAGCGGGTTACACCAATGCACGCAGCTTGAGATCAAAGCGATGACAACGCGCGAGGAGGACATTCTCACCAGTCGAGCCCTCATTAAGAAGGGAACCGTCATCACCGAGCTCATCAAGTCTTGCATCGTGAACAAAGAGGTCGACGTCGACTCGTTCATCTCCGGCGATCGCAACGCGCTGATGATCGCCGTCCGATGCACTGGCTACGGCGCGAGCTACAAACCTGAGATGGAGTGTCCAGCTTGTAAGATGAAGCAGGTGAAGGACTTCGACCTCAGTCAGCTCGCGATCAAGGAGCTCGAGGTCGAGCCCATCTCGCCCGGAGTCAATGAGTTCTCGTTCACACTCCCTGTCACTAAAGCGGTGGTCACGTTCAAGATGCTCACTGGCAGAGACGAGGAAGAGCTAGTCACCTCACAAGAGCGCAGGAAGAAACTCGTCGCTTCGTCTGTCGACACGCTCGTATCCGATCAACTGAAGGCTTCGCTGCTTAGCGTCAAGGAGATCCGTGATCGAGCCAAGCTGTCGTTCTTCGTCGACAACATGCCGGGTCGCGATTCGCTAGCCCTTCGCGACTACATGCGAACTATCCAGCCGGGTATCGATATGACACAGCATTTCGCGTGCGAGTTCTGCGATCATGCTGAGGAGGTGCAGATCCCGATCGGGGTCGAATTCTTTTGGCCTTCAGCCAAGTGATAAAGAAGCCGTCATCCTCGAGCCCTGGTTCCTTATGAAGCTACACGGCAACGTTAGCTGGGACGAGATGTACGACATGCCAGTCGTGTACAAAGATTGGTTCCTTAAGCGGTTGGCAAAGGAGATGAAGGCACAAGGCGAAAACGATGTGCCTCTTGCTGGCAACATGACTCCGCAGCGTCGCATCAACTTCCAGCAGCTTCAACAAGCGTTCAGCGACAAGTCGGACCGGTAGTTACTAGACATGCTTAGCAAGGATGAAGTGCGCGCCGTTCTCACGCGTAATGGGTGGGATGTGCGTGACGCTAAGTTCGCGGATGAAGAGTGGGCGCTCCACGGCGAGCGACTGTTGAACACGATCTCGGTAAGCGTCGACGTGAAAGGCCAGCCCGATGGCTCAGCCGAAGTTTGGGGTTGGTTCGAGACTGACCAGCTAGATCTTGACTTAGACGAAGAAGTCGACGACATCGGTGATTTGATCTACTTGCTTCATTATTATAACATTGTCGCTAAAGATAAAGCGAAGTTTTCCGCTAAGGCCCCGGATCGTTGAACAGGTTACTTACACACATGGAACTCACCTGCATCGCCAAGATCATTCGCCGTTTCGCAGCACAAGCCGTGCTGACGGGCAGGCTCCCGTGCGACGTCTACGGCGCGCCTCGACAGCTCGAGGCGTTCTCAGCCGCGTTCTACGCCACGCGCGAGTTCGACAGGATCCTTGACGAGAGTCAAGACCTCGAGACGGTCACGAAGGCGTTGACGGTGAAGCGCGCAGCCGCCGCGCGCTTCAAGCGTGAGTTCGGCGTGCGTTGGCCGGCCTGAGGGTCTAGATGGCGCGTAACGTCGACAGCATCGGCGTCCAGAAGCAGCTCAACCAGATGTTTGAGCAGCGTGTGGAGCTCGAGAACCGTGTCCTTGCCGCGATGCAGCAAGAACTGAAGATCGCCATGCAGCTGCAAGCTGTTATGCAAGGCTTGACCGCCGACCAGCTTGTCGAGAGGTTGAACGAGGCGAATCAGGCAATGGCTGACCTTGCCGCGAAGGCGACCGAGACCGGCGACATCGGTAATCAGGCGATGGCCAGCATCGGCGAGGCAGCGAAAGAGGTCTCTACGAGCGGCGGGATGATGTCGAAAACATTCACGGGCATCAGTAAGGTCATGGGCGGTCTGCAGAGCGTAGCTCTAGGCATCGTCGGCTCGTTGTTCAAGATGGGCAAGTCTTTGCTCTCGATTCCGTTAGGCATCTTCAAGAGTCTCATGGCCGACGCCGCAGCGTTCAGCGGCGATACGTCGTTTATGGAGGCTTTGGAGAAAATCAGAGGTGAATTCGGTTCCTTCAAGGAGGAAACATCGAAGAACATCACAGGTGCGTATCAAACTGTGAACACGCAACTACAAGCGATGTCAGGCCTCAGCGTGTGGCAGGTGTTTAAGACGCCTGCTGACCAGCTCAAGTACCTGCATGACATCGCCACGAAAGCCGGCCCGCAGATCCACCAGTTCGGCAATGAACTCGCCAAGTCTGCCGGTCTCATCTCCATATACGACAAGGGCATGAACATCGGCGCCGAGAACATGAAGAGTTTCATGAATCGCGCAACGGTCATGGGCACGACGCTCAGCGTACAGCTCAAGGACACCGCGAACTACGCCTTGCAGCTCGGCAAAGACTTCAACATCTCGTCGAAGACCATCTCTAAAGACGTCGGTATGATGATGAAGGACGTCAAGAACTTCGGGTCGCTGACTCAGAAGGAGATGACGGTCGCGTCTGTGTACACGAAGAAGCTTGGCCTCGAGATGAAGGATATCCTCGGCGTCGTTGAGAAGTTCGATAACTTCGACAAGGCGGCCGAGAGCGCCGCGATGCTCGGGCAGGCATTCGGGGCAAACGTCGACGCGTTCAAGCTGATGAACGAGCAGGATCCAGCGAAGCGGGTCGACGAACTACGCAAGTCGATGGCCGCGGCTGGTAAGACCTCTGAGAACATGACGAGGCAAGAGCTGAACTTGCTCGCCTCTACGAGCGGTCTCACCGCTGAAGCTGCGAAACTCGCGTTTTCGCAGAAGAACCAAGGCGTCTCGTATCAGGACATCGAAAAGAAAGCCGCCAAGGCCGAGAACGCGCAGATGAAGCAAGCCGACGCCATGAAGGGTTTGTCAGACAACATCGAACGCGTCGTCCACGCAGGGAGTCAGATCGCCGGCTTCTGGAAGAACTTCGTCGAGGGTTTCAAGATCGGTTTCAAGATGACTTCGGAATACCGCGGTCTTATGCTCACGTTAAAGAGCGCCATGTGGCAGTTCAATCTCGCAGGCAGAGAGGTCGGCGCGATGTTCATGAAGCTGACGCCAGGCATCTCGGAGTCTTTCAAGACATTCACAGCCATCTTCTCACGCGACAAGATCAAGAAGCTGCTGTTTGGTTTCACTAGCGAGTTCGACAGCATGAAGACCCGCGTCGGCGGCGTCGTAGGAGGGTTCAAAAAGATCTTCAAGGGAGATCTCGACGACGGATTCACTGTCATCAAGGATTCGTTCACGAACTTCTTCTCTTCAGCACAGATCCAACCAATTTTGAATGGGATTACGAAGTTCGGGGTGTGGTTGGCCGAAGCCTTCGGCGAAGCGCTCGGCACCATTGCCAAGAACGCTCCGATCTACATCGACAAACTGACCGCTTTCATCAAGGACCCGAAAGGGTTCATTGATAGTATGAAGAAGGGTGGTAGCCAGGCAAACGGCATCTTCCAAGCGATGATCTTGTCGTTTGACAAGGGTTTCGGTAAGAGCGGCCCTGTCATGAAGAAGTTGAAAGAATCCATCGAAAAGCTTTTGACTGCGGCCTGGCAGGCAATCAAAGAGAGTCCAATGGTTCAAGAGGCCATCAAGGACATCGCGATGTATCAGATCGGCAAGATGTTGATGGGTAACATCGGTGGCTTACTCTCGGCCGGCACCAACATCGTTGGCATGTTCAAGAAATCGGGCGACGCTGCCAAAAAGGCTACTGAAGAGATGACAAAGGCCGGCGACGCGGCGTCTAAGTCGGCTGACAGTATGAGTAAGAGCGCCGCCGGTGCCGGCAAAATGCAGACCGCCATGGGAGGACTCAAGGCTGCGGCCGTGGGTCTAGGCGTCGGTCTCGCAGCCTATGAAGCGATCCTTCAATCGGGCATGTCTACCTGGGACGCATCTATCAAGAAAGTCAAAGAAGCGACGGATATGTACGCCAAGTTCCAAGAAGAACAAAAGCGACTTCGCGCAGGCGGGAAAATTACCAAAGATACGGTCAATATTGCCAACGATACAGACGCAAAATTGCGTGATAACATCGCCGACGCCGAGAGAAAGCTTGCCGTTTTTGAGAGCAAGGCGAAAAATGCGGGGAAGTACAACATCGGCGGAGAATCCCTGTACAGGGCTTTAAATCAAGCAGTGTTCGAAGGAGCGAACAATGAACTGATACACGCAAAAGCTCAACGTGCGACCTTCGACGAGGATTTCAAAGACGTTGAGAAGCAGCAAGCAAAAGAAAGAGCGGAGTATGCAGCTCTTTCGTCGAAAACGCTGCTGGCTGGCTACACGTTATCACCAGATATTCTTGCTGAGGTTGAAAAGTCGCATCAGAGTCTTGAAGAGAAGTTCGACAAGTTATACGGGAGCATGGACAAGAAAGGTCCGTTGTTTGAAGCTCGACGCAAGGCGTACATGCAAAAAGAAATGCTAGCGATGGGCAAGAACATCGATACGCAGATGACAGCTAATGCTGCGCACATCCAAATGATGGCCGAAGAACAAGCTCGCGCGATAGTGGGAGTTAACGAGGGAGCTGCTGCGATGGCCGCCGCTGTTGAGGAACAGAAGAAGATAATCACTGCACAAGAGATGTCGAAAGCTGGAGCGGGGGCCGGCGGTGCAGACACTGTCAAGGAAGACCTCGCTAAGCTCATGACGCAGAAGCAGAGCCTAGAAGAGAACATCAACGGGCTCACGAAGTTCGCTGAAGGCGGCATCATCTCAAAGCTGAACGTGTCGCTCCCCAAGGCCGCCTTGGCATTAGAAGACTTCAACACGAAACTGACTAACTCCACGTTGAACAGTGCTATCTCGGCGACAGCTGGCATCGTGAAGAGCATGAATGAGCTCGGGGCCATTCTTTCCTCTGGTGATGGCGCCTCGATGAAAGTCGGAGAGAAACTTCAACGTTTCGCGAACGCTTCCGGCCTCGGCAAGAACAGCAGCTACGAGATCAAGAATAAGGGCATCATGCTGAAGCTTGACCTGAAGATCTCGATGGACGCGGCCGAAGTTGAGAAAATGATCCTCTTTCGCAACGAGTCCATCATCTTCGACATGATCGAGGGCAACGCTTTGACGTCTGAAAGCCAAACCAAGGTCAACGAGCTTCAAGCCAGAAAAGGTGGCCATTGAGCGACGACAAGCTTATCAAAGGGATCATCGATGCGGTGACCCAGAACGTCGCGTACGTCGACGCTGTGTCGCAGCTCGTCGAAGGCGAACGCGCGACAGTGGAGGCCACTGTGAGGGACTTCGTTGGCATGTTGACACCCATGATCCAGACGCTCGACGAGCTCGAGCAGTCTGAAGAGGTGATGGTTGTCGTCAGGGCTCGACTAGCTGAAAAGCTACGCGGTCGTTAGTTAGTCAGCGATGACAAGGCGCGTCAATATCTTCGGGCAACCGCTGGCATACGATGTCGGCGTCGTTTATGTGGGTGTCACACCGAAAGATCGCTCGAAACCGATCGAAGAAGGCGATGACGTTAGCACGGCGACAAAAGACACCGCTGTCAAGTACGTCAAGGACCTGACGCACGGCGTCGAGGGTAATCTCTCCAATGCAAACAGATTCCCGGTTGGCGGGCTGTCGCAGGAGTTATCGACTAGTTCCCCAAATGGGACCACGCCTCCTCTCTCCATGATCACGAACGCGGACGGGCAGTTTGTCACGCCGTTCACACGGTCAGGTCGTGCTTTGAATCACATGCTTGAAGAGATTGAACCGGTCAAGTTCGATGTATCTGACAGCGATTTCTCACAGAATTACATTGGCGACGCCACCTTCATTAAGAAGGGAAAGTCCGTCTCAGGTGAGGTTACTGGGCATGAGCTTCTGCTCGACCCAGACGCGAACGTCGACCGTCGCGCGCTTGACAAGTACGTCTCTCCGATCCTGATGAACAATCGCTTTAACCCGGAGCGGAAGATGGAGTCCATCAACGGACGCGACAAGAAATTCAACCCCGAGCACTCCGACGAGGGTAAAGGAAGTTATAAGAAACACGCGAAACTTGGCACTGACTTCTCTGACGGGCAGTTGGCTAACGTTGGCCCGATGCTAACTCTCAGGGCGACAAAGGAGCTCAACTCCATTTCTAGGGAAGGTTACGGCGCGGACGGGCCTGACGGCTCCGGCGCCAAAGCTGCCTCACTGCTCCCTGGTCTCGCGCAGGTCGGCGCGGCCCGCGTCTCGACGGACGACCTCCAGGTTGACTCGGTGCTCAAGGCATTGATCGCCGGTGAGACGGACGGCGTCAACGTCAATGACGGCGAAGACGGTCCTCGAGTGGTTCTCGCGATGAACACGTCGTACGGTCAGATGAACAACGTTCTCGAGCAGTTTTCGGGCCTACTGCCGCTCGGCATGGTTGCCGCCGCAATTGCTTTGACGCTCGTGCTGAACGTGGCGATGCGCGCCATCCTCGCCGTCTTCTTGCTCATCACGAACGCGAGCAGTTCCAACTCCACGAAACGTGACTCGATCGGTCGCTTCATCCCGGGCGACTCGCGTTACAACCCAGCCTTCAGCAAGATCACGTTCCCACCGCTCCCGTTGCCGGCCAAGCTGTTCGGGCTCGTTGAGACAGTCAACCCGTACGGTGACGCGGTCACTGAGGGTATCACGGTTTTCTTCGGCGGCAAGATCGGCGACAAGCTGACACGCATCCTCGAGTCCCCTGGCTTTTACGTGACGTTCTGTCGTAACGTTGTACGCTCTGCGGCTGATCTCGCTCGCGGGCTCGAGAACGTCGGCAAGGGCAACCCGATTGCCATCGCTGAGAACATCATCGGCTTCATCGACGTTATCAAGTCGTCGAAGGTCGTCGCTGTGATGAACATGTTCGCGCAGATTGGCGACGTTTCGTTGCAGCAAGCCGTTCGTTTAGCGCGCTTTGACGCCGAAGAAGATCGAGAAAGCGATTCTGAGATCGACAACATTGAAGGTTTGAATGCGATGCGTAATCGCAAGCCTGGTAGCCTTGCGCTCGCTTGGGGCGCGTCGTCTACGATCTCGTCGTTCCTGTTGCCCAATAGCATGACGAAGGCGATGCTCGCTGGAAAACCCGGCGCCTTGACAATGCTGCTGTCTAATACATCAGCCACACAGTTCGGAACGCTTGACAATCGGTTCCCGGCCGAGCACGTTGAGCAGATGGAAGACGTTTTGAACGCTGAATACGTTCCGTTCTACTTTCATGATCTGCGCACGAACGAGATCGCATCGTTTCAAGCGTTTCTGACCAACTTGTCTGAGGATTACTCGGTCAATCACGATAGCATCGAGGGTTATGGACGCGTCGACGCTATCAAAATGTATCGGAATACTGCGCGCAAGATCGGGCTCTCGTTCATTGTGGCTGCAACCAATAAGGATGACTTTGATATAATGTGGGTCAAGATTAACAAGCTTACAACGCTTGTCTACCCACAGTGGTCGAAGGGAAGTCTGCTCAAGGATTCAGAGGGCAATCACTTCACACAGCCGTTTTCGCAGATCCCAACCGCTTCGCCTCTTATGCGTGTTCGTGTCGGTGACCTGTGGACAAGCAACTACAGCAAGTTCTCGCTAGCTCGCGTCTTCGGTCTGGGCGACGACGCTGCGTTCAAACTGAAGGACTTCAACCACGCCGCTGAAAACGTTGAGATCGCAAGCGGTATCAAAGCCATCATCGAGAAGATCAAAGACAACAACAGCGAACTTCCTATCGCGAGCTTTTGGCTGCTCGAGCCAGGTGATTACGAAGCCTCCACGAAGGATCTAGGCGCGCTCGGCGCGGCTGCTGGCGCGTTGGCGTCCGTCGCGTCAGCTGTCGGTATCAAGACGAAATCAAACGCGCGCGTAAGCGTGCGACTCAGGAACTACACACGTGTGTTCATCGTGAAGGTGTTCAACCAAAACGCATACGCTGTTCGCATCTTTGACGACGAGAACCTGCCCGATCACGTGAAACAGTCCAGTTTTTTGGTCTCGCGTTCGCACTTAAGCATCTCTGATGAAACGTTGGCGACGATGGGTAGCAGCGAGAAACAAGAGAATTCCGAGACTCCAATCAGTCTTGCGAGTTTCTTCTCGTCGGAGAACAACGCGATCGTCAAGGCGTACGAGGCTTCTAAGGGTCGCGGTCTGGCTTGCGTTGTTGAGAGTCTTTCGTTCGACTGGTTCGACGGCGGCAACGTCATGTGGGAAACAGGGATTGCAGGCTCTCGAGCTCCTAAGATGTGCAAGGTGACCATGGCCATGGCTGTTGTTCACGACATCGCACCCGGAATTGACGCAAACGGCTTCAACCGTGCTCCGATCTACTCGGTCGGCGGACCAAGTCGTGCAATGGCGGGTCGGAATGATGCCGATGAAGGCAAAAAGTTCGACGCAGCTAGCAAAAAGATCAGAAAGTCCCTTCTCTAATGGTATTTTTCATCTATGTCGATTGGACGCTCGAAGAAACGCCTCGACCTTTTTGTATTGATAAAGGAAAACGTCGTCGCAATCAAGATTCAGTAAGCGACATCATCAATTACAAGACTTGGAAAAGTGTATAAATGGCATTCTCAAGATATGCACGTACTAATCTTCTAGATTTGGGTCGACAGTACGGCACTGGTCGAGCACATGAGGTCATCCGTCGAGCAATTAAAGACGGTTCTCTGTCGTTTCAGACGTTGACACTAAAAGAAGCTCAACGACTTGATCATCTTGCGGGTCAATTTTACGGAAATGGCAGATATTGGTGGTTGATTGCCAGTGCCAGCGACATCGGTTGGGGCTTACAAGTGCCCGCTGGCACCTTCATCCGCGTGCCAAACCTCGAAGGTGTCGCAAGATTGATCGCCTGAAGGCCTAGCTCATGACAGAAAAAGACAACAACTTTAGTCGATTGCAGAGCCTTTACAAGATTGTTCACCCAAGCGATCTCGTTGGGAACTTCCGCGTTGACAAGTTCTCCAAGAAGACCCCCGACCTGACTGTCATCAGCAAGATCTTGGCCGTTTTCATTGACACATGTGATTCCTCTGGCTCTGGTCTGCTCCAATTTTCCGAGATCAAGGATTTACTTGACGCTATTGGCTCGAAAGAGACAACAGAAGATTATATCAAGCTGTACGAGGACGTGAACGGCGTGCTCGGGTCGTTTGCGAACGACAAGGAGACCGCAACGAAGCTCAACGTCATCGGATTGCAGACACCGATGCTTGGCATCTCACTTCGTGACACGAACCGCATCGGTGTCTTCATGAACGCGATCCCCTCCATCGAGCTGACGCGCTGTATGCCTCGACTTGAAGTAGGGTTCGATCTTGAGTTTCCAGGTGAGCAAGCGGGTGCGACTGACAAGGGAGATTTCGCTGCGAATCTTTCATCACGTGCGCCTACACTTCTCCGTTATCTCAACGGTACGGCGGGTGCGTACGGAACAACTGATAAGATGATGGCACAGGCCGGTGTGCACGACATCGACCTGTCGTCAAAGACGAACAAGGCAAGCGAAAAGAAGACATGGGACAAGTCATCCATCGTCACGTCAGGAATGGAACTCTTCACCACACCACAGACGCTCACGTCGCCTGAC